ATACATTCAATATCTGCTTTAATGTCTTTACCACCCATTGCACCAAATACTGATATTACTTGAGTTGGAACGCCATCTTCAGCATCGTCTTCATTAGGTTCTATGCACCAACAGGCTTCGCTGGAATCGATATTATCGACGATGTTGGATTAGTTGTGCCCAAGGTTACTATTACAGCCATGCCCATAGACAATAAAATTGTTGCAAAATTCAATTTTTTCATGTTTAAATTATTTTCGTGTATACTTTTCAAAAAACTCATCAATTTCACTCGATTGTATATTTTTACTATATTCACCTTTAGTCGTCTCCATATATGTCTCTAATGCATAGTATATACCTTTATCTGTGGTTCTATTACCATTGATTAATATATACTCTTTAAATTCTTCTTGACATTCGGTGCAAATATACCCAATACCATCAACATATGTATCACACATTATGTTGGAACACCCATCCCTAGAACAACTTAATACTCCCATTAGTTTTATATTTACCGATTTTAGTTAAGAAAGTTTACCATATGGATTTGAAAGTACTTTACTACTAACTGTGATTTCTCCATCTGGTAATTCTAATTGTTTAATTTCAGATTCTAGTTTACTGATATATTTTAAAACACTTATAGGAGTTTTAATATAATCTTCCTCAGCATTACATTTCCAATAATCTAATGATTCAACAATCTGAACATGCGGTTTTTGAGACATCTCTGGTAAAGTCGTTGGTTTATAACCATCTGCGAAATCTAAAATTCTAGAATATATGTAAAATTTGTTACGTTTTTTAACGTCTACATATGGGTATAATTCATGGTCTGCTACATCCATACCACCTATATTACCAGCCAGTCCACGAAGATTTAAGTCAGCATTCAAATCTTTTAATGCGGCTCTTCTCATAGCTCTATAAAATTCGCGTATTTTGCGAATTTCTGATGATGGCATTATTTGATAGTATGTAAAGTCCCTATGATCATATTTAACCATCATTTCCTTCCATAAATCGAATGTTGAGGTTTCTTGAGTAACGTTTACTGACATTTTAATTAGTTTTTATATTCATATAACTAAATATATTTCACTTTAGTTCCGATATTATTAATTTATTTTTACCTCACCTCAATTATTTTCAATATTTGTTTCAACTTATACTGTCACTCTTGTATTGTCACTACAACTCCGCCAGTATTTATTACTGGCAGTGCAGTTCCAAAACTATAATGTGCGCAATCGACTAATAATTCAATATCGTCTTCATAATCTTTGACACAATAATTATCATCATCAATTTCAAGTTCATACTCATAAGATACTAGTATTTTAATTTTTCGCATTTTAATTGTTGATTTTAATATTATTCAATATTGATCATCATAGATTATCAAATCACTCTCCAATTTAAACTTGATAATATGAATAATGGGTGGAAGTCGGAGATCTCGTTCAAATTTAAATAATCCAAATGTAGAACCTCCGATTCCACTCAATTTATTCCATAATATTCCATATATAGGTTCCATATTTTAATTGGATTTACCCCAGAACCACCGTCTACCTTTATGCATTCTAAATATAATCCATTTCATTGTCCATCGTGGCATGATACTACTGAATGTTATTATCATTACTAGATACTCTACAATACCTATGATTGCCATTATTGTGTTACCTAATCTATGTTTAAAATCTAATTTCTGCATCGATATCAATTTAATGTGAGATAATATTATTATGCGTTAAGATATACTCTAACTTGTAAAAAATCATAATCAAAAGATCTACTATCCACACGATAATTACAATCACCAATCACAACCATATCGCCAACACTTGGAATGATGCTATCTTTGAGAATCCACGTCTTTAATAAGACCCCACCAACTTCTATGAATTTAATCGTTTTCATATTATCTTATTTCTTAATAAGCTTATTGATCAACTCAGTTATTTCATTACCAACTTCAGTTTGATTCAAACCTTCAAGTAACCCATTGATAGATGCGGCACCTTTAGTACTGAGTATATCCGAGAATTTATTAAGCCCAGAGTGCACGTCACCACTATTGACTAATAATTTTAAGTCGGCACCATTTAATGCAGTTGCCAATGATTGGTACTGTACTTTATTTACCTCACCAGCGATTTCTATTTCTCTGATTTTAATTAAGTAAGATTGGTAATTGTCGTTATCACCGATTTCTTGCGCCAACGTTGTTTGTGCAGTTACATTTGCTAATTCCATTTGTTTCTTAGCTTCAGCTTCAGACAACCCTTTAGCTCTAACTACATCGGCTTGAGCTTCACCCACTGTCTTAATCGCTTCGGCTTCCTTTTTCTTAGCTTCAAGTTGAGCCATTGCTTCAGTTTCAATCTGGTATTTATCAGCTTCCGCTTTAATCGCAATTTGGCGTTTCTGTTGTTCTGAAATTATGATTGCATTTTCTTTATCAATTTCAGCCTGTTTAATTTGTTTGATTTTAATTACGCCCATATTTTGCTCCGCCGTTAATTGCTCAGCTTTTGCAATTTCAGATAGTGAAGTCTGTTCGGCTATTCCACGATTTTTAACAGATTCAGCTTGAGCTATACCAATTGCTTGAAGAGATTTAGCTTTGGCTTCTCCAGCAATTCGCTCAGTTTCTGCCGCTGTTAATGCGACTTCTTTTCTGGCTTCCAATTCCGCTTGTTCAGCTGATTTGGTATTTTTAGCAACTTCGGTCCTAGATTCCATGTCAATTGCCGATATACGTTTTGCCATGATCTGGTGTATTACGGTTGACCCAGCAGCATCCCGGACATCCATCAACTCAATTGATTTAATGGGTTCAACTCCCCAACTTTTTAAATCTTCCTTCACGGCATTTGTAAACGCTTGCCCAAAAATTGAACGTTCCTCCATTATTTGTTCGAGCTTCGATTTTGCTAATATCGATCTTACCGCACCTTGGACAACATTATTCAATTGGACTAATAGATCTTCATATGATGCTACCTTTTCAGCCGCTTTATTAGTATCTGCTATATGAAAAAATGCTTTGACGTCTACTTCAAATGGTACCCGGTCCTTGTCATATGCCGAATATTTCGGTAAATCTACACCAAAGTTGGATACTGGTAATTGTCGTACTTCGACTCCCCATTTTGGTAGCCATTTAGGAAACTCATAATATACGTTCGACTCTTTTCCTACTCCATATGATACAGTTGCTTTACCTCGCTGCACAATGTGCACGACGTTAGTTGGAACGATTCTACGTAATGTAAATACGTAAATTGATATACCTACAATTAATACAATTGGTAGTACATAGATAAAAATTGGAATTAATTCTTGCATGTTGTTGTTGTTTTATTAATGATTAAATATTTTACTTTATAGATTATTAAATGCTATTACCACTTTATTACTAATTCAAACCCCTCATCCATTCCACCTCCATCAGTCCAGTACTCGACTATAGGGTTGAGTTTATTATCAACTAGATAATCATACACACGTTTTAGATTACCACCCATATACAACCTCTTGTGTTATTAAATCTTCAATTTCAATCATATTAATAATTTTTATGCTTGTCATTAATTGGTAAATATTGAAGCCATGGGTCGATACTATTTTCGATTTCTCTATGCATATCATATGCCCAATATAATATACTATGATCGTTGAAACTATTATATATCAAATCAGATCTTTGAATATTTATTAATGAATCATATATTTTTTTGTATACTAAAATCATACTAGTTCCACGTTTATATCTTTTTTAATTATAGATCTAATTAAAATTGACATCATACCTAACGGTTGAATAACTTCGACAGTATTATTATTAAGATAAATATCCAAGTTAGCTGGTAAATAAATATAATGTTCGTATATTTTAAATTTTACAGACACCATCATGAATACTATTTAGTATTGTGTATTTTACTTTTATACCTATCTTTTAACTCAAGTATTTTAGGCATCAGTATAACACTCATTAATAATATAATTAACGCAAACACTAAAGCCACTATTGGTGCTTCCCGATCAATTTTATCCTTTATTTCATCATTTTTCATAATTCTCGCATTATTTGTAAAAATAAACTTCGTCTCATAACTGAATGTAACCCAACTGTACGCAGAAAATATAATGTTTCAGTTGATTCTGGACTGTATATTATATATTCCCACTCTAAACTTCCTCGCAATAAGTTTATTGGCATAATAATATCAACAAGTTTAGGTTCTTCATCCATATTAGTATTCTTTTTATAATTCTTTCAGTATTTGTTCAATTAAACTTCGCGTAATATCCAAATGAAATCTACCACTTCGTATAGAAGTAACAGTGTTAAATACATCTGAAATATTTACACTGTTGTTCCGCCATCTAGGACCATTGTGTAATATTTCTGGTATAAACGTGTTAATTCCTTTCATATGTAGAATTGCCCAGCTTCTTCAGCCGCACCTTTTACCTTTTCCAACAATCTTATAAATTTTTCTTGCTCTCCGAAATCTTTTACTGTATATCTACTTGGATTATATATACTAGTGAAATATATTTCCACCACTGTCTGATTATTCCAAATGTTAGCCTTCAATTTAGTGAACATTTGATATTTAGTTAGAGTGTTGGTGGATTCAATATATAATACCATATATTTTACATTAGATATAACACACCAACCTAATACTTTACCATTCACAAAATCTGAAACTGTAGATACTCTAGCTTGCTTCAGTAAAGACATTTTTAATTTAGTTCGTTTCAATACAATTTCTACAGTTCGCATATAAAATTATTGTGCAATATAAACCATTTCGATTAGATATAACCACATGAGTATCCCACATGCTATTTCAAACCATCTTGAATAATATGTATATGTTTTAAAAAATAGTATATGGTACAACACATCTCCCAATATCATTATACTATTGATCAATACATAAACCCAAACTATGAATCGCTTCATATTATCGTATTTTCAAAATTTTAATTGCCTCACGTAATTCGTCGGCAGTATTAAATATATTGTGGGGATAAATAAATCGTTCTCTGAGAGCATTGTACAAATTAGATATTTCTATATCCAATTTTATTTCTTCAATAGTGTTGAAAAGCTTTAATTTCTTCAAATTATATAGATAATCATACACCTTCAAATCGCAGTTTTTAACCATGTATCGATTCGTTTCTTTAAATGTTGAGAAACTTTCACCAACTTTATCAATGGTTAACTTTTTTATTTCAATTTGCTTTTCCACATCTTCTGGCATGTGTTTGTAATAGAATTTCTGCCCAACTTTAACTAGGCTATCCACCTGTTTAGCTGTTTTCATAGCATGTGTTAATCCACTTTTCTTTACTTTATTAGCTACTTTCATAATAATTTTAATATATTTTATTAAAAAAAAGTGGGTGCGATCTGCTAACCAAAAAACAAATCAACACCCACTCCAGTATTTCAACTCAATTAAATATCCTAATCTAACACTTTTTCGAAGGTTTTTGAATATGGATTGAACTGATTCTGGATCCATGCTTCATACACTCCAGTCTCGAAATCAATCGGTGGATGATCTGCAATGGTACCTTGGTCTCTCTTTGCATATCCTTTGAAATTGCTTTCGTGAATATGGTGTAGAGTTGCACCATCTGTTCCTACATTGTAGTATACGTGCCCATCTTCCCCCTGAAACATTTCGACTTCATTACCGCACATCACATGCATGTGACCAGATTTTTCACCAAGTGCTATTGGCTTGTGCTCGATTTTTTTCGCGTTAGCTGGGATAGAGCTTACCCTTTTAAGTTGAACATCACCTTGATGTCCTCTCTGTCTAAGAATTTTTTTCATATGAAAACTTTTTTATAAATAATTAATTAATTTAAATTTTCACGCTCGTGCGTCGTATAAATATTCTTCATCTACGAAGAACCCATCTATACTCTTCTTTGCTTCAATGGCATCCGTGTGGTGAGGTTCACACCCGGCTAAGTAAATGGTTCCAGTTGAAGGACACACTTGTTTAACCCATGCGAACGGTTGATTATCAATTTCTTCAAAGGTATCATCAGTTTTCAACAATTCAATTTGTTCAATTGAACCATCTGCATGTACAACACTCTTTGAATCGACAACTTTCGCTTGCAATAAGTTCATAACACCCTCTTGACCAAGAACCTCATACATTCCACCTTTGATGTCCATGTTTTTTTCAGAGATGAATTGTTCTCTAGTGATTGGCTCTTCGAATATCTCTTTCGGCATCTCTCTACCGTGAACAAAATATTGTCTGTATCCGTCCTCCCAAGCTACAGCTGGACCAGCTGAGTTGTGTAATCTGTTCTGATCATCAAAATGGATTTCGGTCGGTTTGTCGCAGATGATTATGACTGCATCATATGCGATTGCATCATAAATACCAGCTGGTAGATATTTTTTCTCGTATTCGTCGAAAACTTCAGGAGTTTTAATTCCAGACTGTTTTAATAAGTCGTAGAATGCGATCCATCCGTAGTCGCTGATGTTGGCGTTGTTCAAGAACGCAAAGTCGTTTAATTTAGCGTTCGGGTCAATTTTCTTTCTCAACTCCCATGACTTATAGACAGCTGCGTATGGGGAGATTGTAAACACTACCTCTGGCATTGGTAGATTGATCAGTTTGTAAAGCATCTCTACAGCCACCATTGCTTTTTCTTTGTCTAGGCGAATAGCTGTGATGTTCTTGATCCACTTTTCTCTGATAGCTGGGATCTTCAGTCTATCTTCGTCTGTTAATTGAAGTTTTTCTTCTTTAGGTTCAGCTCCTTTTGTTTTTGTTGATTTTGACATAAAAAATATTTAATTGTTGTTTTTAAAAATTACTAATTTATTGATGATGCAGATGTATAACAAAGTTTTTGATATTTTATTATCGTTAACTAATATTTAACAAATAGTTTATAATAATTATCTGCATATTTGATAGATAATGCTCTGTTATTAGCGTGTTGTACCCCATATAGATACAATTTAGTAGCTCCAGTAGTTCCCTTGGTGACTAGTTGGAATACGTGTGTCGCTTCTGATATTTGATTTACTACTCTGATCGGGTATTTGTAACCAGAGTTATACGGCTTTGATACTATATTTACACAAATATCCGCCTGATCTGGGGTCTCTACAATTGTAGCCGGGATTGATTTCGCCGTCATTCCATTTATAAAAATAACAGTTGGTACTTTTTGGGCGTTTGCATACGCTACAGCCATAAGTGCGATAAAAAAGATTTTTAATTTCATTTCATTATATTTTTTAAATATTTACTAATTTTATTCCTAAGTGTACTCATATCTCGTATGAGGTGCAGTTCTTGCTGCCCGAGTTCTTCAGAATTATTACTTAACAATTCCTTCGTATCATCTATCGTGGCAATCAATTTATATAGATGAAAGATATTTCCCTTATTCCGCATATTGTTTTAGTAATTTTGACCCAATATATTTTGCTAAAACTGGATCGCTTATTATTTTTTTAATATTCCCCTTTGCTGCATAAAACCTATCTGTTACACCAGATGATACCCCCACTCCAGTATTAGCTATCGAAGACAGTTTGTTTATAATTGTCTTCGCAATCTCGGATTGTCGATCTGATGTATTTGGATCGGCTTTACCATATTTCCGATATAAATCTGTCAATTTAACATCATATGGTAATGATTTTATAGTTTCAGCTCTATATGTTTTACCCCACTTTGCAACAACCATGTCATATCCAGCCTTTGCTATCAATGGGTGCATGTAGTCCATTTGTGATGGTGCGTCAAACGCATACTTTGGGTAATCCGCTTCGAATTTCTTTTTAGCCACATCATAAAAATTCAGTGGATCTAAATTGAAGTTATAAACTGAATCTGGATCAACTTTGACAACATATAGGTCCCCAGAAATCATTCCCTCTTTATCTTCAGGTGAGATATAATAATATGAAACCCCAATTCTCCTACGATCAGAAGTGTAAGCATTTGTACCCCACTTTGATGGAGTTATACGTCTACCAACTATTTTACCATAATGGAAAAATAAATAATTACCTTCTTGATCTGTAGTCAATTTCATGATTATACCTTTTTACACAGTACTATTTGGACTGTGGCTGGATTAATATGTGTACCAACTATATATATGTCAGCGTTGTCTAACATGAATGCATAATCATTCAATTGTTTTTTGAATTGATCATTGAACGATGATCTTATGCTATTACTAGCATAATTTCTCTCCGTTCCAGCTATTGGCTCACGTAATTCTTCGATATCCAACCCAGTTGCCGGGCAATATGCGATATCCTCCTTTTGGACGATTAATTTGTCAAATACTTGTTCTAAGTTCATATTTAATTATTTTATACTAATATAACTGAATGTTTTCATAATTAGTTCCACAACACGGAATTATTTTTCCACTAAATATGCTATCGAATTTCGTCGTTCTGGGTATTTAGCAAAATACCGCCCACTATCTCCTTTACCAATCAAGTCTAACCTTGAAAAGTAATAATTTCCACTGGGTGAGCATGCGATATAATTACCGTTTTTACTAGTTCACGTTGTCACAACGTTACCAGCTTCATCTGTTACAGTGTAAGTGAACGACCCATTCTTGTTTTGCACTTTTGTTAGTATATTTGCCATATTTAATTATTTTATACTAATATAACTGAGTTTTTTCACAATTAGTTCCAAACTTTGAAATTATTTTTTACAAACTATAACACTATCATTTTCAGATAAAATGTATTTCACTTCAATTATATTATTATCTTGTTTATTTAGAATTATAACGGATCTCCGCGTCTTACCACTAGGATACATAATTGAATTAATTTGGTTATTTAAAATCGCAACGTTTATACCACTACCACGTCCAGTCGACACCCAATATACTTTAAGTCCCTTCAATTCTTCTGGTAAATCTGGTTCTTTCCCAGTTAATTCTTGGGATGATACTCCAGCATTACTACATGAAATTAATATGGCGCACATTAACACAAGAGTGATGACTTTAATTGTAATTTTTTTCATTTTATTTATTGATAATTTTAATCTTGAAAATGTTTAATAGTCCCAGTATTCCATGAATCGTCGCCATGATCTGATTTAGGTTCATCTCTCCATTTACTAAAAAGAGAAAATTCCTGATCACCATGCTTCAATGGTCCTGATGGATAATTGATTGTCGAATTCTCACGTTTATAAAGATCGTCACTTTTATAAAGATCCGCAATTATATTTTGAAATTTAATCATATCTTCGCAATATGGATTTTCACCATGCGCTAATATCAACCGCATATACATTGCGTTCAAATGTTTAATATCCGCTGTATTCATTTCAATATTTTTTAAATTGTATCGATATACTCATCTGGCATATCTGAATTTATTTTGTCCAAACACGCATCTTTAACATCTGCTAGCATATCTCTAACCGTTGGATAATTAGGCTTTAGATATGTTGAAATATCTACATTATCATTACCAATAGTATTCCATGTCGCATTTAAATGCTTTAGCATACTATTAGCCAACACTATTGCTACTTCCTTTATGGCCACTCCCTTGGATACTAAATGGTCAAAATCTGATAATTTCAATCTGCCACCCTTTGATGGTACATTAAACATAGTAGCTAGATCGGACCAAGTAGATGCATTAGCAGTTTCAGTAACATTTTTCTTCGTCACTCCCATTTTTTCGGTGACAATTTTATTCTCTGATTTAGTCGGAGTAATTGGTACCTTAGTATATCTCCAAAACCAATCTGTTACACCATGCGGTTGAGATTTAAAATTTACATTGACTGCTTGTTCTGGTGTTAATCTCTCGAATGTTCCCAAATCTTCCGTCGACCCATCTTTGTAAACATTATGGGCGCGAACACTTCCAATTGGTTTAACCAAGTAGGCATCTTGGTCAATATCTGGATCATTTATAAGTCCTAATAAAATTTTTGATAGATCTGATCTAGATATTATTACAAATGATTCTTCTGGAGTTCCCTCCCACCAACCGTGCGACGCTTCTATTTTACCTAAGAATTTAATTTTATGTAGTAATTTCTCGTTTCTAGCCTCATTCACATCTTTAGATAATTCAGTTTTATAGGCTGATATTATATAAAGGTTGACGCTTGGGTCGCTATTAAATTGCTCAATTGCAGTCATAATTTATCTTTTATAATACGTACAACAGTGTACCGTTATAAATAGTTCCAAAGATCTTAAATTATTTTGACCTCACTTCCAAATCATCCATTATCCTCAGTATATCGCGACATTCGATATTTGTTGGAATATAATTCTCGGTAAGAATTTTATTAATCAATTCCTCAACCCATTCATCGTCAAACGTAGTACTATCTGGGAGTGATTCACATATGGCTAATAATCTAGGTTTAATTTTTATCTTCTCAATATATGAATATACCCTAACATCTTCGGATATATCTAATTCAAATTTGATTGGTGGTGGAATGGCGTCAACTGGAGGTGGGGTATAATTATTTAATGACTTCGAATCAAACATCTGAGTTAACACAGATGTCTTCTGCATTAAAGTCTTGGCTAATAAGGCATCTATACTACCATCTACAACCATATATTTTATGAGAACATTACCCACTTGCCCGATACGATGGATACGGTCCTCTACTTGGAGCATTATCCCCGGCGTCCAATCCATTTCGATGATCAATGCCACACTTGCAGCCGTAAGTGTGATACCAACCCCAGCAGCCCGCGTTCCACCTAAGAATATTTTACATAATGGATCTGTCTGAAATCTATCAACCGCATCCTGTTTTTCAGAATCAGACATACCCCCATATAACTTAACTGAACTTATTGATGTATAATGTTCGTATAACTTATCAATAACTTCTCTATGATGTGCAAATACTACTACTTTGTCGGTGTTAACTAGTATATCGTCAATTTGCGATATAGCGTCTGGAATCTTAGCAAGTGCAGTAGCCTTCCGATATGCAGTCATTTCAGTAATATCACTGTAATCCATGTGCGATAAAAATCCAATAATATCATCATACTCCATCATGTCCATGGCAGATTTTGATATCAATTTAGATTCTTTATCTATTAATTTATTATATTTTGAAGGATCACAGTAGACAATTTGTCTGGTCTTTGGTGGTAATTCGGTTAATACGTCGGCTTTTAACCTTCGTATCATACAAGTTTGCCGTAATTTATATTGTAATTCATCTAAATTAGATGCCCCTTTGGTATTTAATCCGAACTCACCTTCAGTTGCATCACAATATCGGTTTATATAATCGAAGTATTTTATATCATATTTCAAAATGGTTAATAGATTATATAGTTCAATGGGTCTATTTAAACTCGGCGTACCAGATAATAGTATTACCTTATCACTATTTGGGTCTACGCGCTTCACTAGGCGTTTAAATGCCTTGGATCGTTGGGTAGATCCCTTTTTTAAATAGTGTGCTTCATCGGCTATTATACAGTCAAATTTAATGTTCTTATCTGACATCCAACTTAACTTGGGAGATATTAGCATGTCATATGATACGATGTATATATTTGCGTTCCGAGGATGATAATTTTTACCAGAAATTATTTGGATTTTATAGTCATCAAAATCTACTAACCACGTTTTCAATTCTTTCAACCAATTATAAGTTAGTGTTGCTGGGCATACTATTACAGTTTTAGTGTATCTTTTATAATTTATAACACCGATTGCCATACAGGATTTACCAAGCCCCATCTCGTCTGCAATTAAAACCCGGTTCACATTTAGAGCATAGTTCACCCCTATAACCTGATAATCATAATATTTTACCCCATCTGGAACTGGTATATCAATTAACTCAGTTGTTACTTTATTGATATTGTGCTCACTGGATAAATTTAGTCTACTTATATTAACTTCTTCTAGACATTTTAAACTATTCTTGATATCATTAGACATGTAGTTTTCAAGACGTTTAGCTACATCCAGATTATTGGTTTCCCACCTTTTGTCCAATGGATTCCAACGCATTCCGGCGGCTTTAGGTATCTCTTTGGAATAATAGTCACCTACCCAAATGTATGTGTTACCTACTATATCAACGTGAGGCATAAATTATTTATTAAGAGTCTGTTTTATATTATGGTGGTGTATGATATTATCACTCGATTTTGAGTATCCAATTAATACCGAGATAGTACCAATTATTCTATCATTTGTAGTATTACCGTACTCATATTTTTCAAGTGCAGATTCAGCTTTAATGGCATTGTTTAATAAACCTTCAAACCACGGTTTGGGTACACTAATTAATTCATCGGTTGGCTTATCAGGAATCATATTTATCTAACTGTTTAACTAATTTACGAATTAATTCAAATTCACCCCAAGTTAATTGAAATCTAGTCGATAGTTTAAATGCTACTTCTACATCAAAACCTTCACCATTTGCCCATTCAGTCAATTCAATATAACTATCTTTATCTGCAAAATGATCATATTCCAATAACTTACAGAAAACTGTTTTTCTATTATATTTTTCAATAGGTGTTTTACTCATATTTATATTATATTTACACCCAATCGGGTATGAATAAGATCGGATTCACTAGAATTATACTACATCGGGTATAAACAAATCTTTGGCAGCAAAGCTACATTTAGTGCCAATAATTTGAAAAAAAATGATGCCACATTAACGGTATACCACACTTGGCATGGACCTCCCGATAGTTAGTACTAGTCCATATATCAGTGATTGAAGTCGTGGCACCATTTTATTTATTTGAAAAATTATAATTTTCTCTAAAATACTCTTCATTAAATCTATCATCCACAAACCCATATTTAGTCAATTTCCATTTACCCCATTTAACATGCCTAGGTTCAAATCCACGTATTTCGTCGCATGGCATATTTGGCATCCTCTGTGACATATTTAGGTTTTATATCAGTCTAGTCAGGTTAAACCTGACATTATTACTTCTCTTTATAACTATTTAATTTATTACCCAACCAGTTTTAGGTCTAGTTATTCCAACTGGAAGTCCTTTTGGATCATTGTACCATATTACGTTATAATTTAATTCTTTGAAGTAATCTACTAATCTATATGATTTCTCAATATACCTCATATCCATTAGATACCCATCTCTGACTCCACGAGTTAGAATTAATAATGGTGCTTCTGGAATATTTATACTTCGAACAAAATAATTAATTATATCATAGTTCGCGCATAGATACTTAATATGACTTCTGACATCTTCTCCTATGATGTATACCATGTTGGTAAGTTTAACACATGATTTCTTTTCATAATCACCTACAAACTCACCGTTATTTAAATAAATATCCCGGTTATCAACTGGCGTAGTCATTAACACACTATAGAATAATTCTATCGCATTGTTAGTTGAACTTCCATACGTCTTCGTAAATAATACATCCTCAGCGCGTATTCCAGTTCTGATTAACCACAACTTCAAATCATTATCAGTGAAATTGTCAATATCGAAATACCCAACAACTCCGCGTAATGTCAACATAAATCCTTCATGTGATTTGAATTTCTTACCATGACTAGAAGCATAGTTAAATTTCAATTGTCCTGTTACAAGATATTTTTTAATAGTATCTTGTACTGGTTCATTATTAGCGTATGTGAATACCGACACTAATAATAGTAATGTTAATAGCAATAATTTTTTCATGATCTTTTTTTTATATTTGTTATATTAAATTTGGTTTCATTCCAATATGATATAATACATCTCTATTAGTCGTCTGTATTACTATCTCTGTAAAATTATCAAAGTGTATCATAGCACACACGTGTATTATACTAACTGCAAGTGCGATATTATATTTTGATGAACTGATAAAATCTAATGGTAGAGTTACAACTGGATAACCATTTACAACTGCCGCATGTAACGCATCCATATACATAAACATTAGTTGCTCATAGTCTTGCCATTCTGCTGCGTCACCTTCGATATCTGGTGAAATTATGAACAATAAATCATATACCTCACTTTCCAATTGGATCAATAAAGGAATATCTTCATCTTCTTCATCCTCATAACTTTCGAATTCTTCAAGATCTGATACTAATTCATCCATACTATCTGGATTAATCATATTCCTAATCTCAGACTCATCATTAAGATTATTCATTACTGATTGATAGTGGTCCACTGCCGACGTAATAACATCACCATGTGTTTTCATTAACTCTGAATACCTACCATCAGTATATATGTTTAAATATGTACTAGGTATAGGATTCACTAATAACCCCACAGACTCGAATAATGTTGGATCTATTACAATGGATAATTTAGCCATAGCTTTTTATTCTTTTTAAAGGTGGACACAGTTCATGATTATCTCTGAACTCGCAAAACATACAGTTATTATCATTCTTACCAGATTCTGCTGCAAATACTGTTGTGACATTTCTAGACCCATCATCATTAAACCCACGCTCTATAAACTCGTTAAATTCTTTAACTATTTTAGCGGTATAAAGTTCATCGTTTTTTATAGGTAATATTGTAACCAGTGATGGTGTAGATGGTTTCCGCTTCAAAATAAAATATTCAACGTCGATTGTATCAATTGGAATATTATATAAAATACTATAAAAATATTTATATAATATCAATTGTGCAGTCTTACTTTCATCATTTATTTGAAATCTATTCCACCCATCTTTAGACGTTTTATAATCTTGAATCGTTACTCTACCATTTTTTCGTTTCTTAACTACATCTAGAAATGCTACAAATTTTATATTCGGTTTGTTTAAACTTGGAAATATTTCAATCGGCAACTCTATATCAACGGATTCGACGTCGGTGAAGTCGTAATATGTTAACCATCGCTCGTGTATAAAATTAACTATATTTACACCATCCAAGTAAATTTCAGTTAACTCTTCTGGTGATGAGAAAATCTGCTTAAATTTGTTCAATTCTTCGGTGAACACTGTATGCATATTTTCAAATAAGAGTTCAACCATATTTAATTTCGGTTCTCCATTTTCGAACACATCCAACATATATGACTGGAGTGTGTTATGCATGGCGGTACCGAAAACTGTATGCACAGATGGAGTTTTAGATCTTAATTTCTTAGCATATGCTAATTGCCACCGATGTTTACATGTTTTCCATAATGAAAACTGACTATATGAAACTTTAATTTCATTCACCAGATCTCATCTTGGTTAAATAAACCTTCGTGTAATTACGAAGTTTACCAACTAATTCTAAATATTCATCACTTGATCCACTGAATACTGTAATATCGTAACATAACTGATCTATACTACTTTTCAATGAATTACACGACTCTGAAATATCTACAATATCTGGGAACGCGTTTGATGATTTTGGGGTAGTCTTAACTTCAGCTGCACATGCTAAACGATTCACATCATTTACAAAGTCAACAGTAGCTTTGATAATTTTCTCGGTGGATCCATATTTTTCAACGGTCTCCTGTTCTATTCTTCTTAACATACTAATCTATTTTAAATATTTTTTGATTTTTCATTGATTCGGATTGTCCTAATAGTTTAGATTCTGGAACATTATCAATTCCAAGTATTTCCTCTGGCGTACCGATACCAGCTGGAAGATCTCTGTTTAATAAATTACCGCACTTGTCGCATTTCCATATTGGAATTGGAACCGTCAACGGTCTTGGACCACCAGTTATTATTTTGGATATTTCTCTCAATAAATATACCATTACAAATGTGGTTCCAGTACATTTTGGGCACTTTATCGCAGTGGAATCTTCAATTTTTATATCTAGATTCATTGAATGTTGCATACCGTCTTTCATTCACTTTTTTTATTATTTCTAAAAATTTATTCTGATCAAAATACATCTTACCATATCTGTCTGCGTGATCATACAATTTCATAGATTCTTCACTATAATTTGCAATGTATTTATTTACAATATTAGCGATTTCATCTCTACGTTTCACATAGGTTAGAAATGGTTTTCGGACTATCGCGCCATCATATAAATACTCGTCTGGCATCGTTTCCTTGTATACACCAGTATCTGGAGCAATTGGAATACATCCGAAGCATAACCCCTCATATATACATGTAGGATCCGACTCTGTTGTATCAATAGATAATACTATCTTAGCCCGCATAAGAATGTCGTAATATTCATTTCTTGATAACCTTAATTCACAGCTGTCTATTATAGTATAATCTGGGAACATTCTCCTGATTGCTACTAAAACATGTTGAACGTGTGGATCATAAGTTGTATGTGGGATAATAATTAAATCCTCTTTATTCAGCGTATCAGGATACGATTCACGCAGTTTATGTATATTAATTGGATACCCGAGTACTGCCGCATACATCGTATCTTTATAGCGATGCAAACCATAAAATTTATCACGTATCCGTTCCGAAAAAAATATGTTCATATCATAGGCTCTGAATAGGGCACGTTCGGTAGCGTTCGCCCAATCTTTCTCTCTCCTAATCATCGCCGATCTCATCCTATTACTAGGATCATACATCCCATCTCTCCATATCCCCATATACTTGATATTATTCAATTTTAGAATATCAACCATTCTACGCAATTGAATCACATTTACATCCCACGCATTCGAAAATATAAACATGTCACCATCATTTATTTTTTCTAATATCATGTATTGATATAAAGCATTAAACTGGGAACCTTTATATGCGATGTTGGCAATCATATCATTTTGAGTGGCTATAGTAGTTGTACCAGAAATGACGTTAACATCGTATCCATATTCACGTAACATCTCTGGTACAGTTGTTGTATAGTGGTCTAAATGCCTATACCCAATATCATATGAGTCTATGATATGTATCATATTAATTAACTACCTTGACGATTTTAGACTTATCAACGCCCGTTACTACCCAGTCGTTTGGAAATCCTTTGAAATCTTCATACATCTTCGCTTCGGCTTCGGTTACACTCATTGCATCTACTAAGTATAACTCGGTGGTATCCTTTGGACCCTTTTCCGTGTCAGTAGTTATTTTAACTTTAACATTGTAAAACATAAATAAAAAATTTTATTGTGATTAAATAATTATTGAATATTTGTTAGATATCTCAGCCCCAGATAAGTATTCAGAGTATCCAGTGTACTGCTCTAATGCATCTTCGACTACAACTAGGTACATCCCCTTGTGCCCGGTGCAAATTATGTGAATCAATTCTGGTTGATCTGGTCGATCATCTAAAAATGATCTAATTCTAGATGGAGTAACTTCAGTATAATTTCCCATTTGTTTTTAAATTACTGGTAATAAATAAGTTGATATAGTATCATTTGCATATGTAAATTTTAACTTCAATAGTATATTACTATAGATTGATATATCCACTATATTTGATTTTTTATTTAAATCGAATACTTTCTGAATTATATCTAAATCTAGATTGACGTTGTAGTTTGAATTTATAGTATGGTTTATGATAACTGGTATTTTAATTTCTCCGAAACTTTCAGATTCTTCAGTTTGGGAAATTTTAAAATGTAATTCAGACGTTTCGATAGACGTATTTATATTTATTTTACTGCATCCACTCATTGACTTAGTAGTTGCAAGTATAGATTGGATTTTCTTTGAATCCATTACCATATCTATTCTATCACCGTCTATCAATGCAGCTTTTGGTCTAAATATTTTAGCGCATTGTGATTCTTGATCGATATAACAAGATGCTTTTAGTGATGTATCACTATCTTCAATCTTTAATATTGGTCCGAAATTATTTTCAAGTGTTGTATTTTCTCCACAGTTATTTAATATTTGTAATATTTCAGATACCTGTGGGATACAAATTTTACCTTCAAGTTTTATAGATGGTTCATACTTAGATTCGATCACACCTGTAATCCTAGCTTTAGATTCTATAAATTCGAGAATTACAGTATTGTCGGAACTCTGATGTATAAAATTTACTTTATCTATATCAGAAGTAACTTGACATAACTTAAATAGCCCATGTAATTTTGTTACTTTCATAAGTGTGGTGCAAATATATAAAAAAATATTGGATATATTCTAATATTTATTGAAAAATATTTAATTTGGCATAAGATGCGCTCCACAATGATTACACGATATTAATATTCTACTGACTGTATTCAAACAGAATGGGCAACGCTTAAAATCCGTATCATATGTATCTCTACATCGTGATGAACCAGATTCATTTTCCAATATATAGTTCGCACCTTCAATAAATCCATCTTCATAACTTTTATGATCATATTTATGGCTACTTATAAATTGTGAGCGATCTGCTGCTTCACGTGCCGCATCTTTTATATCTTCCATATTAATTATTTTGTAATTTTTCACCTCGCACATCATCACAATTTTTTATACCCCATCCAATCACCTTGTCGTATACTTTCTCCATATCAGATTTTACATCATCATATACCTCAACATTCTGATAACATCTTCTACTAAGTCCACAAAATATACGATATAATCCAATGGATTCTTCTTTGCCAAAATTTAATTCGTTTTTCATGGTGTCATTTTTAAAAATTGTTTCGAATTGCTTCATATATTCCATTATAATTATTTACACCACCATCTGGAATTGGATCCAATACTGGAATTACATTAGCATTAGATAGTTTTCTAATATATGAATTATCTTTGAAGTAACCTTCACGCAATTCCTTTCCTTTATGCACATATGTTACCAATGTTCCACCGAATAATGCAGACAATATTGAATTGCCTCCACACACTGATATATAATGTGTAGCATTAGCCATTATTCTCAACTGTGCTTCATTGTATCGCATTTCGAAATTGTTCGCGCGATATCTAATATTTTCAACTTCATCGTCCATGGTAGTAACCCCTTTAGATTTCCAAGATTCTACTAATCCAAAGTCTGTGAGCATTTCTGGTTTCCACGAAGTTCTATCCATGGCTACTATATTAGTAAACCCTAGATTTAGAGACTGTATTTCATTTTCATCATAGGCAAAATGTTTTTCAGTATTTCGTGTTCTCTTATATATTACTTTGTATCCCTTATCTGTTAACATTGTAAACATTTTCCCTAAACACTCAATATCGAAAAACCCACGCGGTCTTTCACCATGTTCTATATTGTATTTATTAGTGATTATCACCGTTTTCCGAGTATCCGTTGTAAATGCGTTACTGAAATGTTCTTTAAATGGTGGGCATTCCCATTCAGTATAATCTAATACGCCGTTTACTTCAATTTTTTCTTCAGCTGATAATTGTTCGTAATCTACACCCTTCAACGCGATTGCATTATGGTGTATCCATGAATTTGGGCAAGTGTGTAGCCCGGCTAATTCATTGTCGATAGTCCGTTTATTGTAATATTCCATTACATTATCGCAGAAATAGTAAAATGGTTTCATCTCAATTGATGTTTTAACACTTTCTAATAATCCACGTAAATGTAAAGAGTATGCGTATGGAACGCATAAAGCAAGTTCGATCCCGAACTCTGGTCTAAAATCTAAATTTATTCCTTTGTTTATCATTTTATAAAGTTGAGAAGATGTTTTATCTAATAATTCCTGATTAACTCCACCATGCGTCATAGTATTTCTATCTTTAGCGTCAAAATCATAAAGTTTTATTAATTCGTCGTAAGTTGGTATATCATACCATCGTTGATTAGTCACTGCATACGTTTTATATCATCTTTAAATAATCTAAAAACTGAATACATAAATACGGCAAGTATTAACCCACCTATTAAATCATATATTTGATCTGGCGTTAAATTCATCGTTTTACCATTTTAATTACTTGAAATGCTTCAGCCGCACCACATCCAGCCTGAATGCCGCGATATTGTGCTAATATAGCTAAATTTGCTACAACGTCGAGACCTATATTACGGTATTTATCTATTTGACTTTTATGCGCCAATGATGCTTTAATTTTACCATTGAAGGTATCGGAGATATCGACATAATAATGTGCGTCCATATTATTTTCAGACAGCCTAGCTATTGGTATTTGCTCATAACATAACACATTTTGTACATATCTAGCGGCTGCCATTGTTATTCTGAAAGTTGCTATATGATCTTGGTTAGCGTCACCAGCCCAATGTGTGTATATAATAGATGGTTTATGTTTTTTAATTATTTTTTCAAGCTCAGATATATTTTCAAAGTTAAACTCAAGGTGTAAATCTGCATTCGTAAGTGTATAGCACTTTTTAACCTTTAATACTTTACAAGCCGCTGTCAATTCATCGTTTAACTGAGTTAAACTTCTAATTACTTTTTTATTTTTTGAAGTACCATCTATGGATGGAGTTCCAGTCATGCATACATATATAATTTCATATCCTTCTTCAACGTGTTTCAATAATGTTCCACCACACCCAAATTCTATATCATCTGGATGAGCACCAATTGCCATAACAACCTTATGTTTATTAGATTTATTTTTCATTGAGTAATATTTTTCTACTTTCTGGACCATGATTAAAAATCAAATCCATAACAGTTAGATATGGTATAAATGGTTCAAATCTTTGTTTATATACTGGATGATCATAGTGTTGCCATATCAGTTCAATATTATTATCATCGAAGTCTTTTTGGAATATATATCGTAGTGACCCAGCACCAGACCCTGAGATATATGATGTAGCACCAAGCTCTTTTAAAATATTCATTATTCGTACCCCACCTGTTCCAATAGCTTTTAAATCTGAACTATAAACTATCTCAGTTTTAATATCCAATATTTTGAATATCAATTTTATTATAGTCATGTTCACATCAACTAAATATGGTTGAAAATTCATGGCTTCAAATAATGCATCGCTATAATCATTATAGAATGGGCACTTAGAATAAAATGTTGCAAAATATTCTTTATGTAATTCTAAACGATTACTATGAATCAATTCGACATCTCTGAATTGTCGCTCCAGTTTATGCCTATTGATATGCATTGCTATTATTTTATCCCCCGTGTTTGTTCGTATCTTATTACGGTTTCCAAAATGCTTTTTACCAACTGGATATTGAACATCGTCAAATACTACCCAGATATCACTTTTGATTATTTTATCAAAATAACCAAGCCATGGAAGATAATTTGGTTGATGTATACTTACTCGCATGCTACACTATCTTTTTTAATGTTTATATTCGATATTAAAACTTCTTCTTTTTGATCATTTTGAGCGCATCCCCAACATATATCATCTGGCATTCCAAATATTGTCAGATTAATTTCATCGCTGCATACTTTACATTTCATAATAACTATTTTTCACGTATAATACCCAATTTTAACGGATATTTTAGATATACTCAATTTCGTTCACTTCTGGATTTTCAACCAATGTGATCTTAAAGTAATCTGGGTACGTATCTAAAATATCAATTGATAATCTAACACCATTATATTCGATATATGTGTCGTTGAAAATAATTTTAGATTTACCACTGATATCAAGTTCTTCAGTGTATGGTAAATATATAATATCTCCCTTCATCATTCCCGGAAATGTTGTAACCACCTCAATTCGTTTTGCCATGGTTGGTACAACACTTATTATATGATTTTGAAGTAATCTAAATTTAGTATCCCTTGATACTTCTAAATCTCGTATGTGGGATCCACTAATTTTCACATTCTCCTGATATTCAATGCCGTCTATCGTGCAGTGACAAATAGTGTAAAGTGATACATTTCCATTATCAAGATAATCTCTAGTAATAATTTTTTTCATGTTAATTTATTTTAATATTTAAAAATTTTAATTGATTCTATATTATGTTCCTTGGCAATATTGATCATATGCATCGTTCCTCGACTCTCTCCATCCCAAAATGCTATCAATCCATCAGCGTATTCAGCCATTTGAACATTTCTCTTATAACCAGCACTATTTCCAAAGAAGTGCCAATGTGCTGGAAAATATTTAACTGGATATCCTCTGGATTCAGCATATGCTTCTCCCATCTTATCAGCTCCAGCAGCTAGTCCACATACAATTTCAATAGTTTCACCTTCGGCTAATTCAATACTTGATATTACTTCATCACAACTCTTAACTAAATAATCATAGTCATTGAAATTTCTACCTCCAGCTATTATTATCTTCATAATATATGTTTATCCAATAAATAATATTAGTAACTTTGCAAAAGCTATTCCAGCAATTATAGCTAATATTATTGAAACTACTAATTTTATAATTGATGATTTATTAGTTTCCATTTTGTAGGTATTTTTTAACTTCTGACTCATAATCAAAATCATGATTATTGATTAGTTTTTTATCGTTTAAATAAACTAAAAAATTAACTAACTGTCCACTTCTACTACTTACATCTGGTTTGTGTAATTTAGTTTGTGCAACCGAAATAACAATTTCGAGTAATTCATGCTGCCACTGAGTTAGTGCCTTATCATCATAATATAATGCGTCTATAATATTTTGCGCTTTTTGTAATTCTCTATTATCCATATAATTAGTTATATCGAATGATCATATACATTTGGTTTCCCATTTCCATTATTTTCAGTTATCACGAATCCACCAGTAGATGTATAACCAAGGGTTTCTGAATAAAAGTTCCCCGTAAACAATGCGGGTAATACAATTTTCCTATAATTCGCTTCATCATCTGAAACTGCTACATATGTGTTGAACATCAATGGTCTATTAACTTTAGTTTTATGGGTATGTCTACTATGAATATGTCCTGATAGCCACAATGTAAAGACATTCGTAGATCCGAATAAATTCACCATTTTACCAATATCTTTCTTGTCCATTTTGAAATGACCATGTGTTAATAGATAACATATACCATCGATCGTCGGTCTTAAACAATAAGTGTGGTAATTAAATTTGATACTTTGCATTTTCAGACTCAATATATGAGACAATAATTCTGCCGCACCTCCTTCATTGTCAATATCAGCTTGTGGAGTCAATCTATCATGGTTCCCAGATATAACATTAACTTCGGCTAAATTGTTTATTTTATTTAAAAAATCTCCGATCATTGTTGCGGCAAGTATGATGACCTTTGCACCATACATGCCTTTACCCAATGATTTAAATGTATTTAAATGGTTTAACCCAGATATTGATTCAAAATAATCCCCTAGCATATTCACGTGCACTTGCGAATACCCATAACTATTGATAACGGTCGCAATTCGATCTAAATATCCAACCAAAATATCAGTATTAAAATCTGGAGTCAATATTAAGTCGCTAACATCTGCCCCAATGTGAAAGTCTGCTAAATTTAATACTCCAACGCCTCTTGTTGGATTATGATTTACTGGGTTGTGTCTAAAATTTTCTATTGAAATTAATACGTCGTCAATTAGTTTCTGGTATTCAATCTCTGGATTCTTTTCAATCGGTTTAAATTTAATCCAGCATCCATAATTTGTTATAGTAACTGGAACTAATACTTTAGTATCAACACTATCGATATTTTGAATTTCTTCAACTTTCATTGTTACATCCCACGAATTGAACCCATGAGATTCTACTCTCCACACATTTAAATCGACCTTCGAAAATTCTAGCGCATCTTCAAGTGATTGTATAGATTTTGTAGTTTTACCTTTAAATATGGCTTCAGTATCTGTTACATTAAATTCCCTTTGTCCACCAGCTGGAGTGGATTGATTTAAGTCAATTGCCAAATGTGTCGGTGCTCCACTTCTAGTAACCGTATTATCAGTTTCATCGGTATTGGATGAAATGTGCATTCTACCAATATACTGATCTACGGTGTATCCAGTTTTTGAAAAATTTTTCCACAATTTTCTAACTCTTTGACCAACTACTGAAGATGGTTCGACTCCGTATAATTTTTCCAATTCTACCCATGACCTGTCTGATTTACCATTGGTAAGCATCTCATTTAGAAATTCTCTTACACCACGTTTAGGATTATTTATTTTTCTCATAGTTATATTTTAGTTGTTGATATAGATTCCAAATTAAATTCCCGATCATTCTGATATGAATTTTCGATATCCGCAGTCATATTCATGATACTTGTAGTAATGGTATTCCACATTATTTTAATCACTTCTTCTATTGATGCGGTTTTACACGAAATGAAATTGATCTTAGATTCTACGGTTTCTAATAATGATATATTCGGATCAGTCGCGTCTATTAAAATTGATCCATCAAACATTTTCATATATGCATCAAATGATACGTTAGGTGATATATAAAATCTACTTATAATATCATCCGGGCGTATTTCAGATCCATTCAATATACGAAACTCAAATTCAAAATCATATGAGTTTAAATTTAACTTGTTTTCTTTAAATATACCAATTCCAATTGGGTTATCTACGCCAATTAAATACGTATATGTAAAATCCTCGTGTAATGTTGTCTTTTTTAGTTTCATGTCGTTCCAGTTCCTATGTATTGTTGTTGTTCAAAAATATTATTTAATTTTAATTTTGTCTCACTTTCCATTTTTTCATCTGCCGCCTTCATTCTACCAACTATATGACTACCCTGTGTACTCTTAGGTTGAACTACATCTATTATGCCCTTATTTGTATCCATGGTTGATACAAAAGTCATCCCATCTCTACCTAACCTATTTTTCACGATGTGTATCTTAGCAGTATTAGCTACTTTATCTGAATCTTTTCGTGTTAACGATATCATGAAATCCGCTGTATGATGTTTACCAATCGATTCGGAAATTTTATCTGCTCCAATGACATCTTCAGCATATGAATCCCTAGTACTCTGCGATGCAGTCCACAATGGAATCATATATTCTCCAGCGAGTCCACGGAGTTGTTGATATAATACTCGTAATCGCTGGTCCGTTCTATCTCTTTCATTCCCACCCAATTCCATTAGATCTGCGTAATCTAATACAACCATATCTGGTTTATTACCAAGTAAAATCGATTTATCTATGAATGATCTGAGGCCATTTATTGATAATGTATTTTCGGCATACCATTTTATTTCAATTTTACCAGTCAACTCGGAATATTTAGCCTTCACTTCATCTAAATGTGCACTCATATACATCGATGGTATATTAGTTAATATAACATCATGTCTGATTGCTACATATGTTTCCATCAATTCTAAAGTGACATATAATACATTATACCCAGCTTGAGCTGCGGAGAGAGAAATGTGTTGAAGGAGCCACGATTTACCAGAACCGCCCGGTCCGACTACCACACCCAGTTCCCCCGGTCCAAGCCCACCCAAAATTATCTCGTTTATACATCCCCACCCAGTAGGTATATATTTCCTATTGGCAACATCATATCGATTCTCCAACGTTTCAAAATAACTATACGATATATCATTTGATTCTCCGGCTTTAGTAGCTGCATCTATCAAATCACGCATCTTGTCCCAATTATTCGTAGGAAGTATATCTATACATTTATAGATTGCATCCTTGAATTTTTGCTCCTTAAAAAAATTTTGGGATTCCTTTTTTATTAAATCTAAATCGGTAGAACCGATATTTGTATAAACAGTCTCTAAAGAATTGATTATTTCGATTCTACTTATCTCACTCTCAATTCGATTGATACCTATTTTAAACGCATCTAAAGTTGGTAAACTTCGGTATTCATTAAAATAGTTCAACGTATAATCCGCAATCCACGTTAATGCTTGAGATTCTAACTGATCTGGTAAAAATAAGTCGCACATCCTACTAGTGTAAGACACATCTGTTATCAGAGATGACAATAATTTTACCTGAAATGTATATCCGTAATCAACTAACTTCTCAACCATTTAAATGATTTTAAATACCAGCTATAATGAATGTTATTTCAATTATTATAACCACTATCATTATCCAACATCTACTAGATAAATTTAACATTATATTATGTAGACTATTTTCCATTAATATACACGAAATCTTTAATGTAATCAATCAAATCTGAAACCGCAACTGAATTGATATCTAAGCTGGCTAATCTAGGAGATTTTCCAACCAAGCCTTCGGACAGATCATCATCGGGGTTATCATGAACTAGATTAAGCATTAATTCATATTCTTTAGGTAACATATATTCTCACTTTAAATTGTTATAGTAATCCAAATGCCCAAACGCTTGATTTAAATTATTTATAAAATAATCACTATACGTGCTCAACCCATCTGTATTATATAGCTTTTTAAATTCATATGGATTGTATTTGGGTATAGTTTTATCAACCCACGCGTGAATATCTAAAATTTGTGCCCCACTTATATTCACCTCATGGAGTTGCATTAATTCCTCGTTCAGTAATAATGTAGTTTCGTTTTCTACAATAGTTTTTAATAATTTAGGAACCTTTTTTTCGAGTTGCTTTAACTTGCATATTTCAATTATATCATTACACGTTAAATATTCAGATCGCAACTCTGGTATATATTTAAGTAAAGTCTTCAATCCAGCTCCCTTAATACCTCGTATATTATCTGAATCATCTCCAGTAAGAGCTTTATACGTCAAATAATTTCTTGGTAATATATCTAATTCCTCAGCTATTGTAGACTGGGTATATAATTTTTTCTTGGTTGGTGAATACACTTGAACTATATTATTTATCAACTGATAAAAATCTTTATCTGCTGAATAAATAGTCACATTTTTACTATCTTTAAATATTGTAGTAGTAATGTATCCGATTATATCATCTGCTTCAAGATGATTCATCATAATTACCGTTATTGGTAATAGACTGATGTATTGTTCCAATCTAATTAATTGTTCTTCAAATGATTTGTCCTCACCCATAGTTGGTCCCATGGGTAAAAATCTATTCAAATTCATTTTATTCTTTCTATTCGACTTATACGCTGGATATAGCTGTCGACGTCTATAGGCACCATCTAATCCATCGAACACGGTAATGCACCTAGTTGGTCTAAACTTAGTGACCGCCATCGCTAAGGACCTTAAGAACCCAACTAGGGCACCCACATGTTTTCCATTGTGGTTAATCGTTGGGACTGCTGAAAACGAACGGATGAATGTGTTTAATCCATCTATTATCAATACTCGTTCGTTTAAGCAGTTCCCATTCAGATGAACCTCATTATTAGTTCGCATGAAGTTATCAAACAAATTCTGTAATCCTGATTGTGTCATCAAACCTCATCTTCTAGTGATATCGCGGCATCTTTAACATCATCAACACTTATAGCGAAATCTGAATCAGTTTTATATACCATGATAAATTTTTCACATATCTCTTTCCACACAGCTTCTCGCACTTTTTCATCTGTAGCTAATATTTTAGAAAATTGTGATTTACCAACTGCTTTATGTTCTACTCCATCGAGTGTGTAACTATATGTAGCACCATTCACCTTACAGATTTTAAAAACCTTCATGTAATCAACCCAAGATCCGTAATTATCTATTCCAGATGCAAAGTAAATATCAAAATTTACAGTTGATAATGGTGGACCCATTCTGTTTTTCGTAACCTTAGCTTTCGTCCCTCTACCTATCACCCGATTCATACCGTGTACTTCCAACATTTTATTAGTAGTGGCGTCGAGTTTAACTATAACTGAGGCGTAGTGTGGAAGTGCCTGACCACCGGGCATCCTAAATGGATCCTCAAATGTTTGAGCATTTAATTTCTGCCGCACCTGATTTGTAATAATCATACAAATATTCTGTTCGGCGATCAATCCAACTAATCTAGCAAGACCGTTTGCGATAATGATAGATTTGGATGTATTATACCCCTGTTTACCGAAATCACCTTTAACTTCATCATCGGTATGCGATGCTATGAAACTATCCATCACAATTGTAATCAATTTATTTGGGTCAGCTGCTCTCACCATCCCAATTATTTTATCAATTGAGTCTAATATAGATTCAAGTGAATTTTGCTCGATATACCACCATTTATCTGCATCTTGGGTGTTGGCACCTATCGCATTAAAAAATGCTTTATTAAATGCATATTCAGTGTCGATATAAACGCCCAATCCACCGAGTTTCTGTGTATTAGCGATCGCGTGCGCTGCTAACAATGATTTTCCACATTGTTCTTTTCCATATAGTATCGATATTCGACCACATGGATACCCACCGTTTGGAATATTACTTATAGCCAGATCAAGCATGCTACACCCCGTCGGAATCCACTTAGTTATTTTCGTTACACTGTCTTCGCCCATGGATGAAATAATATTGAATGGGCGATCTTTATATTCCTTATTCATTTGCTTCGTTAACTTTTCAGCTAACTCGGAAAATAAACTGGCATTTTGCGATATTGAGGGTTGTTCTTTTTTAGGTGGCATTATATATTATTTATTTTTTAAAATAATTCGAAAATGTGGATTTAACATCGTCTGGAGTTGTGTTTACAATATTACCACCATTTGCAGTACCGTTCACCGCTGGTATTGTAGCCGATAAAACATTTTGCGACTGTGGTATTACCACTGAATATGGAGTGTTAGTGCTTTGCATTTGACCAGTTTGGCCAGTTTGACCAGAATATTGTGGTTGCGGTTGCTGTTGTTGTTGATTAACTACATTAGTAGGATTTACTAAATTTGCAGCTTTCAAATCAACTTTCTTTCCACCATTATCTGAGAATTTTTTAAGTAAATCTGTCATCTCATCCATGGTTGGTTCCTGTAAAATACTTTGAACCGTTGGCATTTTAACAATCATATCAGCAACTGATTGAAGATTCGTAGCTGGAGAAGTATTGGGCATTGCTAAAATAATGTTTTGAGCATATTCTCCCTCTTTAACAGGTTTGGTGTGCGTCACTTTTAAATCTCTTCCAGTTTCAAAATCAGTTATGTCACCATATTCAACCATTTCGAATATCGCCATCAATTTTTCATGATCTTTATTTGACATATCCCAAAATTTTACCCCCTCTTCTTCTTTACCTCTGATTAGAATTGGTACATAATACCTAACAGTTGGGTCACACATGTTAGCCACTTTATACATATTCTTATCTTGACTGCCTCCAGCCTGTGCTCTGACTGCATCACCATACTCTCTAATCGGATCTGGTTTACCAAATGTTGATAGTGAAATAAATGGTGTTGAACAAATATTGAAATGTTTCCACACCGTGGTAATCGGCCAGTCTAAATTATGGATATACGGAAGTATTCTCACATAATAATCACCAGCTTCCTTCGGTTTCCATTCGGATTTGTTACCACTCTTACGAGCTGTTTGAGCTTGAGCTTTCGCCTTCATCTCTTTAACTAAATTTAAGTTCATGTTGATAAAATTTAAAAATTAAAAAAAACTATTTTGTGTTATCTAATAATATTAATGGCATTCCTATATCTTCACTATCTGTGATATCGATATTCAGTAAAAATCTGTCTCGATATATATCCCACTGTATTTGATACTCATGATCCATAGTATTATTATTCGATCGTATTATTATTGCATTTAACGCATTTATTGTATAAAGTGTGTTCGTATATGATTTTCTATGTATTTTTATAGTGTTATCGTGTACATATTTATTTGATGAATCTACGTAATATATACATATTACTCCATCTCGTGTGTATAAATTTTTATATATGTCAATGTTTCCAATAGTTTCTGGTATTTTTTCATGTAATAAATCGGTTGTATTTTTTAAGTTTTTAATATTTACAAATGTGCATAATATAGTCTTACGCGGCTGAGTTATTTTTAAGTTTTCCGACAACACTGTTCATATCTCCGTATTTTTTTCCGAATTTTATTTTAACTGGATATCCAGATTGTTCTAATATTTTCTGGATTTCCACCAATATATTCGAATCATCTGTATTATCGTAATCTATTAAAAATGCATCATATGTATACAAGATTAACTTACTACTATACGGATATAAATATGTCTGTATTTTTTGCAACGATTTTATGTTCTGTTCGGTCTCGGCAGCTTGCTGAAGATATGAGAATAATTTACCCTTTGTCATCTCTACCAATTTAGATGATTCGAATTTTCTACCACCTAATGTAGTCGCGTACCCATCTCTTTCAAAATTACTCCACATCTCATTTTTATATATTTCAACTTGCTTGAAGAAATCTATATACGAGTAAGTTGTTTCTACCTCACCATATAATTGTTTAAATGTTATCCTCTTTGACTGTTCATATTGCTCTGTATTCAATTTATCTATTCCAAAATAATATTTTCCAAGATGCTCGTGCACATTTTCATCTAAATCAAACTTATATCCGATCAATGATGCTATTAAACGTACATGATACCCATCATAATCGTATTCAAATAATGTTCCATCTTGCCCAAATCTGGATATTATTATATTTCGATAGTTATCATCTTTTCTCATAGAATTAAATGATATTCGATCATATTTAAATGATGGTCTACCAGTCAATGTTTTAATATTTGAAATAGGATGAATTATTCGGTCGTTTAGTTTAACACCATATTTTTCTTCAGTTAATTCTGGGTCTAAGCATATTCCAACCGACTCTATATTTGAACAAACTGATTGGTATAATTGAATATACAAATCACTGAATTCTGTCGGCGTATATTTATCAATATATTTAAGTGAGCTATTAATAATTTCCTTACACACTTGCATATGATGACTGATTGGAATTATATTATTAAAATTTGGATATGCGTTATACCACTCAGCATATAAATTATCTACATTAACTAATTGGGTAGATATTGGTTCAAGATTAATTGAATAATTAAACCATAAATATATATCCAGATCTATAACATAAGACCTATGAATACAATTAGATATATATGACTTATTATAGATATACTTAATACTATCCGAATTATTTAAAATAGAATATAAAACATTTATATCAAATTCATCTAAATCGAAATGATTTAATCCAATCATACACGATTCATTTATATCTATAAAATGAATATACATGCATGATAATGTAGATGATTTATTGGACCAATGTATATATCTATCAGATAATATTGGAATTATTATAATCGATGATGACGCATTAAGATTTTGTTCTAAATATTCAGGGGTTATCTCACTTGTCTTAATCATTATAAGTATAAGTAAGCTGCAAATATAGTGTAATTATTTGTACATTTCCAAATAATTTGTCAAATATTTTTTTACTCCCAATAATATTGTGTTTATTTTGTCGGCTGCACGGGAGTTTAAGACAATTGCTTCATCTGAAGAAACCAAAGAAATGTACCAAGTTATTGATGAACCTTTCCAAATTACGCCATTTATCCCGGGGTTATTATCCGTGTTGATCGTGTTATACTGATCGGCGTCAATTTCCATATTCGTATTTTCTGGACTGTTTCGCTTTTGTACAAAATATCGTTGTATTTTACCGCGTTTATAATCTTCAGCAGTTGGTCTAGGTTGATATGGTCTTGGGCTAACGTATTTACCGATATCAACCTTCTTAAGACGGTTATATACTTTCACACTTTCACTTATATCAAGGCGGCGTTCAAATAATTGTTTACTGTTTATAGTGGGTTGCGCATGAGTAAAAATTTGTGAATTTGGTAAGACATGATATGCACCAATATATTCGTCACCATTTTCGAGTACATATTCACCACCGGGTGTATATTTACCCGAAATAATCTGATGTAATCCGTAATATGGTTTCCTAACTGGCATTGTATTTAAATTTCCTTTAAATTTTTAGAATATGACATTAATCCTTCCACGGTTGTAGACCAATCCGATTCCTCAAATATGTGGGTAACAGATTGTACTCTGAAATATAATCCAGCACTTCTCCATTCCTTCAATAATTGTGTGGTTGAAATTGCACACCCCGGGACTAGTCCCCAAATTCCATCTAACTGGGCGGTGAGTTGCATCCCCGGCCAGTGAATGGTCTCCGATTCAACTGCCTTTGGTCTATTTCTAAACAAGGTTGACATAGTAGATTTTAGAGCACCTATATGTTTTCCATCAAAATTTGATTTACCGAGCACCCCGGGGTTATATACCAATTCTTTAAATGCAACCAGTGCTTCTTTCCATGATTTCTCACGGGCTTTATCTAAATCTGGAGTACATTGTCGCATCACTGTACTCGGATCTCCTTTACGTGAATTTCCAATAAACATAGACGCTCTATATTCTTCCGATCCTACATTCGATTGTATATCGCACGTTCTGGTTGTACCATCACCATCTATTGGATTCAATACTACACAATCTATCTTAGTTTTACCACCAGAATTCTGATCAACTATAATAAACGTATTTTTATCCTCGTCTTCGACATCTTCAACTAATCTTAATGCTAACGTTCCACCAGTAGCATCTCCAATCATGTCGAAAATTTTCTTGAAAAAATCCGCCAATGATATAACTTCATCTTTAGTATCTTTTACCCCGGTTGAATCCGCCTTCGCTTCTTCGACTTTAGTTGCTGCCGATAATGCTGCTTTAACTACATCTTTATGCACCAATATTTTTTTCAAATCGATGATATCACCACTTGAACATGTCACTGCCGCTGCATTTGAAAGTTTTTCTTCAAAATCTTTTCCAGCACTCGATTTTTCCGATTTATAGTTTCCCCGACGTTGCCCCAATAATAAAACGGTAAGTGGGTCTCCAGATCGTATTGGCGGTGGAAATGTGGCATAAGAATAATCTTTACTAAATTCTATTTTCAATTTAGAAAAATCCGTTTTATCCTTTTCACCAACTCCACGAATCACGGTTTTTAATAATTGATCGTTGACTATTCTATTTACAATATATCCGAGTGTAACGTAAACTTGGTATTTACCATCTACTTGATCCGACTCAGTTATACCAATCCAATTTGTAAACTTAGAAAATGCCCGCTCTTGTAACTTCAAAATATGATTAGATGTAAATAGTGCCATAGCAGCATCTCTGAATTTGACACTTCCCGGGTCATATCCAGTGAGATCTTTCTCCGTGAATACTTGACCATCCTTCAACACATCCAACGAATCTTGACCATTTCTCTGAGCATCTGATGCAATTAATTCCATTATTGATCTAACAGTCATAATATCTGTTGAATCGTGCTCACCAGCAATATCATATTTTAGTGAACCATCACCAACGATATTTAACATATCAGTTCCCTTTAAAGCTGTAGCAGATGATACGGCAGTGAAATTACATATCCACGATCCATGTTCACCAGTGGTGAACCCAAATGTAGCAGTTCGCCAACCCGACAATGTTTTACCCTGTGATTTTGAGTGCCAAACTGAATCAGCGGATGCATATCCAAATTTTACTGTTATCTTATTACCCGGGAGTAAAAATGTTTCTACCACACTTTTAAAATCCTTCTCATTAAAACATTGTATCGTAGCCGATAGTTTTTGGGCTAACCCCCAATCACCGCCATATTCAATAGATACTCGTTGTAATAGTGGACTTGGTTTAAAATTACCACCGCCATATGTTTGTGCCCACGTTGATTCATTAACTGGTAAGGTGATATTCGGAGCAGTTGGATTACACGATCCACATACTCCACTAAGTTGTACCCACGCTGGGTTTCTAGCTTGACCTGATTTACCTAAAACTCCACGCGTACTTTTTACTAACCCACGCCTTTCTAATATCGTGTTCTTAAAATTTTCCCTATCAAGTGGGTTTCGTGCATATAGTGATTCACTCATTTTTATAATTGTTTTTCAATGAATTGTTCTTGTAATTGATCGTATTCCAATGGATATGGTATACGAATTCTGATTCCTGTTGGTATTCGAAGGGTTGCAGCATGCAGCGTATTAGCTTTAGCAATGATTACCCATAACCTAGAATCTCCATAATATTCATACGCTAATAAATCTAATCTAGACATCTTATTCGCAATTATATATACATCAGATGCTTTTGGTTCCATTTTTGGATAATATAGTGATGCATATCGACGTTTACCTTGTGATGCTGTTATAATTTCTGAAAATTCTAAATATCTTAACATTATTCTGTTCCTCCAAAGAATGAATATTTACCATTATCATATTTCGGTCTATTACCATCCGCATCAGTTAATATTTGAATTCCAATACTTACACTAGTTACGACTGGTCGTTCATCTACCCACGGTGTCGCGTTATCCCAGCTATAATCCAATGATGTGATGTAACCATACCCACTCAATATTTTACCAATTTCAAATAATATGTGTGGAGCATTATACCCATTACCAGATTTCATTATAGGTAAAGTTAAATCTCCTAACCGTTGCAACTTATTGAAATTTGACAACGGACCGCCATTTTTAGGTGGCTTATGCTGTTCCTTTTCTTCAGTTACAACGTAAAAGCTTATTTGAACCGATCTGGAATATGATTTATACATAACCTTCGGATCAGCTCGTCCCATATCAAAAAATTGATCCCAAGATGGATTACTGTTAGTTGTGATACTATCAATGTATCCAACAAATTCTATAACATCTGGATCGACTTTTCCAGACCCGGGAATAACGGGTATAAATTTAAATGTAGATATCCCCGCGTTTGCTCCAGATCTCTTACTATTTGGGTTTGCTGCCATTATTATCCGTTATTATTAAGTGCTTTAGTTCGATTATTAAGATGTTTAACTGTTCCATCATCAAATTGAATAACCAACGGTCTAGAATTAACTGTCATAAACGCGGTTAATATTTGATTTAAAATTAATTCCATTTTAGCATTTGGATTACCACCACCCGATGATTTACCAAATCCAAATGAACTATTATTAGGTGCGGTAGAATTATTTGTATCCACTCCAGCATTTACTGGTGGTATATGATTTATAGATGTATGTTGACCAGTTTCTCTAGGAGACGGTGGAGCTGGTGCAGCGATCGGTTTTTGATATGCAGTTGGTGGTATACTCGCTGTAGAATATGATGGAGTTCCAACTGATATTGAAGATAATTTCGATAAGTCTTTTAAATCTGCCTCACCTAAATTTTTAGATAATAATCCAATTGATTCTCCTAACATTCTAACTGCATTAGCTGCAATATTCAGAGGATCTGCAATATCTGCAAATTTTTGAAGTTTCTCTATTGGATCACCACCAAAGAAATCACCAATTGCAGAACCTATTCCAGCTAATGCCGAACCACCACCAAATGCGATCAATGCCGCAGATAGAACTCCAAGTGCTACAGCGGTTCCAGTCAATTGTACAGGATCTGCCATGGATAATGCGCTAAACATACTTACTAACGACGCGCCTACAGTTGTTATCACTTCAGATAATCCACTGAATACTTTTCCAATCAAATCACCGAACGCACCCATCGCTGGAGTTGCAATGTTTAATGCGACTGCCAATGGTATTAATGCTAATCCTAGTGCACCTAGTGCAATTGCCCCGGGGATAATTAGTGATGATGCCGCCCCTAATAATGCACCAGCTGCGCCCAATCCTACTATTGCTACACCAATTTTAGCCATATCTTCCCACGATGTATCAGCCATATTTTGAATCGCCTTAGATAAGACCCACACTGAACTTGATAATACTAATAGTGCAGCTGCACCAACCAAGGCTTTTGGACTAAATGTATTCAGCCCCTTACCAATCCCGGATAAAACTCCTTCAATTGCAGATCCAATACCCTTACCTAGCGATTCCAACGATTTACTAACAAACGCTACCATTTTATCACCGATTCCTACTAGCGATTTAACTGCTGAATTTAACATATCTCCCAACGATTTAACTAAATCACTGCCAATTCCAACCAATTCTTTAACAATTCCACGGAAACTAGCTGCCCATTTCTTAGCGGCTGCCATAAAGGTAGATACCCCATCTGTTAGTGTCGATACTATACCACCACCCTTCTCTTTCTTTGCCGTTTTCGATACTTTATCAGATATACTTTCGCCGACATTTTCAGTCAATGTTGGAGCTTCAGCTTTTTTACCAAGTACCTTATCCTTTATTTTATCCACAATTCCACCGAATGTATCTTTTAACCACGAAGTTTTTTCTTTCACTTCAGATGGATCACCAACTACTTGCGACATCAATGATTCACCACTCATACCTTTTTTAATAAATGTAAATAATTTCGAGGCTCCAGACCCCATACTTCCAATTGCTCCAACAGCTTGTTTTAGTCCGAATTTCCAAGCTAGTATTCCACCACCGACATATTTAATGATTTGCCCAAGATTTGATGTACCATCGTATAATGATGCCACATTTGTAGTCGCATGGTCAACGTTTGTTGCAATGTCTTTAACAGTGTGAGATACTTTTTCCGTTTCAGTATGTGCATCCCCAAATAATGAAACAAACCAACCTATTGGTTTAAATAATGCTCCAAATATTTCAGCCATACCTGAAATGCCGACGCCAATCAATTTAAATACATTTACAATACCATTTAATAATGGGTGTATATGATCTATCATATCAGCAAACCCACTAACCGCTGGTAGTATAGCTTGAATTAAAACATTTTTAATTTTTTCCATTGCGACATGCAATGTTTTAGTATTATCTATAGATTTTAATCGATCATCTATTTCCTTTTCAGTTATACCATTTATATCACCCAATACATCATAATTATCCCGAAGCATTTGCTGATGTTTTGGATCAAGATTTGCCATTTGTTTCTCTAATGATAATGACTTAGTTAATTCATCAACAGACATTCCAAGTGTTGATGCCATTTTTTTCTTAGTTAAATATGACATCTCATTGAATTGCTCTAATCCACCAGTTGTGCGCATCACTTCTTTCATCATCCCCGTTAAATCACCACTTAACCCCAATTCAAACGCCTGAGATAAATCTGGTCCACCCATTGCGTTCAATTCGTACATATCTGTCATAAAACCGTCGATGTTCAACATCTTATCTGCAATACCACCAACTTGCTTTAACGTCACTCCCATCGCCCTAGTGGCTATTGTAGCAGCAATCGCCTTATCTTTCATCCCACCATAGTAAGTTGCTACCAATTCCGCATTATCAACTAAGTCTTTACCTATCAATTCTGGGTCAAATCCTGATTTCTCAGCAGCCTTGTACATTCCAGCAGTTAATTTAACAGCGTCTTCCATGGATGATCCGAGCTGCATTAATGTTTGTACCGCACCTACAGTTGTACTTGCTCCAACTGAATATGCAGCTGATACTTTATCAATAGATTCGGCTATCTGTGCTCCAGCTTGAGTTGACATATACCCAGCTAATCCAGTTTGTTCAACATATGCTGACTGTACTTCAAGTAAGTCTTTCATGGTACTGAATTGGTTGTGAGAAGACTCTAATACCTTCATATTATTGAAATACAACTGCTTCGCTTGTTTGGCAGACATTCCAACTTCATTTCCAATTTCTTTATATTTAGCTGACAACATTTCTGTCGCCTTAAATACGCCAGCCAATACTATTGCAAACCCAGCACCGAATCCAAGTGATGTTTTTAATCCTTTACCCCATCCACCAAATGCTGTCCGCATCGCTTGTGCGGTTCCTTTACCTTGAGATAATTCAGATGTAAACGTTTTTATAGCCTTAGTGTTATTTGCGGCTAATCCATCCAATGACTGTTCTATTTGTAAAAACGATTTTAGTCCAGATGGTAAAATATCACTCATTTCTCGGAGACTCTGAACTAAGTTATCCCCAGCGACCTTTCCGGCTCGCAATGCTGGTCTAAATTTCATGATAAGTTTTAAATTCTCACTATTTTGAGAATACATATCATGATACATCTTCAACTGGTTTTTAGACTGCCGGGCACTCAATAATGCAACCTTCTGATGTGCTTCCAATTTCTTGAATCTAGCATCTTCAGTCATCCCAATCTCGGTTTCAATATCTAATAGTTCTTTATACTCATTTACTCTACCACTTATTTTTTCTTCAGCTTTTATACGATTATCACCACTTAAATTTGTTTTAGTCTTTTTATCTTGAAGTTGACCACTTGTAGTCATCCTAAGACCTTCTTCAGCCATTACTAAATCTTCCAATTTAACATCCAAGTCATTCGACATTTCCTGAATGGACGCCAGTGCAGTATTTTTTATCTTATCGATTTCAGAAATCAGTTGATCGCCATTTAGATTAACTTTACCGTTTAATTCAAAAGTCTTAGATCCGACATTTGCCATCACTTCCCGTATACTACTCATTTTATCTAATAAGTCACCACTTGTATCAACGTCCATTTTAAATACATCTTTAAACTTGGATTGTAGTTTAACGCGATGTTGTAATTGAGATACAATATCAGATCCACTCTTAGAAGATTGTTTTAATAGCTTGGCTTGATCATATAAATAATCTGAATAATTGGAAGCTTCAGAATTTATCTGAATTGATTTGTCATATCGTTTCTCTTCAAGTTCTTGGATCTTTTTTAATGACTTAATTTGATCGTCTGACATTTTTACAATATCAAGATATTGGTCGGCGACATCTTCAGACATTTTTAAAGTATCTTTAAAATACTTTTTCAATTTTTTCTGGTCGCCCATCATTTCAGATGTGAAAACCGAACTTACGTCTTGTAATTGCTCTTTTGTAGTGATGATACCATCTGATATCATCTTATCAACTGCACCAAATGCCTGTTTAGCCTCTGATAGCCCAGAAGTAATACTAGTTAAAGATTGTAAAAATGATTTTAATACATCTCTAAGTTCTTGAATAGTCTTTTTTGGATCATCGGCTGCCATAAGTCATTAATTCCAATTAGCCTTAAATCCCTGATTTTTACTGGGTTCATCTAATCGACCGGGCTTACATATTTCATCATCTGGATACTCATCACAATATTTTTTTAGCGAAGCCGCCATCTTATCAGCATTTATTTTTATTTGTTGCAACGTGGATTTGACTTCTTTATCATCCATATGCTTGATGCTATTATTTATCTCTTTTTTCATTCTTGAAAATGAGAATAATTTTAGGAGAAATCCAAATACTCCTTCAGTGTAGATTTTTCTTTCGCTCATATATATAACTAGTAAATTTTAATTACTTCCTACGCGCAGCTTTTTCGTTAGCTTCAGCGATAGCTTTATTACGCTGCTCAATAATATCAGCCATCTTAGTATAATAAAATGCTCGTAGGTTAACTGGCATAGCTACCAAATCTGAATATGGAAACCCACCTTGACCGTAGAATGCTAAATCAAAAATTTGATCATAGACCTTTTGGTTATAATCCAGCGTCAGGCCAAAAAAAGTCCAATCCGATGGAAATGTTAGAGTGAAAGGGTTCGCCTGTATCCTCATCCGTTAATTGGATCGACATATCTACCCCGGGTTGAATATCGGCAACATATTTTCTAAATGCTCTAGAATCTTTAACTTTAAAATCAGTTTCAATGAACATTTTTATCATTTTTTTATCGGTTTCACCATTAACTGATTCTATCATTTGCAACATTCGGGTAGATAACTTAGTATCTCTAGAATCTGTTCCATGTTTAACTTTTTTAGATACTTCATTTATTTGTTTCTCATCACCAGTTGTTAGCATTTTAAATCTAATTACATCTCCAGCACTAGTAGTATATGTAAATGAATTTTGCCCCTTAACATAATCTGATATATTAAATTCTTTAGATTTTATTTCATTTAAATCGACATTAACTTTAACAGTTTTACCAGATGGTGTTGTAACCGATGTTTCATATATTTCACCGTATCCATATATTCTAGCTGCGATCATTATTGCGTCCCTATCAGCAACCAATAACGTATCATAATCTATTTTTGACACAATTAATGATTGGAATAATTTATCTAATACTATACCCTTCGCAATATATGATTCAGTTGTTAAAATATCTTCTTCCTTTGCAGTCATAAATTTCATTTCAACATATCCTAATGATAATGGATTATCTTCTGGATATAATAAACCTCGAGATGGTAAATCTACTACTAATGTTGGATATGCTGATTTTTTGTTCTCGGAAATTATTTCCTGAAGATGATTTGCCGTAGGATTTTGGATATTTGTGTTTGGAGCAGCTGGTGCAGAAAATTGTGGTGCATTTTGTTGCTCTAGTGTAGCATCTGTAACCTTTAATGGTTGATCAAGTCTATTGGGATTTCCCGGCATTGTGATAGTTGTGCTCATACGTGTATAACTTTTGTTTTAATGTTTATAAATCGAATATATATAGTTTTATTTTTACAATTTTTTCTACATCACATTAAGAGTATGTAGCATAGTCATAAACCAATGATAATTCAGGTTGTACAACATCATCTGAAGACCAATCCATAGACCCAAAATTGATAGATGATATATGCGCGTTTATCAACTTCCACGTTTTAAATAATGTATCATCTGAATTTAAAATTTGAATTTGTACATCTCCCATATACGCATCTTTAAATGCATCTATACCATCCTGAGTTTTCTGATGTTTCTGTAAATAATTCCACAATTTATCATGCGTGTGAGGTGCGGTCATAGCATATAATGTCATTGAGACCTCATTCCATCTTGTCTTACCTTTAACATATGCATATGTATTACCATATTCCAATAATATTGGATTGTTATCCATCGATGGTAATGTTACCGCCTTTGCATATGTCACAAATCCACTTGAATCTAATTCACTGAATTGAACTTTGAAATTAAATCCTAAAATTGGTTTATAATCGCTTACTGATACTCTCATTATGCTCCCTGATAAATAGCAAAATCATACGTTATTGTTAAATTGGCTTCGGTGACTGCATCATTATCCCATGACATATCACCCCACGACACTGCCGACATAAATGCATCATGCAATATCCATCTCCCGATAACCGCTTGCATAGGATTTAACATCCATAATTGTATATCATGCTTATATGATGTAGTAGTTTTATCTGTACCAAGTTGAACTATATGGTGTTTACTATTGAGATACAACCATAGGCTATTCATTGTTATACCCTCAAATTGATAACAATTGATAGATATATCATTCCACTTAGTCTTACCTTTGACATTTACATATCCACCCAGATGATCTACTCTAACTGGAGTGTTATCGAAGGATGGAAGTTGAGCCGATTTACCATACAATTGGACCCCCGGTAACTGACCACTATGGATCATATATCGGTGCTGTAAAATTGGGTGTATAGCATACGGTGAAGATAATCTAGGCATTCTGAATATAAATAGATGTTAAAATAAAAAAGGCATCCAATTTCTCGGACACCCTTTTATTTTACCTAAATTGTCTAATAATTACTTCAAGCGATCGCCGTTCTTGAAAAAGCCGTACAATGTTACGCAGAATCCGATTATTGATGTTGCAGAAGCTATTAACGAATCCATATTGTCTAATATGTATGTTATAATTCCTGTAAATTTACTCAAACCTAGCATGACTGCCATTGAACCTAATGCTGTTAAAATGTGTCTAATTATCGACGCTGTATTCTTATTCATTTTTATTTTCCTTTACTTTTTAATTAATGTTATTATGAAAATTCCGCATAATCATATGATATCGTAATCTCTGCGTTGACTACATCATCTGTACCCCAATCCATGTCTCCCCAGTTTACTGTACTAATAAATGCTCCGATCATTTTCCATGTTCCAGTTGGACTTGATCCGTCTGGTCCTAAAATTTGTAATTGCATATCATGTTTATACACTGGTGCATATGAATCTGTCGCTGGTGTTACTTTTTGATGCTCATTGAAATACGACCATATCTCTTTAGCTGTTATTCCCTCAAAGTGATAGCATGATAAAGTAATATCATTCCATCTGGTTTTACCCTTTACTTTGAAATAATAATTTATGTGCTCAACGTTAACAGGTGCGTTATCGGCAGATGGTTGTTGGGCAGATCGGGCATATATCTTCGCACCGGGCAACTTAGACGTCTGCATTTGATATCTAAATTGAAGTGATGGATGATGGGACCCGGGGGCTACTACTCTTGGCATGTTATTTTCCTATTTCTTATATATAGTTTCGTTTCAAAAAAATTATTCTTTAGTATCCAATGGAAATAATGCACCCGTTGGTAACACATTAAAATCTACGATAATGAATTCCGCAGTTTTAGCTGGCTTCAAATATATAGCAGCTCTCATTTCATTTCTATCAACCACGTCTGGAGTGTTATTTCTCTCGTCTATAACGATTCTATAATCGTATAAACCTTGTTGTGATTGCACTTTTCTGAAATATGGCTCTGCTATTTCGATGAATCTAGCACGCGTTTCATTTGTGTTTTGTTCGAACACTAAATATTTAACTGTTTGCGCAATAAATCTCTTAGCATCTAACAATAATCGTCGAACATTAATCCTATCTAGTGCACTTCTCTTCTTCTGAAGTGTTTTTTGACCCCATACCGCAATACCAGTTTTAGGGAATGATGCAATTGGATTAACAGATTTGATATATAAATTATCTCTATCATTTTGTGTCATTAATCTTTCAGTCTGAACGGCAATATCAATACCACCACGATTTAAACCAGCTGGTGCATACCATGGATGAGCCACTAAATCGTTGAACGAGAATACACCCGGAACAACGGCACTTGGTGGTACCCATACATTTCTACCCAAATCAGGATCTGGTATTTGAATCCATGGATAGTACATTGCAGCATAATTAGTGTTTCTACCTTCAGCAGCCAATTGTGCTTGACCTACAGTACTACCGTGGGTAGTAGGGTCTATCATGTAGAATACATCTCCACGATCTTCACACATATTTATACCACGAGTAATCAATTTAGCATGATCGGAGCAACCTTCAATAAGCCCCGGTGTCAATAGCATGTTAATATCATATTGATCCTTATTCGCTAAGATATCAATCGCATCCTGATATGCTGTAGAACCACTCACTGCAACTGCTACATTTAGCCCTTGAGTATTGTTGTTGTATATTGATTCATACATAGCACGTGGATGAGAAACATTACCTTCAGATCCATATGCAAATGTTCCAGAAACTATCGCTGGTAAAGATCCAGTTAATGCGGCAGATCTAATAGATCCATTAGCATTCAAATAGTTCATTGTGTTGTTTACTGACTTAACCCTAACAAATCGAGATCTATTAGCATAAGATCCAGATTTTTGTAAATATGGCTCTCCAGATGAATCATATCTCAATGTCCACTTCATATCACCAATAACTCTACTGATATAATTTGCAGTAGTAGGATCCAATGAAATTTGTGAATATTGCTCAATTATCACTTTTCTAGAATCTATATCATCACCACGTCTGATTAATAAATCAAATGTACCACGATCATTATTTACACCAGAAATTTCCCATCTGATATTATATGCAGACCCAGATACTAATGCACCACCAGTTGTTAAATCGGCTGCTATACCTGAACCAGAATCTGTTGCAGCGGTTTGACCCGAATTTGTAATATCTCCATCAGATAGAGCCTCTAAAGAGAACGCCATATTACTTGCCGCTTGAGATGATGTCCCAGCTACTTGTAATTGTCTAGATGCTGAATTTATAATATTAGTATATGCTGGTTGATAATTACCAGCTAATGTTCTAACTACTGTTATTACATCACCATATTTTAAATACTCTTGAACTGCGTATGTAGTTAAGTATTTATATTCTTGCTCACTTGCACCAGATCCAGATGAAAACACATCTCCAAACCATCTAATATATTCAGAGTATGTCGATAGCGATGTTGGTACCAACGCTGGTCCACGTACTGTCGGACCGACAATTGCTGCACCTACCGCAGAAATTTGCTCTGGGAGATAACTTAAATCAAATTCGCGGGTAAATACACCAGCAGATATGAATACATTCTTAGCCATTAAATATCCTCTATTATTTTTATTTAGATACTCAATATATTTATGGTATATCGGTAACTAACTATAATTATTAAATTTTTTGACCAAACGTTATCGAAAACGGATATTTCTTTTCAAATTTCTATTTAGTATACTCTGGTCTTCCTGTGATATATCTAAGTACTGAGAATTTCTGAAATATGGTTCATTTATATAAAAATCAGATTCTTCTCTCTCGGCTGTAAATCTAGTAGTTTTAACAGTGAAAGCCTTGTCTACATTAGCTTCCTTATATTCATATTCTTCCATTAAATAGCCATCAATTACAAGTGGTATTGTAGCCGATACCATACGATCATCCCCCGATGAGTTTACGGTATTCATATTAGCACCAGTAATGGATGCTCTAAATGTATAATAATCACCCCACATATGATTTGATATACTAATAAATGCGTGAACAATCGTATTCAGCTGTGCTACTAAATGTGTCCACACTATCAAATCATAATTAACTCTAACATAATCTGGCATTTGAACCGCATAATATTCATTTGAAGGTTTTCGGTTTATTTGTCCACCAAATCTGTCATATCTATTTTCCAAAGTTTTATATGGATAGAAATTTACACGTGCGGTCTTATTATTTAAATCCAAAGTATGTAATCGATCATCTTCATCTACTGAAGTTCGCCTAATAGCAATAATAGGTGCCATCAGTTTTTTAGAAGAATCTCGCATATATCCGCGCGATTTTATCTGCGACCACCTTTCACTATCAGCATATATCGCTGGAACATCTATCATTTTACCTTCATGTTCAATCTTAAGTGCCATATTTTTATTTATATGCCACAGCACGGCATAATCAATATCATATAATGTCACCTTCGGTAATTTGACTAAATCGGTGTCTCGCCTGACGTCTGCGGCGCGACTTGTATTTGGAGTTATGTGACCAGATTCAAATGGTAATATTGGTCGCTGATTTTCTGCCATTAGAGATTCCTCGGGATCATAATGTTATTTGTAAAGCTATTATTACCAGATCTAGTTTCCTGAATATTTAAATTTGATATTGATGTTAAATGAGCTTCAGCTATTACTGAAATATTCATTCCAAAATCTGCGAACTCACCTTCAACTTGTCCAATAAGATTGTCTGGGTCTCTACCAAACCAATATGAATTACTTATAATATTATTGACTTCAAAAAATAGATTATGATGTTTGATAATATCAGATATTTCGATTACTAAATCTATATCAACTAAATCATCTCGTAAAAATGCAAATTTTATAGTTTTTTTAGTATCTATATCACCAAAATCTGTATCACTTACACTAGTATCATCTTCAGTTATTAATGCATGGATTCTAATTGGTGAATAATATATTTTATTACTACTTTCGCCATAAATATTTGTTTTTGTATCGATTGGTGATAACTTATATAATGCAATTTCAGTGTCAACGATTCGGTGAATCATTTCACGGTTTATCCCACGAATAAATGCAGCATCTCTTTTACTGCCGAACATTGCCATATTATTTTACCCCACGTATATCTTGAGTGGCACCTTTGAGAGATGTTTCGATAACATATCTGATTCAGTACTACTTCGTTCTAATTGCGATTGCCGACTTAATTGATCTAAAATTTCCTTCAACTCCGATAAACATGATTCCATTTCGCGTTCAGCAGCCGAAATTAGATCTGCACTATTTAATGAGGTACTTTCCCCGGGAACCACTATTGACTGATATTTTCCACGTACATACCCAAGCATCTCTTTAGCAATTGCCAAAGCATATTTTTTAATCCACTGTTTGCCCATTTGATTGATATATCCATATGCTAACAACCCATATGGAACATTACTATAATTCGTAACCTTTCCATCACTTGTAGTTGAACTCACATTTTCATCATCTAAGGTGTAATTAAACCAAATTTTAAACGAATCTGATGGTATTGGAAATATTCTAATTCTATTATTTGTAATCTGGAATGAATATGATGATCTGCGTATTTGATCATTTAATTCAACCGCTTGTGCTCGCAATACGTCTTCATAAAGTGGCATCGATAAATAATCACTCGACATCGCGGATAAACCAAATCCAAATTCATTGGATAATCCTAATGAGGTTCCAAGTGCGCCCTGATAATTAGAGTACGCTGGAGTGTCTTCATGAAACACTCGTCTTATTGTAAATTGATTTGTAGAAAATGAACCAGTTTCTATTGTGGTATCTGTCAATAAATTATATACCTGTTTATTCGCGACTACTTGAATACTACCAGTAAACCATGTCAATGTCCCACCTGAACCGACTTCAGTACCGAATTCTTTAGCCAATTTGAATATTCCACGCATCGTTGGTGGTATATATTGGGTACTCAAATTTAGAGATCCAGTATCAATCCCCATTAATCGTAATATATTATCTCTGGCGGCATATGTTGCTACCTGAGATCCATATTCATTTACAGCGTCTTCATATGCGGCATAAAAATTTTTGTCTTGTAATTCGACATCCATGATTGGATAACCTAATCTCTTTGCCGCCCAATTAGAAAATTCTTCGACCTCACATTGAAATCGTGGATCCTCGTCGTAATAACCAAATGGCGTATCACCGATGAAGAATGATGCCGATCCGGGGTATATTGGTGCTGTAGTTGATGCCATATACTATAAATAGATATGATCGGCATTAAACATCTTCTACCTCACCTTCTACATATAATTTACGTAATGCGTCATATGCCTGTGAATAGATGTTCAACGACGAATCTGGATCAAATTTGAAATTAAGTGTACCAGTTGAAAGTGGGGTAACATAATTTTTCCGAGATTCAGCATCTGGATATACTGTATAAGTTACAATATTCTCAAATCTGGAAACCCACGTTAATCGTTCTGCTACTTTTGGGTCTTCTGGGTCATCCACTATTTCAAACTTTTCATAGTCAACATGCTCTGATCGTAATTTAGAGATTCTGATATACATTTTATCGTATACCACATCATCCATGATAATTTTACCTTGTAATGCCATAATTATTATTTAAGTTATCGTGTATCTATATGATATTTTGAATTATCATTTGTTTCAGCGATGTTATAAAGAGTCTACTACTTTTTTATAACATTTACACATGGCATTGACAAGTTTAGTGTCAGTTGCCGTGTATATCACACCATCTTTATTGATAGTATATGTATAAGTACTACCATTTAATACCCAATCTGATTGATTAATATTATCTAAATTATTAATTTCAATTTCCAACTCTCGATACGTAAACATTCTCACCAATGTTGGGTCCGTTTTCACAACAAAATCAAACGATGGAACGCCCGATGTAATAGTCACCACCCTATATGTATCATCGCCTTACTGTGATATAGCTAAATGTTGTGTAGCAGCACTTGATTCATAAAATACTTGATCTACCATCACGTTGGTATTCATGTTTTTTGCAGCTAATGCATTTTTTAATGCTAGTGAAACCGCATACGATGTTTGTTCTTTTCTAATTGCCATAATATTTTCCTTTTGTTTTAATTTTTAATGTAATACTGCCCTAGTATATATTTGAGACACGTGCATAAATCTATTTGTTGTACCAACGGTTTTAGCAATTATCGCTCTAGTTGAAACTGCGGCATTCTGTGGAATGGTAAATAAATTGACATTTGGAATTATACCACATAATGTCCCATTAACATAGAATCTAGCTTCTAACTCTTTATTAACTTCAGTTCTCAATACGTATGCAGTGTTTGCGGCGACTGATATACCCAAATTAATTATAGTCTTTCCACCCGCACCTGCAATTGAAAAACCTTCGAAATTTCCAGATGATGATGCATTGGTGTACCGAATTCCACAACTTGAATTTGCCGCCAAATCAGCAACCGCGGTAGAACTATTATTTAATCCAACTTCAATTCCATATTCTTGGGCAGCGGTTGATAAATTTTCCAATCCTATAGTCGCTTCACCAGATATGTGGTGAAACCCAGTATACCCCGTAAATCCAGTATTTTTATTAATAAATATCATGGCAGCTCCGGGAACGGATGTACCAGTTGCTAATCTCCAAGATGATCCAACGGAATCCAACATTGTACTACTATTCGTATTTGCACCACTACCAAGTACCGCAAATCCGATATGCCCAGCGTCCCCAGCTGTTACCGACCCGGGAGAACCGTGAGTAGATATAATTTTATGCGTATTACAATTTGGATAATGTGAAATTAACCATTTAGCCATCGTAGTATCATAACACAATCCAATTGATTGTTTTGGCTGAATTATTATATCTTCATACGATTCAATTTGGTTGGATGCTGAAGAGCTAGGATGATTACCTGAAACATAAAAACTATATGATCCAGTGTTAATCAATGTTAGTTCCCTAGCCGCTGATTGTGATACAATTCCATTTATACCGTATATATGATTACACGCAACTTTTATAGTATTTACTGAATATATACCAGCTGGATTCCAGTTATTAACAGTAGCCGTTATCATTGAACTTCCAGTAATTGCATATGTTGCAGCAGATCCACCACCATTTGCCGCATAACTAGCAGATATTACATTTAAAATACCACTTCCGTCACCTTTAAATGATCCAGTGAATGATCCAGTAAATGGTGATGTTATTGTTCGAAATTGCGCGGATGATGATACTATACCTGATGGAATAGTTGCAACTACTCCAGTTAATCCAGATCCGTCACCAACATATGATCCAGAGAATGATCCAGATACTGTTATGGCGGTAATATTGGCTAGTGAAGCATCACTACCCGAATAAATTAATTTTCTCCAATTTGGCATATATTACTTACATTTACGGTTGGTTACGATCTAGTCGCCCACTTCTAATCAACGTTGATCAGCCAATAAACTCAAATATATATAGTATTATTTTTTCTTTATATTCTTAGACGGTAATTCATCTGGTACTAGCACCATACCATCAACAATTGGTGGACTAACTTCGGCTTCAGCATTTTTGGCAATTGCGAGTTGTTCATAAACGGTGTTTAATAATTTTCCGACCGCCCATGCATCAGTTCCTTTAATAGTCAATGCATGTAATGATTCTCTGATTATTACGAATTCAGAGGTGTCTAGTGTAATATTATGTTTCATGTGTTAAAAGTTTTCTATATTCTTGCAGTTTATATATTACATTATATAATTGTTCAATGTCCTTCACTGGAGAATTCGCAGTCATTAGTGCACGCATTAATACGTCAACTTCACTAAGTGTTAATGATACACTTGGTTGTGGCACTATAACCTCTTTACTTGGATGTACTTTTCCTATCAATCCCATTATGTATTTAACTAAACCCAAATGTACGCAGCAGTTCCAGATATTTTAATGTTTCCAACTTTTTGATGTGCCGCAACGTCAACCATTCCACCGTCCACATCTACTACAGCTGCTACATATGCATCTGGAACAACCGCCGATGCTGTTGAACTTAATTTAGTATTTATTTGCATTGAAAATCTAGCTGCTGAATCATACCATGCAAATGCCGCACCTGAAAAATCTGTTTCAGTTTGAATTATAATACCACCATCTCCAGTAGCTGATCCTGAATTCAATAGTACAAATCTATCTTCAACATTTAGATTCGTAACTTCCATATTGTATGTTGTACCCAATATAGTAAGGTCTCCAGCTACAGTTACATTTGTACCGAACGTGGATGTTCCAACCGTTAATAGTGTACCATCATATGTAAACGACGCTCCAGATGTTAAGGTATCTGCATCTGAGAAATAAGCAACTCTAGTATTTGCTCCAGCACCATCTATTAATGTTGATCCCCAAACGCGCGGATCAATTTCATCATTTACAAAATTTCCATTTGAATCTAATACCACTACAGTATTATCAACACCAGTTGGCATTGATGTAGCCTTAAAAGATGACCCAGTAACTGTACCAAATAATACATTCGCGGTTGTCTTTAAATCTTGCGGCGTGTTTAATGTTACTAATAATTGGGTAGCATCTGTTACACTGAAATTAAATCCATGTGCAGAAGCTGTATTGAATCGTATATTATCAGTAGCTGTTGCAAATGATGCGGATGTACCATTATCACCACTTATATTAAATGTTGAATCTGCTAATACACCAGTTAATCCCGTCCCAGATCCGACAAACGAACCTGAAAATGATCCAGACATTACTACCGCGCTAGCTCCAGTTGTTCTAACTACTGTACCTGTACCGTTACTACCAATTGTTGTATAAGTAGACGTTCCAGATCCAACTAGGAAGTTATTTAATCCCGATGTTGCTAATCCAGTACCCCCACTAGAACCAGCTAAAGGTGTATCTAATGTTAAGGATGCTAATTGTGCAGCCGAACCGCTGAGTACTACTAATTTCCACGATGCCATTGTTTAATTCCTTGTCTATATATAGTATTTTTTTTCGATCTCACTTATTTTAACTTCCAACGAATAGATTTGATGCGCTGAAAAATAAACCTCCAACCCTAGCACTTGGTGTATATGAAAATGAACCAAGTACTAGCACTCCATCACTATCAATTTTATAAGCTTCGAATGATCCACTACTAATTCTATGTATAGTTTTGGAACCATCGCCGATTACATCGACAGATCCTGTTACGCTTATTTTTATATCTGAAATTGAATTCCTAATTATCACTGGATTATTACTATCAAACCCAAATGATGATGTTCCAATATATGCATTTGTAATTATTAGTTTATTTCTACCCCCCGTCAAACTTACAAATACCTCTTCATTATTTATAAAATTTAAAGATGCGGTAGAAATATTTAATGATTTCCACGGACTAGAAATAGACCCCAATGAAAACGATGTCAACTCCCCACTAGCAGTAAACGGTAATATTGATGAGCTGATTGGTGATGGAAAATTTATATTTATTAATCCACTACCGTCTCCTTTAAAAGATCCAGTAAATTGTGAGTATGATATATTACCCATTGAGGATGATATATTAGTTGCTCCAATAAGATGTGAATTATATATTTTCATCTACTTCTAAAAAACGCTTATATTTTCAGTTCCATATAATCTCTTTTCAAACAATACTGTCTGCGCTTCAATAAAAATTGGACTACCAGCAGATCCAGAAAATGGTAATTCAATGGTAAATGTCGGACCAACGGCTGAACTAGTTACTGCAAATAATATATCATCTAGTGCCATATTATGCCTGTGTAATTAATGCTCTAACAGTGATATTATTAGGTAAAGTTGTCGCAGTGTATCTAATATAATTTCCAATTACATCTTGCGCACTATTCCAAGCCAACCAAGATACAGCATTAGTCGAATATTCCCATGTACCACTTGCAGATGTTGTTATATCATCATCTAATACTGAAAATCCATTGGCTACATTAAATAATTGTAATCTAAGATTTGGAATACTAGATCCCCAAGAAGTAATTTGTCTCCACGCAAATTGCCGATTTTGTGCAGATGAATATGTCAACGATGGTTCATAATGAGAATCTTGTGACCCATCCTCGTATACGCAGCATATTGAATACACTTTTCGAGGTACACAAAATTCTCCAAGTACATCTATATATACCATAAATTGTATATATGTACTCGGTGTAATTGCCGTTAAATCTCCAGATATTGTTTCGGTCCACGCTCCCGAGTTATCATCAATACCAGATGTTCTATAAAATAGTCTAATTGGTTCTGGAGTATATCCTAAATTGAAATCTCCAGTATAATGATTCGTATGCACATATACACGGTATAAACTGGTCGCATTTGTAGTTGGTAATTTTGGGGTAATTATTTTTTGGTTTGATGTAGCTGCATAGTATGCATCTGCTCCAACTGGTAACACTCCCAACCAATTTAATCCCGTTGTTGTAATATTAGGCATAGCAAACAACATCCCATCTTCTGTCCACATGGTTAATGCAGCAGGTGAAAATATTGCGTCAACACTTCCAGCGGCGGATGTTGTAAGTTTTGTTCTATTATTAATTTGTCCAAAAAGTTTTTCAAATTGTGGACTCGTTGGGTCATATGTTGTGACATATGTACCATGTCTACCAGCTAATGTAGTTGATATTAATAATCTATCTAATGTTGAACTGTAATCCACCTGTAAAAACGTACTGGTACCTAAATTAGTGGTCACGGTTCCCGGCGGATTTTCTATCATTGAATCTGCCAACCAACTCGACGATCCTCCCGTTATAGAAGATATCGGGCATCTATACACCCTAGTTGCAGTTACAAAATATAAACTTTTAATACCAGCCGCAGATCCATGATTTACCGAAAACACTCTCCCATTGTTCACTTGTTGAACGGTACCAACTGTAGCTACCCCGAGAGTTTTGAGACTCCATGCACTCGTAGAAATCCCAGCGGTAGTTGTTAATGCCGCTCGCATATTAAACTTATGTATTCGTGTAGTAGTGGCATTATCATTATTTAATACATATAAGTCATGCTCAGTATAACTAACCATATCATCTTGGGCAATTCCCATATTTATATTCAATAAACCTGAGTGTAAAGTATGAGTACCACTCGAAACAGTACAAGCCACCGACGCCCCACCCAATGTTGCAGATATTTGGAATGCATCAGCTGTTAGTCCTGTAGCACTTACATAAAATGTTGTGTTCACTGTAGGACCCGTCAAAGTACCAGTAGTAGAAAATGATACTAAATCTCCAGCAACAAACCCGTGACCTACTTTGTTGACAACTGCTGGCGTTGCAACTGGTATAGTACAAGTTGCTGATGCGACGTCCCTTAATAGATATGACGCTCGTATATTATCAACTGTAGTTGCCTCTGCAATGACTGTACCTCCAGCTGCAAATGTTCCATAATTTAATCCTTTAATAAGATGCACTCCACCATTATATAAAGTAGCATTAGTTACATCAACAGATAATCTAATTTCTTCAATTACATATGATGAACTCGGCGCGACGGTTGTTGCTGAATTTATTACTAATTCGGTGTCATTTGTTATACTTGAAATTTCATACCACGTGGATATACTATTTGGGTCGGTTGAACCAAATCCAATCCTCGCGCCAGCGGCAATTCGCTGAGTTTGAAATTGAGTACCAGACCCCGTTATATATGTTGTAGAACCTCCAGTAGAAACTGAGCCTGTGGTATGTTCATAAATATTTGCCCGTAATCCACGAATAGTCTTAGCTCCAGCGATTGTAGTTCCAGATAAAGTTACATATCCTTTCCAAGTAATTGTATTTGCGGTGTAGTTATATTCAAACAACCCGATATTTCTGGTTACTGCGGCAGTAGCATTGGATGCGGCAAATATCCAATAAATATTTGAAGACCATTTATAAACATGCGGTGAAAAAAATGTGAACCCGGCTATTTCAGTCATATTCATTAAAACTGGCGGATTTACACTAACATAATTATCAGTTGACAGTGACCCACTAAACTGTCGTATTAAGGTACCCAACATTGTTTTTGTTGCGTCGTATGATCCACTTAAAGACCCCATTGCTCCTGTAAATGTATGTTCTACTGCTACTTTCATTTATTTTTTTACGTTTGTATGTCTGTGAACTGCTCAACAACATCATGACTAATGAAATGAGCTTCGGAGGTCATAGACTCGCCTAAGGGTAACGCCTCACTCCGTTTTTGTTTAGTGTCCGAATTAGTTCCTAAACCAGACAATATTTTTAAACCTTGGTTTTCAATGTTTATACTTGCATTTAAATCCCGATCATGTACTGTATTACAACTGGTGCAAATCCATTCTCTATCTTTTAGAGTAAGTTCTTGATTGATGTAATTGCATTTTGAACAGGTTTTACTACTTGGAAAAAATCTATCAATCTTTATAACGGTTTTATCATTCCAAATAGATTTATATTCAAGCATATTGTAAAAAGTACCTAATGCTACATCTGAGAGTGCTTGTGCCAACTTATGATTCTTCATCATATTTTTGACCATTAAAGTTTCAATACAAATTACATCGTGGTTTTTGATGATTTCAGTACTGACTTTATGTAAATAGTCGTTTCTAGTATTAGTTACTTTTTCATATATTGTTGCAAGTTTTGATTGTTGTTTTAATCTGGAATTACTTCCCTTTACTTTTTTAGATAATTGACGCTGATTATATTTTAACTTCTTTAAATTGGTTTTGAGTGGTTTAGTATTTTGATATACCTTACCATCTGAAAGAATAGCTAAGTTCTTAATTCCAGTATCAATACCAATACTTGAGTCTGTTTTCTCAAACGGTGTATGTTCAACTTCACACGTAATACTTACATAATATTTACCAGTTTTAGATTTTGATATTGTTGCAAAGCAGATTTTACCTTCAATTTTCCTATGTAAATTTATATTGATACCTTGTTTAAATTTTGGTATCCATAACTTACTATCTTCAATATATATAGATTGTGGTATAGTAAAACTTTGTCTATCATATTTACTTTTAAATATTGGAAATTCAGTTTGTTTTCTGAAAAACTTATTATATGCAGCATCTAAATTTCTAAGTGATGATTGTAAACTTTGTGAATTAATTTCCTTTAACCATATAAATTGCTCATCATTTTTTAAAAAAGTAAGATCCACGGCATTATCATAATAATTAAGTGTTGTTTTATATTCAAGATATGGATGTTTCCTAACATTCAAATAACGGTTATATACGAATCTACATGCTCCAAAATGTTTTGATATGAGTACCATCTGTTCATTGGTAGGATCAAGTTTAAACTTATATGATTTATGAATTACCTTCATCTATTAGTAAATAGGCAAATTCTTTGTGAAAACGCACATATTTTAACAATACATAGGGTTTTTGCGAATATTTACAAACTCCAGTTAAGATACTTGTAAAAAACTTCACTATTACTGTTCATATACATTCATTCTGCCTTGAATTAATAAATAAATTTTAAGTTATTATATCTATAAATAGTATTATATCTGTTATGTATGTAGATGACCCACTTACATAAAATTCCAATAAATCATCTCTGTATAATGTTGTAGTCCACCCAGATAATGTCGTATCAATCGATCCAGTTTGATTTACTAAACTTACATTTCCAAGTGTAGTTCCATTTCTACGTATATTTATATCAATACTTCCAGTTATGGTTGATATTGTTCGCGTTTTTATAATTGTAGAATTGGAATTAATATGCCGATATCCCTTAGACCCGGCTGTGATATACGAGTCTTCAGTTTGTATTCTTGTACCAATTGTTTGAACTGAACTACCACCCGGGGCATAGGATGCACTCAATGCATATGAAGCTGATACTATATTAGTTAACCCACTACCGTTACCAACAAATGATCCTGAAAATGACCCAGAATATACAGTCTTAGTTTCCAGCGTAGTTACACGATTAGAAAATGAAGATGATGCATTATTGAATGATCCAGAAATATCCGACGCAATTTGAAATGAAGATGATAGTATATTTGGTGGTAATGTTGTAGTAATACCAGTTAAACCAGATCCATCACCTCGGAATGACCCTGTAAATGATCCTGTAAATGGTGCAGTTATTGTAAAGAATTGTAATGAACTGCTTATAATATTCGATGGCACATTGGTGATACCAGTGTAAGATATCTGCGCAGAGCTTGATACAACATTGGGTGGAATTATATTTAATAAACCAGATCCATCTCCTTTGAAAGATCCAGTAAATGATCCTGTAAATGCATCGGTGATAGTTTTAAATTGTAATGAAGAAGATACTATTCCAGATGGAATAGAACTTATTCCCGAATATGTTATCTGAGAAGAGCTTGATACTATATTTGATGGTACATTAGTGATGCCACTATAAGATATTTGAGCCGATGATGATACAATATTAGGTGGTAATGTTGTAGTAATACCAGTTAATCCACTTCCATCTCCTTTGAAAGACCCAGTGAATGATCCAGTAAATGGAGATGTTATATTTGAAAATTGTAATGAGCTACTTACAATATTTGGTGGAATTACCGCTGTTATTCCAGTAAGCCCACTACCATTACCAACAAATGATCCTGAAAATGATCCACTATATATTACTTTGGCTTCAATATTTGTTACACGTGTGGAAAATGATGAAGATGCACTATTGAATGACCCTGAAATATCCGACGCAATTTGAAATGAAGATGATATTAAATTAGAAGGTGCACCAGTAATTCCCGAATATGTTATCTGAGAAGAGCTTGATACTATATTTGATGGTAATGTTGCGGTTATACCCGTCAAACCAGATCCATCACCTTTGAAAGATCCAGTGAATGGAGATGTTATATTTGAAAATTGTAATGAAGAAGATACTATTCCAGATGGAATAGAACTTATTCCTGAATATGTTATTTGGGTAGACGATGATACTATATTTGATGGTAATGTCGCAGTAACACCAAATAGTCCAAATCCATCTCCTGTAAACGATCCTGTAAATGATCCTGTAAATGGTGCAGTTATTGTAAAGAATTGTAATGAAGAAGATACTACATTCGATGGTAAAGTTGCGCTACCACCAGTTGACCCAGTACTAGTTGGTAATATACTTCCAACTGTAGCTGATGCATACCCACTTACTGGTACTGGAAAATATACAATCGATTGTGATGTAGATGCAGCAAATATCTTCTCTGGAATAATTACTTCATCTTCAGTATTCCAAACGGTTATTATCGGATATTTGTAATTTAAATTGTGATTGAAACTCCAAGTAGTAGCCAACGAGGGTTGTGAAAATGTGGCATAATATTGACTTGACACGTAGGATGCGGATATTGCCCAAGATGACGTGATGTTATATGTTGCACCATCTATCAGTGCCCCGGGAGCATAGGACGCACTCAATGCGTATGAAGCTGATACTATATCAGTTAATCCAGATCCATTTCCAACAAATGATCCACTGAAAGATCCCGTAAATGCGCCATTTGTAATGATACCACTGGTGCCCGGTCTACCTTGCGGTCCAGACTCGATGATTTTAACGACTTTAATTTCCGATTCATCGATGATCTTAATAATCGGTGGCACATTATCCGAAATAATACTCGGATTATCGCTAAAAACGCCAATATGATCAACAGCCTCTGCATTTTCAACTACTCGTACAACGCGAACTTCTGAATCATCAATGACTCGGATTGATTGTGGCGCATCATATGATACGTCAATGGGATCATCGCTTATTATATTGATTCGTTCAATTGCCACGGTGTCTTACCTCGTGGTATTTTTATTCAGTTTAATTCTGCCTTCTATTATTCTACGGACGTATTCAGTTTGACCAGATCCAGAATATATTTCAATATCAAAATACGCCTGATCAAATGATACCAACGATGATGAATATGCACTAATTGTCAACCCAATTGATCCAGATGTTATTGGTAAAACTACAGATCCCGAAACTGGAGTCATAGTTAACCCAGTTCCATCACTTGTAGGTGAGGTAGAAATTCTAAAGTAAGCTGTATTTGAGGTTGCTTCTGGTCTAACATGCATCCGAGCATTGTAGTCAGTCAAATCAATAGGATTACCATTCGCATCAGTATATTCTAATCTGCGTTTAAATGTTGCTCCCTGATCGATGATCCATTGTACTCTATTACTTGCTGCCATTAATGATTAACCCTCTGTTCTATATAGTATATTTAATACATCTTCGACTGCTGGATGACGATGATTCTCAAATAATTCTACCACACTTACATGTGTTGATTCTCTTAATTGATCTATCCACTGTGTAGCAGATGTAAGTTTATTTTTTAAATCAATTTGATTTTTATCACCACAAAATATCATGATACTATCTTTACCAAGTCTACCAAGTGCCATCGCTAATTGTTCTTTAGTCAAATTCTGAAATTCATCGACGATGCACACTGCATTATTGAATGTGCGCCCCCTGAAAAATGTCAATGGCGCAATTTCAATTACACCTTCAGATTCCAACTTTTTAATTTGGTCTGGATGACTATATGCCTGACGCATGGTATCCTTTATTGGGACTAGCCATGGATCAAGCTTTTCTTCCAGAGTCCCGGGCAAAAACCCGTTATCCTCAGTTGAAACCGTTGGTCTCGTGATTACAATCTTGGATACTTCCTTTTTAAACAGCTTATCCAATGCCACTGCTACAGCCAACTGAGTTTTACCAGTTCCAGCCTTCCCTAATATGAACGTGTACGCATGTTTCAGAATCTGCTCTTTAGCTAATCCCTGTTCTCCATTTAAATGTATATCGAACTGTACATTGCGCCCCACTTTTTTCACTTGTGGTATATTTTTATCCACCATACTCCCCATCACATTTGATTCGATAATAAATAGGAAAATTTAGGTTTAAACGATTTATTACGATAAGATGGAACTAATCTGAAATAAATACAGTTATACTAGTATAAAAACTAATTAAAATGGAAACTTGCACTACTTGTGGACAGGATATTAATGAAGTTGTTATTATTGGTGGGAAACCATATGGTACTACTTGCGCCTTAAAACAATTGGGGATTTCAAGATTCCCACATGGTTTTACAACTGGCGACTGGGATAAAGTAAAAGCTGAGATAGATACAGTGGTTCAAAATAATAAAAATATTCATATTACAAGTCGCAAAATTACATCAGAATATTGGAAAGAATGGACTATTTTATCAAAAGCGTATTCACACGCACGAATCCAACAAAATGATTGGGCGGTTGATTTTTTATCGGGCATCATTGATAGATTAGGTTATTATACAATCCTAGCGCAAACTAATTTCGATACAATGGAAGATGCTGAAAGAGGGTGGAATGCATCAAGTGGAACGTTTCCATATCTTTATTCAGAGCCAAAAAGAATCGAAAATCTTTCACAAAAGCAACGAACAATTATTTATAAATTCATATGATACGATTTGATACGAAAATTAGTCGATTAATTGATGTGAGGTAGAAAAATGTTACCTAGGTTGGAACTAATTAAATGTCTTTATATATTTTTTACTTCCACAGTCCCATATGCGATCATACCCAAGTAGTTTCATATTTTCCCACTCTGAGAGATTTGGGTCTGCGTTTGGAAATTTTTCTAGAATTTTATCAATGGTAAATTCAGATTTATTATAACGTCTTAAATATTTTTCACCCGTGATTAAATACCAATAATCTGGTGGCGTTTTACCATTATAATTAAACGACCTCTCAACGTCTCGATGTATAAATCTACGATCTCCTATGTACGTCATAGTCGTAGCTTTAAGTATATTCACTGAAAATTTTAATAATGTATTAAAACCGTTTATTATATTATAATGAAGTGTGTTGCAATATCTATCTAAAATATAGTCAGTTGTACCATTTATCGAAAACCCCATCACATAATATAAATCAGCACCATTATATATCCCAAAATATCTATCGGATTGCGACGGTCCAAATATATGATTATCTAGTAAAAATTTGTTGGCAGTTTCTTTAGAAATTTCAGAACAATCACAATTATTGGCATTTAGCGCATATTTATATACATCACAATATGATGCGATCATACCTTTGAGTATTTCTGGATTATCTTTCCACTCATCTTCAAAAATGTGTATTAATCGATCTCCAGCGTTTTCGACAACTGTAGTTTTATTTAGGTGATATTTTATACTTTTACCAGCTCCTAATTCAGAATGATAATATAGTCCATCAAATTCAATGGCTAAATTATTATCCGCTAAATATAAATCTAATTCATTATATCCCATCATATAATGTGGTATATGTGGAATTTCAATTGAATCTAAAAATTCTTGAAGTTGTAGTTCAGCATTTGATGTATATTGCGTACCGCGTAATTTATCATTTTTATAATATATATCTCGCTGAATATCTCGCATTCTACTTGATATTACAGTATCTGTCTTATATTTAATTTTATATTGTTTAATTGTCATATTATGTGTAGCAAGGTGGGTTCGATTCAATTTCAGAAACTTTTCACCGCACTCCAAACATGTGATATAATTATATTCCCCACCTTCAATGATATCATGACGCCGCTTTTGTCTTGGACCATAATAAGACCACATATGTGCATATTCGGGGTATTTTTCATAAAATTCCCACGATTTTAAATTGTGCTCCCTTTCTAAATGTATAGTAGTCCAACCACTTTTATTGTTTATATCTACCGTTGTCCAATTACATAATGGACATTTAAACAGTGGCTTATCCTCTATAATATTTTTTATAAAATATTCCTTATAGCCATATTTATCAACTATAATATCATGCTTCTCTTTCAAATGTCGTCGCGGATGACCACCTTTATTGACTATATCCTCAGTGTTCCACCCGCAAATAGTGCATTTTAATGTTTCCATAATGCAAATATACAAAATTATATTGATATAACAAAAAAATGGTGAAGATTATTCATCTCCACCATTTAAAATTATTCATCACTCTAAAATAATATACTATAAAGTATTTAATCCATGGATGTATAACTTACCATAAAATTCCGGCCGGGTTACTTTCTTAGAATAACGTGTGAGCGCACCTTTTCGTGGCTCGAAAGTATCTGGGTCGGGTATAGTCTGAGTCATTATCAGCGGAATATATGGTGCATATACTGCTCCAGTTTCCAAGTAATTACTTCCTCTAAAGCCCATCAATATTACATTCTCGGTCATATAAGGATTCTTATATACTTGGAATCTTGAATTGATTGCTCCTACTTTTTGTACACCAAATGCAAATTTGAATTTATCACCATCTGTGTCTGCTGCGTATCCCGGGATACTCTCTAATATGGTTGCCACTGTAGGAGAACATACTAAGAAGTTTGCTCCACCACGCATCGTTGCAGCGTGAATTCTATTACTCAATTTTTGAATCTTAGTACCCAATGTTTGGAACCATGATCCTTGAGTATATGCAGCGTAGTTATTAGCCACTTGCGCAAACGCACTTGAACCGTTGTACTCATAACCCATTCTTGCAGACCAGTATTCAGTCATTGGAGCCGCAGTCATCAACATGTCTAGAATTTCCCAATCAATTTCTTGAGAGATATATTCACCCATGATAGATGTGATTTCAGCTTCAGCATCAATGTTTTGGTATGCGTCAATGTCTTGCGCAAATTCTGGAGTCCATCTTGCCTTGATCTTACGAGTCTTAGCAGTAATCGCTTCAGATCTGAATTCCATGTTCAATTCAGGAATATCTAAGCTTGCACCTTCTTGAGTCTTACCAACCTCGAAGTCACCACGAGTGGTTGCAGTCGGTTGTTTGTGGTAGTTAATCTTCAAGTCATTAGTTAAACCAGAACCTGATATGATGAACTCTATCTTACCACTTGCCTCAGTGTATTTAGTAAATTCTCTAAACACTTCATTTACACCTGTACCAGTGATTGTGAACGCTCTAACGCCAGTTCCATCATAGTTGGACATAGAAGCTGTAGAAACTGTAACTTTCAATAAAGAAGATCCACCAACCACTAATGATTGAGAGAATGCTGAATTGAAGTTATAATTTATCTCACTTACAGATCCAGTTACATATTGTGTAGCGTTGTAAGTTGTAGCGTGAGGGGTCAATGCAGAAGATGAGTAGTCATTTATGGTGTAACCAAATCTTCCCGGTCCGTAAAGACCTTCACTTGGAGTTTGATCACCGTATAATGCATAATCTGTTCCTCTGTTTGGATCAGTGATACCATACAATGAGTCGTTTTGCGAATTCTTTCCAGCTCCTGTATTAAATCCACTTTGTCCAGTTCCATATTTGAAATCTAACCAGAATACTAAACCAGAAGGTAAGTTCATTGGTTGTACAGATACGAATTCTTTAGCAGCGATTTCGTGGAATACTCTACGAATCAACGGTAATGCTATACCAGCCCACTCTTCAGAAGAAGCAGATGTTCCAGTACTGTTTGCTTCAGATATTAACTGTCTAGCTTGGTTTTCAAGTAACTGAGCCATGTTTCCACGTTCGTATCCATCCAATCCTTCTAGTAATCCAGTTTTCTCCCATTTTGTCGACAGTGCAAGTGCTCTCTGCCGTTGTGCCTTGTTATAATCATCGGGCATAAACGATTTTAAATCCATTTTCTTTCCTTGTTGTTGTTTTTTTAATGTTGAATCTTCTTAATATTTGCTAGTTCTTTCCATCTATTAGCGAATGGTAATTCACCTTTATCTGGGTTTTGTCTAGCTACTGTGTTTACAGTTCGTGATGCCGATGCTGGAATCAATGATTCAGTCAACTTCGTATTATTTTTCGACCTCACTTTCTCTTTAACTTGGTATGACTCAACTAATGCTGAATATACCAATTTAACTTCTCTGATTGTTTTCGCTGAATCGAAGGTTTTTAACAATTTAACTTGCTGATTTTCAGATAACTCAAAATTGTGCGCAGCTTTAGATGCATACATCAATTTAGCATTCAATAAATTCACTTCATTCATAGCTGTCTTCAAAATGACGTTCGCACGTCTTGTATCAGATAGCTCTTTCTTAAGTCTAGTATTTTCCATTTGTAAATTTGTTGGATTTGGTGCCGAAATAGATAGATTCGGATCCGCATCATTTTCAAATTCATCAATTTCCAATACTACATTGTCATCTAAAATACCTTCAAATTGTAATTCGTCTTCTCCTTGCGCTGGATCTGTCATTTCATCATCCATGCTCAATTCGGCTACTAAATTTCTAAATTCTTCAGACATTTCATCTTCTTCATCTTCCGCTGGAGCGGCCATTGCCGGGTCAGTTACTGGTGCTACTGGTGCAGCCATTGCTGGATCAGCCATTGCTGGATCAGCTGCTGGTGCTGTAGGTACTGGTGCTACTGGGGCAACCATTGCTGGATCAGCTGCTGGTGCTACTGGAGCAGCCATTGCTGGATCGGTCATTTCCGGGTTCTCATCCGCAAATTCATCTTCACCATCGCCTTCTTCAGCAAGTTTGCTTGTAATCATCCTTTGGATTCGTGGTTGAAATGTTTCCTTGATAGCCTGATGCGCATTCGCATATGCTATGTCTCGTACTTGATTAGCTTCAAGAATCGCTTCTTCTAAAATGTTCATTATACAAATACTCCTTAATTTGTAATCTGTGTTGTTTAATAAATTGTAAGATTATTAGTGAATCTTAATAGGTGGGTGTTATATCAAATGACTGTATATTAGAGATACAGTATCGATTATATATATGTAAAATTTTTTGAAAACAATTTTTGATGTATTATTTTCCGATCGCACATCTAAAAATTGTATCCCCATTCAAATATGGATTCGCCGTCGGTATATAATTGTGACGCTTTTACGGTTTTAGTAACTATTTTATAATTATTATTCAAATTACTTTCACCATGCTGCTTTGCATATAATCTCGATGTTGTCACCCAGTCGCCATTATTAATTTTAAATTTAGAGACTCGCTGTGTACTCAAATCGTTTATCAACCCATAAATTTCGTCAACTACTTTAGTTTGCATCTCATCATATGATAGCGACGGTTCCTTTTCCCAAATATCTTTTTCCAACTTTTGAACTATTTGATTTTTCATTGGAAAAAACTTAAATTTAATTCTATATTTTAGAATATAATTCAAATCTTCTATCTGTTTATCAACATCACTGTTCGGATTTGGTACAGCTCGATAAATTTTAACTAATTTATTTGGTTTATTATGTACACTTTGGATTTGATTTATAACTGAACTATCGTCTAAACCATATATACCGTAATATTTGAGAGCATTTCCAGTATACATATCTGGGAACATATCACCAACATCATACATCGGCGCATCGTCAGATTTAGTGGGTGCAGTGTGCGGTCGAGTATAATCTGATGGAATATCGGATTCGGACAAATGTTCACTGATTATATTTGATATGAATTGTCGCAATTTCATATTTTATTTACTATTAGCCTTCTTCCAAATATCACTCAATTTAGTATATCTCGATATGTCATTAACCACGAATTCATCGGCTCCACCATATTCACTATAGTCACTACCTAAAAATTTTATTATATTTTTACCCATCATTTTAGCATAATACAGCATTACAGGTATGAGTAAATTATTTTTTTCGAAATCTTGTTGAATTTTAGTATATGGTATTTTAGATTGTATAAATTTATATACAAATGACATTTCGGACCGACCCCCGACCCATCTATTTCCAGTATATATCTTTTTAATATCTAATTTTGTTAATTTTGCGCGCAAATCATTAAAAACATCATCTGTAAATTTTAATACATCTGAATAATTAATTATAATGCCATCAATATTATCACCATCCGCATATTGCCTAGCATGACCAATATAATCGGTCATAAATACTCCATCCTCTAACACATCACCAGTAGCCATCCCCCTATATAACATATCATAATCTCTACTTAAACCATCCGTTTTGGATAGGAAAGTATCATAATCATATGACTTTGCTAATTTTATCAATTTACCATATGTATTCACCGATTCATTCAAAACCTCGTTAATTACATTTGATATGAATTGTCTCAATTTCATATTTTAATCCATATATTTAACTATTCCAACATAACCAAGTTTAACAGTCTTATATTCGTCAATACTTGGTTCAGCCTCAGCATAACAAGTTCTAACTTTACCATCTACTTTTACCTGATATGTAGCTCTGTATGGAGTGTTATTTGTAATACTGAATTTCCACTCAGCCATTGCGGTTGGTTTATCAACAATAGGTCCAATCCACCCATAGTTTAACATCCCAACTTGATCTAATCCAAACATAGCAGCTAATGTCTTATTAGCATATGTACATTCACCCAAATCGTTGCAGATAAAAATCCCGAGTCCAGTAGCATTTTCAATAATATCCAAACGCATTTCATCAATGAGTATATCACGACCTCGCTGCATCATTATATCTTTTATCACTTTACCAGCTTTTTTACCAAATTGGGATTCGATATCTTTAATAACATGCACACCAGTCGAATAGTAATATCTGTAATTTTCAATTGTTGGTGATATTTTCGGTAATATCCATTTATAAAATCCGAATAATCCACCTACTATCGCAACTGAATATCCTATTATTGTTACAATATCTTTTACATATGCGGTTGTAATAGCATCCATATGTTCATTCCCTAATTATTTGCGGTTTATAGGTTGTTGCACAGGTTTTACTTGCGCAGTTGTTCTCGGAGTTGTTGGAGCTGGCTTTGGAGCCGCTTTTGGTGCCGCTGGAGCTGGTTTTACTGGTTCCGATTCTACTGGTGGTGCATCCCCGGCTTTGTAAACCTTATTCACTCTAGATATTGCAGCAGATATTGCTAATTTTGCATCTTGATCAAATTTTTCAATTAGTGATACCATTGCTAATCCAACAGCTTTTTTAATCATTGATTGATATTTTTCTACCTCACCTGAAAATTCAGTTCCAACTGGGTCTCCAGTTTGCCGGGCAGCTACCATGGCATCCTGATATTCTTTAATTCTATCTGGAACATGATATTTCAATGAATGCAATGTTCCACCACCATAAATGTTAACTGAAACATTCATAGCCCCGACATTGCGATATATATCAACCTCAACACCGTCGGAAAATCCACCATTGACATTTATCATGTCATATTTGATCTTCTTTTCCGTCAATAATTTTTGATATTCTTCAGATAATTTAAACATCTAGTTTCTCCATGCATTATCTTCAGCTGTTCTCATTTTCTGAGCATATTTAGCGTTTGATTTTACTAATCTTTTCTTAATACTCGGTTTAGTATATGACGCTTTATCGTAGACCTCTGATAGTCTCTCATTTTGCTTCATTATTCTCTTGAATTTTCGTAAAGCAAATGATAGATCGTTGTCAACTATTACAGATGACGCATATCCAGATTGAATTGTCAATAATTCCCGAAGTTGTTTAAAATCTTTAATATCCATTTCTTATTTATTAGTTTATTTTTTTATCGCACATTTAAATATCGTAGTATTTTTCTAATAATTGTCCAATATCTTCATATGCGGATTCCAATCTTTGTTGTCGTTGCATGATTTCAGATGCTTCAGTTTTCATGGTTTTATAACACTCTTCCAACTGTTTCATATGTCTGGAAGTTGTAATGTTATCGAACCATCCCTCAGTTTCCTTAAGTGTCATTCCCTTGGCAACATTGATTATACTTTCAATTTTAGCTATAGCCTCTTTCAAGTCAGCCGATCTATATATCACTTGTCCGTAATTACTATACGCCTTAACTGATTCTAGAAACGACTTACGATCGTCTTTAGTGAAAGTATGTTCATTTTCAAAAACATCCTTATTTGCTTCTAATAGTGATATAATATTACTAGTCATTACTTACCTCTGTTATATATAGTAATTTGGTGGTGAGACATATTCTTTCTTTGTCTCTCAGTCAATTCTGGTAGTTTTTTATCGACTACTGGTTTAACTTCAACTACAGGTTTAGATGCTACTGGTTTAACTTCAACTTTTGGTTGTACAACTTCAGTTTTCACTTCTGGTGCCGCTTCAACTTTAACCTCTGGAGCTACTTCTGGAGCTACTTCTGGAGTCAACTCATTGTTTACATCTTCTACCACATCATCTACTTTTTTACTGTACTTACTACTCATTAATTTCCTTTATTTTTTATTTATACAACATATACCTGATAATTCACACATTATATCTCTAATTGTGTTATTTATTTTATCATCTAATGATGACGTTTTATTAATATTTACAGATTCTGTCATTGAGATGGGTTTAACGAACGCGCCATGTGTAGATGGATTTGATACAAAATCAAATGTTACCAATGAAAAATCATCTTGCACTTCGACTGTATCATCGTGCTCCGATATCGTTTTAACAGATCCCATTCCACGTGAAGATATACCTACTGTAATATTTGCTTTGAATAATTCAGTTACAATATTTCCAGCTGGAGTATTTAATATCTCTATTTTACCCATCAAATCATCACCAACCCACCAACATTCTAATATATTATGTGATACATTTTTAAGGTTTACCACTGATGAATTACCAGACCAAAATGGTTTACCATTATCTCTAGCGTAAAATGTCTCATTCGGTACCGAAACGCATGCTATTTCACCATCATAATCTACCATTTCCATGCTCAAATTACGACGATCTAAATATATACCCTTCGCTTTAGATCTAGTTATACGATGTACTGGTTTACAATTTTCACCCTTTATTAATCTATCGCGTATATATGAATCTTTCTGAATTTGCATAATCTTTGTTGTTGCCATACCCGCTTTAAACATAACTTCTTGTAAATCGTCAGCCAGTCTATCTGATATTGTAAATACGCGCTCTGCTATATATCCTCGATCATTAACTACTGTACCATCTCCTTCTAAATATCCAGTATAAAAATGTTTTAAATTTTCTTTACCAGTATTTTTATACTCAACTGGTATATATTTATCTTTAGCATATCCGAGAGGTTCAATTATTTTTTTCAACCTAAGGTCTGTACAACTGAATTCAATTTTATTATCTGGTTTATAATATTCTACCCATTTAAATGATTCTGGAAAATTTGACAACACTTCACGTATCATATTTTTTCCACGTTCCTTAGTTTGTGTAATACAAACTCGATTATTATCAGCTCGCGTGTGTGAATAATGCCCTTCAGATATATATAATCCTAAAAATTTATACCACGTTTCAGCATTTATATCAACATCTTCACCATATCTAACTATTCGTTCTTTAGATGTAAATTTTGATAATTCTGAAGAATCTACACCACGTATAGTAACCATATCTTCAGATGCAATATCTATACCATTAAAACCATGCTTAGGTATATATGATTTATCGTATTTTAGTCGATTATTATAAATTTCAAGTGCAGTTACAAATGATCCAACGCCGTATCTATCAACTAAATAAAATCTATGATTCGGCGTCACCATTGTATCTATATTTTTACCCTTAATATGAATCATTTTACCAGAATATTTCTGGTGTATTTTTTTATTTATTTGGTGTATTTCAATGTCACCAGTTTGGGTATTAAGCGTGCATACTCTCTCATCATCGGCTATTTCAGATAGCAGTTTCCACCCACTTTCACATAAAATAGATGCTGTCGGGCGGAGGCACTCACTATGATCCAATTCCCCTAGTGCCCGTCTCTGCGCTATTTCATTGGCAATATACTTAGAAATTTCACGTTCAAGTATCTTCTTAGAATATATACGCCCATTTTGATTACGCGCATTTGCTCTTTGTAGTACCCCAGATACAATTAACTTGCCACCATTGGACTCCAACGATTCAGTGATCATTTGCGGTGATACTTTGAATTGATTATATTCTACTAATAATTGTTGCATAATTCGTTTCTTATTTTTTTATATACTTGACTGCACCTGCTTAGTGACATCAAATTCACGTATTACACTATCACCACCGCCTGTATAACTATTCTTTACATATTTTAGTACAATACTCTTAGCAGTCTTTAATTCTGGATATATATTAAAACTTTTTTTCATAATATTTATTCGCATTGCAACTCTATTCTTCAATGCGGTGCTACCAACTGGATTATCACCAAATGCTAGTGTATTATCTGATCCAACTCGTTGTTTACCGTCAACCCACGTTTCTAAATAATATCTAGTGATCGATTCATTTAATTTTCCACTTTTAAGTGCTTCAGTTTCTTCTACTATTAATTTCTTGATAAGTTTTGTAAAGGTCGCTTCATTTATTTTTTTGACCTCACCTTTAGGTTTAAATCCATCTTCCATTACACCTCTCTCGTGGTATCCATTAGCGGTCAGTTGCTTTATGAATGCGTCGCGTTCACGTTTATTATGGAATATTTTGATATTAAAAAAATCACCACCGTCATCATGCTTAGATACTCCATCGTGAAACGATACTGTATATTTTGCTCTACCGATATTATCTTGGGTATAGTATCGCTTCTTACCTTCATTTATTTTTTTGACATCACCTGAACTTCGAGATTCAGTTACACCTTTCAGCATATTAATTTCTTGATCTGTATAACCAAATTTATTTCTTAGTATTTCCTCACTTTCTTCAGCACTTGGACCACCAAACATTGATTTATTTGGATTTTTAACAGTGTCTACCGCAATACGATGCTGATTATAATCAGCCACATTGCTACGAGGTGGCTTTTTAGCTTCAGCTAATTGTGAATGTATCATTTTCTTTAATTGTCCTACTGTAATTTTCATTTAAAATTTCCTTTCTAATATATATGTATAAATAAATTTAAATTATTTTCTGATATAAGAAGATTTTCAATATTTTTTCACTATATATAAGTAGATGAAATTGACGCTGAAAATAAAACTTTTGCCAACTGATGAACAATCTAACTTGCTTATCGATACGATTAAAGAATCCAATGCTGCGTGTAATACTATTTCTGATATAGCGTGGGGAAAGCGTATTTTTAACAATTTTAAACTCCATCATGAAGTTTATCATAATTATAAAACCGAGTCTAAACTTTCTTCCCAAATAATTATACGCCAAATTGCAAAAGTTGCCGATGCTTATAAGTTGGATACGAAAACTAAGAGAACTTTTAAACCACTCGGTGGTATTACGTATGATAGTAGAATATTGACGTATAAATCTAATAATATAGTTTCGATATGGTGTATTGGCGGACGACAAAAAATGAATTTTATATGTCATAACACTAAATATTTTCCATATATTAAAGGTGAAGCCGATTTGGTTTTTAAAAATAATAAATTTTATCTTTTTCAAACTATTGATGTTCCAGACACTGATATTGAAAATGTTGAGGAATTCATTGGCTGCGATTTTGGTCTTACCGACATAGTTGTAACTTCCGATGGTATTAATCGTTCTGCGGATGCCATTAACAAATATCGCAAATATCGACAAAAAATTCGTAGTTCTATCCAAGCAAAGGCAGACACTTCTAAACGTTCCACTAAACGGAATTGTAGAAAGTTGTCCAAACGGCTTAGTGGCAAAGAAAGAACTCATGCCAATATTATAAATCACACTATTGCAAAATCTATTATACTTTCTACAAAAGAAAGTCATAAAGGAGTAGCTATCGAAGATTTGACCCATATTAGATCTACTACCAAACGAAGAAATAAAAAATTTAGAACTAAATTTGGAAATTGGGCATTTCGCCAACTTCGATCGTATATTGAGTATAAAGGACTGCTTTATGGTGTTACTGTAGTGGTGGTTGATCCAAGATATACATCTCAAATATGTAATACATGTAAACATTTTGGTAAACGAATAAATAAACACTTTAAGTGTATTAATTGCGGAACCGATATTGATGCCGATGTTAACGCTTCGCTCAATATAGCTACGCTTGGACGTGCCATAAACCACGTTGAAAAATCGAATGATATGTGTTGCTCTATCGTTGCTCATAATTATTCAGGTTTAAATCCCATTCTATCACTTTGTGTGAATAGGTAGTTTATTGTGATATGTTCCGTATTTTTGATGATATTTTTAATAGTCTTTCATTTATTTTTGTAAACTTATTTACTGTATTTTTCCAATAAATACTTTGATCAGCATTTATCTCCGTCTTCAATTTAGCAGATCTACTTATTAATCTATCCACTTCATATAAATTTCTAGCAACTTCTAATATTGCTTTATTTATTTTTTGCTTTGGAGACATAGTTGCATCATTTACCCATTCCTTGTAGGCAACCTCATTTACTGGTTCGCAATATGTTGTGTCTGATGGTTTCTTAACCTTCCTTCGAAATGCATTTGGCGTTTGCTGCATCCCTTCACCGCCATCTAAACTCGAGGTGGTATTATCTTCGCATATTTCTTCCTCACCCTCATCTTCCAATTCATTAATATGATTATAGATATTCGTCAATGATAATACATTTTCATCTATATCATCATCCTCAGACCATTTTGTAATCTTCTTAGGATCTTGGCCTGTAATCTGTTTAATTTTTTCGTCGGCTTCATCATCATCCTCGGCATCTATCTGAACTGCGGTCTTATCACCATCTTTTTTATAGAAGCTATATGTCTTCGATTCAACTGTCATATTTCGCATTTTATCATTTACAATGTGTATGTTATCATGATGAACCTTTTCATTAGCATCATATCCATATAGTACCATATTCGCCGCGTCTATTTCTTGTGGAGTTTTAAATAATTCCATATGTTTTGATACGAAATCGGCTTGGTCCCTCGTCGGTATATAATTACCACCAGCCGTGCTATAATTAAATTTACTTCCTTCGCGTTTTTTATCGGCTCTATCATTTTTTCTCTGAATATACGCATCATGTTGAGCCGGGTCTTTCATTTTTTCCGCAAATTCTCTACGTTGTGATGCAGATGGTTTCCACTTATATGCCTCATCAACTATACTATTCAACTCATTATATCGACCTTCTATAATATCAATTAAGCTGGGTATTTTCATTACTTGATCAACTCCATTAATTCGTAATATTTTAATAATGCGGATACATGTTCAGTTTTTATAGTTTTTGATCCGATCACACCATCTAACAGCTTGACTACTTCATCTAACTTTATTTTTGTTACTGATTTTTCATCAAATGTTCTAGATTTCTTAGAAATATACGACCTCACCTTATCTACTTCACCATATATAAAATCCTTAAATCCATTTGATCCAATATCTTCAGTAACATACTTTTTCAATAGCATTCGCTGGTTTTCATTTAATACTTCGTATTTCTTGTTGAATTTTTCGATCAATATCTTAAACGCAAGTTTTCGAATGTCTTTATCTTGATTTTTCCAATATTCCTGTGCTTCAGTAAGTGGAGATTCGACTGGAACCGTTGATATATGTTCCATAACTATTTCTCGACATTCTAAGTGGTTCGATGGATTATCCTTAGTTGGATATTCTAATAATTTGTATATTGAAGCTAATACTTTATAATTTGGTATTCTTTGACTGAAAAATTCGGTTTCATCATATACTTTTTTTATCGCACCTACTAAATTATATTTTTCAGATAATAATTTATTACTATCTATCGTTTCTGAATATGTTTTTAGAACCAAATCTATCAATCTATTTGGATCCTTTATATTCGAATTAATTTCAGTTAATATCTGATATAATTCCAATTCTTTATGCAATTCGGTGCCGTTACCGAAGTACTTTCGAATTATAGACTGGCTATTAGTACTCGTTTTGTCCATTGCTTCGGTGACAAATCTTCGAGTCAATATCTCGAATAATATGCCAGTATTCCTGTGTTTATTGTGTTTTAGTACCTTCATGTAGTATCCAACGATTCCGTTCTGTTATAAATAGAAAAAAAATAACATAAACACCATATTAATCAGCGTCTTCTAATAGTGATGATTCGTTGAGCATATCTATGTCATCGATAGATTGTTTTTTAGATGATTTATCGATACTTCTGCGTTTAGCGTCAGATATCGAATCAATGTATAATTCTAACCCACTCTTCAGAGTCAAAGATTCGTTTGGCTGTTGATTAGCCAATGCCTTCATACCATTTGGATCTCTACCAAATGCTGGATCTTTATCTCTACCAAATGATCCCTCTTTTGGTGGTCTACCTTCATTTTCAGTTCTTTCATCTTCATCATCTTGGGTAAACAATCTTTTTACTGCCGCACCTGTAGCTGCTGATGTCATTTGCATCGCTGCAATATCATGAGGTGTACCAACTGATTTTCCACTAAGTTTTGGATCATTTCCTTCTTCTTCAATCTGTTTGTACCTAAATCCTAGCTTTAAATCTTCTAATACTTGATCGGATTCTCCGTTCCATTCGTCTGGAGATAGATCAAATACGCGCTCGTAAATATATTGTCTTGAAAATAATTTACTTTCAAGCATATTTGTAGCCAAATTCATTTTTTCGTTTAAAACGTCGATTTCTTGGCGTTTTCGGATTGTTGAAGAATTGGATAAAACCAACTCGAAGTCCATCATCTGTTCTTTTGGTATACCCTGAGCTAATAGATGAATTATACCCATTTTGTATAATTCGGCAGTAATAACCTTTTGAACGCGTTCAATTGTCGATGCGAATCGAATATCTAACCCGGCGGTATTCGCTTTACCATCGATAGATTCATCATATCCTAACCACGCTTTAGGAATTTTAAGAGCAGCTAATAATTTAGATTTTGAATATTCTACGTCTTGAGTGTAATTCTCAGATCCCAATCCCGATAATGTATCAATAGTAGTTCCAGAATCGGACCCCCTAACTGGAAGATAGTAGTCTTCCAACATATTTTGTAAATTGAACTTTAAATTATAATCACCAGTCGCTTGATCGATATATGGTATCTTCTTCATCGCACTAATGAAACTTTGCATATAACCGTCTACTTCATTTGGTGCGATATTTCCGATATCAACTTTGAATATACGTCGTTCTGGTGCCCTCATTATACGCTGTAAGAGCATTGCGTCTTCAAATAATGATAATTTCTTGAATTCTTTTCTGGCTGGTTCTATACTTGCTCTCCCGTAAGGTTGGAACTTAGAATCCGATAATAACCTAAAATGCGCCATTTCATACTGCTCGATCGTATCAGATGGTAGTGCGGTTTGATCCATTCCACCGTATTTAAATCTGAACTCACCTGTTCTCTCAGGATCATAATTTTCTTCTCTTGTTATTAAAGATGGGTGTATCGGTATCACGTTTACTATACCATATTGCTCTTTAATTTGTAAATACAAGAAATAATCACCAAATTTGCATAATTCTCTAGTCCATGCCCATAAATTGAAATCAATATTCAAAACATCATAAAATAAATTATACAATATTTTCTTGATTTTAACATTTTGAGTATGGATTGTTAATAATTGACCATTGGCGTCTTTAACGGTTGCTGAATCTGCGTATATATCAAGCGCGGAAGCTATTATAGCGTCTGAATCCATCAGCTCATAGTCTGTATACATGCGAAGTCGATTCGCTTCTACATCATACGCTGTAGTATTTTGTGAATACCCGCTACTAAAGCCGGATCCATACCATTTATGATAATTACCCTTTGCAGTTTTCGCTCCAGTCGATTGTGCCTTTGATACGTCGAATACCTTCAAAACTCCACCAGAGTGTGTTACGATAATGTTTCGAGTAAATAATTTCCGTAATGTGTCTATTAGTGCCATCACCTATATATAGTTATAAGTTTTATAGAAAAAAAATTTTCTATTTTACTTTAAGCGTTTCATTGAAATATGCTTTATTACTAAAGTCTGGCAATTCCTCTACGCTCATATAGCAATGGAAACTCCCATTGCTTTGATATTTTTAGCTGCATTCAAATCGCGATCTATCACTAATCCGCAATTTTCACACGCATATTCTCGTTCACTCAACTTCAGTTTGTCCTTAATATTTCCACATCCTGAACAAGTTTTTGAACTTGGCGCAAATCTTGAAATTTTGATCAATTCTTTTCCATACCATTTACATTTATAATCCAACATCGAAAATATCTTACCAAATGAAGCATCTGATATGGATTTTGATAATTTTTTATTCTTTATCATATCACTAATATTCAGATCTTCAATTGCTATCACATCATAATCTTTTACGATTTTAGTTGTAAAATTATGTAAATAATGTTCTCTTTGATTTTTGATTTTTTTATAAAGTTTTGCAACCTTCAATTTACACTTTTTAAATCTACTACTACCAACTTTCTTTTTACTCAGTCTCCGTTGAGCCTGCTTTAGTTTCACTTGGCTATTGCGAAACCATTTCGGATTATTTATAATGATCCCATTGGACAGTGTAGCTAATTCTTTAATTCCTACATCAATTCCAATTGATTCACCCGTTTTATCAAATGCTTTAATATTCATTTCAACCAACACTGATGCATAATATTTACCATCAGTTTCCCTAGAAATGGTTACTGACATTAACTTACTACATTCAGGTATTGGTCTATCTTGAATATACTTTACCTTACCAATTTTTTCAAGTCTAACATATCGGTCGCCAACATTGAATTTCCTATTTGGTAACCTAAACGACTGCTTATCAGTGCGCCTTTTAAAACGTGGGTCGCCAATTGATTTCTTTCTAGTTTTTGAAAATCTCTGATTTTTATATTGTTTGAAATCTAATTCTTTTTGTTGTAACGCACCAGCGGAAACTTCCCCCATCCATGCATTTTCATTTCTGTATTGTGTACTAGATTTAAATTCTTCACGTTTATTAAATGCTTCAACTTGTTTATTCCAGAAATACCTAACACATCCAAATGTGTTGTTTAACAAAATTTGTTGTGTTTTATTTGGTGTTAATATATATTTATATCCTCTAAACATTCATTTGTTTTAATCTATATTTCAACCCTTCTACTTCTTATATATAGTATTATTTTCTTCGGTCAGTTAACCATCTCATATCTTCGGTATCTTTACCAGTGTTCATCGTCCACATATTATTACTTGATCTCCCCTGATTTGTGTACACTCCACGGTGAATATTGTCAACTGTTCTCTTAGTTAATTCTATACCCACACTTCGCAATCTAAGTGCTGTATCTCTAACGAATAACAACATTCCCAGCGACATTACTAGGTCATCATGACCGCCCTTATTAGCTTGAGCTTTACCGTTTATCCACATAAATGTTTTCAATTCATTTATGGTTCTCAAACATTTCATATCCAATGGAGTGTTTGGATCGGTGAAATACATTTCCAATTTAGATATGAGATTTAATCTAACTTTTGTTGATGATGTGAACCCCGGGGTCATGTCCTTCTTATCATGCAAATCATAATTCTTTCGCAATTGTATGTTAGGATCAAAGAATGGGTCGTTCTTAAACGAGTAATATAAATTTGGATATGCGGCGTTTATACATTCCTGTATTACGTCCCATCCAACTGAATGGTTTTCTACAACTAGTAATGCCTTATTCCATTCGGTAGCCGCAGACATTAGTAAGTATGCAAAATCTCTAGTATCTATTTTAGATTTAAATGATGCACAATGCTCCATAGTATCTACGTCATATATGTGGAACGCGCTAAAATCTGATCCGTCGCCCCTTGATACGTCTGCCACTAAAACATAATTTCTAGTATAATTCGGTCGCACCCAAATCCAGAAATCCCCAGCATATCTCTTTTCAATCGGGTCCTTAATACGAGTATCTATGTACTGTTGAAGTATTTCACCCTCGATTACAGTGTGTCCAGATACTAGGAAGTCAACTGAGTGTTCCTGTGCAAACTTCCTCGCGCCTAGTTTTGCTTTTTCACCGTCTGCCCATTTCTGATCTCTTCCCGGGTGTACAGACCATGGTAGCATGATTGGGTTAAATGGATCGGTTCCCGGGTCAGATCTTCCCTCAATTGCATCTGTCCAAATTTCATAAAATTTTCCTTGCGCACCATTAGCAGTTGATAACAAACATATATCACCACCTTCAGCAGTCGTAGCCTGAGCAGCAGTATATATTTCATCAGCTTCTGTAATGAATGCCATCTCATCGATTATCAGTAGTGAAACAGCCTTCGATCTAACTGATTTTGGAGAACTGGATACTGCCGTCACACTCGATCCATTTGAAAATTGTAATACTAATTTATTATTTAAATCTTGTTTGGCAGTAGATTTAATCCAAGTTGGTAATTCATTATACATCAATTGGATTTTTGATAATAATTCCTTAGCAGTATCTTGAGTTGTCGCAATGATCAATATCTTAAAGTCATTGGTAAAAATCATCTTCCACAATGCATATGCCGCCAAAACCGTCGACATACCTAATTGCCTACCCTTCCCAATTATATTATATCGGTGTGATCTAATTTCTTTTATCGCACGTTGCTGGAATTCATACAGGTGGAATGGCATCTTACCCTTGGTAGGGTGTTGGATGACACAATATTTTCGAATAAAGTGAACGGGGTCCGCTGCACTATTTTTATATTCACTTTTTATTATTTCCTGAAGTGTTGGCTTCGGTTGTTGTTTATCTGCCAAATTAGCCTCCTAATCATTCAATTTTGGAGACGACAACCGATGCTAGGTATATCGTCGCGGCACCATACACAAAATGAATCCACTTTTTATCGTACCATTTTTGCTTACTTTTATATGGTGTAATATCGGCTATCACATTTCGGTATATATCCAATTGCTTATCTTTCAATGAAATTTGTAGATTGCTCAGATTTATAACATTTTCACTTATATCAATTGCATTTTTATACTGCACATTCAGTTTAGATAATTTTGAAATACTATCTGCCTGTGATTGGATAGTGTTTGCAGCATATATCAAATCTTCATTACTCATTAAAGTTGAATCCGATGTCACATCAACATCCTCAATTTCATGTTGACCTTTTAATGTTATAGTAATGAATATGAAAAATATTATATAATAAATTCGACTCATATTACCGTTTCCTAAGCAATTTTATAGCATCATTAAGTTTTAATGTATCACGCTTTGCAATTGTATCGCTAAGTATTGAATCGATCGATAATTTAGTTCGTTTCAACTCATCCATTGATATGTTTTTATTCAATTCGAGTGTATCTAAAGGTATATTTAGAGTATCTACATTTTTCAATACATCTTTTAATAGTTCACTGCGCTCAAATTCACGATCTTTTACCATATCCGTGTAGTATTTATATGCCACATATATGAACAATGCTAATACCGCACATACACCTAATTCCCATTTAGTTATTTTCATTATATTCCTTTTTATTTTAAATTTTTTTTATCGCACTTATAGTGTTTTCTTTAATCTGGTTATACTCGATACCAATCTTTTCAGCCAATTCTTCAGCGGTCCCAGATTCTGGAGTCCACTTTTCAACATTACCATCCTCTTCACTGTAAGTAACACCGTTAACTATTGATCGCTTCGCATCTTCAAGTTGTCCATCTAAATCTTTGAAATAAGCTGTAGCGTTATTCAATAATATATCCTTAGCATAATCTTTAAATTTACCATTTATTTGCAATTCAGTTTCGTTAGCCAAATTACAATCAAAACACATTCCACGTAATACTCTAAATCTTTCATCTAATCGAGATGGCGATTTACATGTACATTCAGATTTTTGGCAGTTTGGAAACATTAGTTTTTCATCCGATTCCCCACGCATTTCACGATCATATATCAATTCGGATCTCGAATAATATGACGTATTCCCACGCTTAGTAATCACCCTATCAACTGTACCATCTGGATTATACGTGTACCACGTTTCTCCGATTTCTCTAGACTTAAAATCTGATTCTTCTAAATCCTTGGTGGATACATATCCACTTATACTTTTTCTAGTTTGGGTTCTATGTGACCCATCTACCATCTTGCGTAATGCATCGATGTTTTTTAATTTTTTACTCACAACTCAATATTTTTAGGTAAATGAAATTTTCTTTATTGATGATAATAAATTAACCAATTGACTCTTTGGAACTCCAACTAATTCTGCAAATGAAGTAATCGCTTCCGCTTGCTCTACAGGTGAAGTAAAATTAAGATAACCCATTAGTGTAGGTGATTTTTGTAATTTATCAAAAAATAGTCTAACTTTAGCACGTCTAACTTTCGCAGCTCTAGGGTCTACAGCATCCGTTTCCGCCGGAGTTTCTCCAGTTACTACAGGTTCTGTTCCAGATGCCATTCCACGTTTGTTTGCTGATAATCCAGCTTCTAAGATTGGTGCCAATTTTCCGTATTTTTTATCTAACATTATTTTATCTCACTTTTGATTATATATAGTTAATTTTGATTAGAATCATCGGCGTCCATAAGATCTGTAACGATTTTTTGTACCTGAAATGGTAAAATATACAGAATATTGTCCAAATGTTTACATACTGCTCCGCGAAGTCTCGGGTTTCGTATCTTCGGAAACAATGGTTCAGGTTCAATAGCATAATTTTTAACAGTTCCAATATACTTAAACCCCCAATATAACCACGATGGATCGGTGCAGTGAACTTCGATATCTCCAGCTAACGCTTGTTTGACAATATCACGCAATGGTAATACACCGCGTTTTGATTTAAGAAGTTCGGGCAGTGTAAGTAATTTAACGTGTTGATCATATTTTACACCCGGCTTCGTGTGTGAATCGGTTACAAAGTGTAAAATATTTCCTTCGATTCCAATGTATTTTGACCCGGGGGTTAATTTTGATTTAGCGCGTATTCGTAAAAAATCATCAACATTGTTTCGAAGATCTCTGTAATTAAGTTCAGTTAATATACTCTCCAGTTCCGAGTGAACCATTTCTGTAAAATCTTCTCCAATATATTCACCTTCCCACGCATCAATAATTTCTGGTAAATTATTCAAATTTTCGGATATAAATTTATTATACCCCCCCTCTATAATTACACCATCATGTATAGTATCGATTGCTCCCTCAATTGCTCCCTCAATTGCTCCCTCATTTACAACATCATTTACAACATCATTTACAACATCATTGACACTTACTTCAGGTCGCATTCGTCTCACTTTTCGCAATGCTAGTTCTAACGATTCTTCAATTATATTATCTAGTTTCATATATTTAGCCCACATCTATTTCATATATATTTTGTTTAATTTTGCTCGTATAATGAGTATCCCATGCTCCACCAGACCCAGACAATACAAAAATATGCGCAATGGTACATTTATTACGTGTAGATGTAAATGTCATCCTATGTAATGAATCATAATTTGACCCACTAGATCTTGAATTACCAAATGCACCATATCCAGACATACCACCAGATATCATCTGAGGTGTATAAAAAATTGGAGATCCACCATTTTTAGTTGAAACCGTTGCTCTTCCGAATGTGGTACCAGTCCATACATAAGTATCAACAGATCCACCAGAACCACTCGTTGCGAAAATAGTAGTTTCAATACTATACGAAACACCAGCATTATGAGTAGATCCAGTATATGCAGCCCCTTCATGTGATGTAAGCTCCATATATGTATTTATCGTAGCTGGGGTACCTTCAATTATAGATCCAGTTCCTTCAAATATATATTCGCGCGATTGTGCATGGTGTGTGCTTCCAGCCACGGATGACGTCATAAAATGAACCAATCTGGTACCATTCTTTAAATTAAAAACGGATGGGTTGGAAGGCTGTAATGCCGCCGACATTGTGGTATATGTAATGTTATCTGATGCGATTGATTGTGAGTAGTTATTATTATTGTATAAAAATCTTCCCGCACCTATATTTCCAACTGTCGGTTTATTAATTAACTCATCATAATTAATTTGAGTAGATCCTGTAACTACCCCCGGTGGCTTATTGACTAATTTATTATAATCTATATTATATAAATCATACCCAGACCCACTGAATGTTCGTGAACTAATTGATCCACTTCCAATCGTAACCCACGTTGTATCGCTTCCACCTAATCCACCAGATGCTGTGTTTTCCAGTCCGATATGCATATATGATCTACCAGTACTATCGCTACTACCTAATATGATCATTTTGTTACCATATCCAGTATTTTCAGTTGTCGATGTAAATATTTTATAATATTTCGTCGCCACATTTGCATCAGATAAACTTCCAGTTCTAGTCAGTGTTATACCAGATCCAGTTGTGGAATTAGCCATGGATAGTAAACTATTATCAAATTGAGTTTGACTTAATGTTATATCTATGTTACTTTTGGGGTTTCCATTACCGATACCTATTTTTGCAGAATCAGTTCCAGAAACTGGTAAAATAGTGAATACTGGTTTAGACGAATCCGTTCCACCAAATCTTTGAAATGTTAAAAATGCTTTATCGGATGAATCGGTTTGTCGTATTACCATATTACTTGGATATTGCATTTCCGAAAATGATGATACATCGACGCCAATTCCAAATGTTTTTATGGATGGATCATAGAAAAACTCATTACTTCCACTCAGTGATCCAGAATATTTGAATTGTATAGATTTTTCCGATCCCCCAGCCGTAACACCAGATGATCCAGATACAATGCCGGGTGGAATATCCAACAATTCACTATAACTTATTTGTGATGATCCAGAAAAAATTACTCCATATAATTTTGAATCAATATTTGATTTTACTCCATCCGAATTATAATATTGAAATTTTAGTAATAGCTCGGATTTCCGCTTAAATTGTGCGATAGGAATATTTAACTTAATTTGATTTGGCGTATATCCATTATCACATCTAGGTACCAATGAAACCTGTCCAATATCCCATTTTCCACTGCGCACAATGAAAATTGGTAAAATATCAGCAGTATCATTACTGATGAATGATATTGAATTCTTATTAACTAACCCATCGGCATAATTAACACTTCCAATGTATGTACCAAAATTGTATTTTTTTAATGGTGATATTTGACTGTTTATCTTGTTCACATCAGTTATTACACTAGACCCAGATATGTAAACATCTATAATTGGTTGAGTCCAATCTCCAGTATATTTTTCTACATTAGTATTGAATTTTAAATTATACTCAGTTCTAGACTTTACGCCAATTGAATACAGCGTGTTTGGTTTGTATAGTATATAACTATCCTCAGAATATGAACCAGTTGGATTAATATATACTGCATCTAAAATTTTAGTATTTCTATATGTGGTTGTATAACCAGTAACGGTACTTCCATACAATGATGAAGTCCAATATGTAGATATATCAGTATTTGATTTAATATATCCATATTCTTTCTCTACCACACCATCTGAACTGTGGATATATACATTTGAATCCACCATCAAATTTTGCGGAACAACTTCATAGGTTCCAACATCTATGTAGTCACCATACGATCCAACTGGTTTATATCCAACCTTTATATTATTCACATTTCCAACAGATGGTTCTATTCCAGAAAATTCAACTGCTATAAATGATTCATGTGCAGACCCGGTTGTTATGGTTAGCCTATCTGTGTAATAGCTAGCTGTGAAATTATTTTGAGACGTAAAACTATCGAATGTTATTTCCCTATTTACTCCAGATGTCGTAGAATATTTAACTTTATAATTAAATGGTCTATTAACTTCAATCATATGTGCATTTAACACATTTACGATTGATGCGGAATAGTCTGGAACTGTATTGAATATTGTTGTATCTACGGCGTCTTTTGGGATAAATCTAGTTAAATTTATATTCCTCACATATAAATTACCACCAACCATTGACCCCGAAAAAATCGGATTCTCTGAATATATTTTAGTCAATTCAGTGAATTCTGGTAATGATATTTGTGGAGATGATATACCAACATTTCCAGATATGCTTGGCATATTACTCACCATATTAGGTGAAATTACAGCATCATCTATAAATTTTGATGTAGAATTTGAATACTGATATGGAGTTGTTCGCCCACGTAGATATACTAAATCGGTGCCAGATGACAAATACGTAGTGATTCTACTAGAAGTTGCCGCATTATCATACCTCACCTTCTTTTCACTGTATTCGATTGTTGGCTCAGTTGTAAAAATTATTTCAGTATTATTCTGTTTAGTTGGTACTACATTAAACATACCCTTCCACAATATATTTGGAGTATGTTTGTAATTAGGATCTGTCGGGTCCTCAGACCATGGTATTATTATATCGGATCCGTAAATGCGCGTAATTCGACTAGCAATATATATTGTAGAAACCCCAGTTGGAGTATCCGGGTAAACATATATTACAATAGATCTTGTATTATCACTATCAACTGTATTCAAAATTTCATAATATAATAATCCACCATTGGAATCCATTATATCGATGAATATCTGGGATCCATTCACCAAATATTCACTATTTCCAGCTATTCGTATGACGTTTTTACCCAAATAGAGTCTGTCTGGAATATCATACAGTCTAAAATAATGTTTAGATGTCGGATCTGTATCTACATATGGTATCTGTGGGCTATATTCAATTAATCCACTACTATCTTTTGTATGTTTAATCATTTATCAATCAGTGTTCAATTGCGACACCAACTATAAATAGGAGTTTAGAAATAAATGAACTTAAGTGTTTAAAATTGTATATGGCTCACATACGGCTCCAGAGAAATGTACGGCAGCATTTAATGCCATTCTAACCCGATCGTATGTTTTAACCGCTGAATTGTCTAGTATCGAGTGCATCGCGCCCAGTGCATATTTATAACCATGCCCGATACTGGCAATACCGTCTAAATTTTCACCTACTTGAAAGTCGTTACCAATTTCAAATAAACGATCTTTATATCCAACTAAAAATTGACCACCCTGTTCGTCACCGTGTTTCGCGGTCTGCATAAAGCCATTATCACCGAATGCCGCCCGCACGGCATCTATAAAATCGGTGCACATGTATTCATAAACATCCCGGGTAGCTAGTATTTTTGGTGGTTTAAATTTGAATTTCAATATTTGAATCATTCGAAATGATGTCGTGCACCCAATTACAAATTGCCCATTTTTGAAAACTTTAGTGTCCTTCCGTATCATTACATCCGCACCACTTACACCAGCAGAATCTCCGCCTATATAAACCCTTCCAGATTTATCAATACAACCTACTATACATGTCATGACTATAAATATTTAAAATTCTTCAAAAATGGTACTCTCACCATTGTTATTTGTCACATTTATAATTTTATCGACATAATCCCGTAATTCAACAATGTGACTGACGCATAATATGAATTTAAACTTACTCTTTAAATGATCTAATACTCCGACTATAGATCTAATATTTTCGGAATCTAGTGCTCCAAATCCCTCATCTACGAGTAAAAAATTCGGCTTTGGTAATCCAGATAATCTAACCAAACTGCTTCGCATTGCCGTAGAAATGATAAATTTTTCCATCCCGGATGCAAGTTCTATCGGCCACCTCTCCGTATCGATCGTCGAACCACCTACTATATATCCATTTATATTTAGATCTTCCAATTCTAACTGAATCGTGAATTTAGTAGACATTGACAATATTTCATTTACCTCACTTTCAATTATTGGTAATATATTTTTCAAAATCATATATGGTATACCATCTCTACCAGTAGCTTTAATATACTTATCATATACTTCATATTCAATTGTCTTATCTTCCAATAATTTATTATTAGCTTCTAATTGTGATATACGGTTTAAAATCATCGCATGCTGAAGTCTATTCGACTCTCTAGTCGATCTAGCCGTTGTTAGATTTCGATCATATTCCGTTCGTGTAGCAATCAACTCTGACTTGATTTTAGCATTTTCAATGTCTTTCATTTGTTGGGCTAAATTTTCAGCATGCCGCTTTAACTTCTCAGTATTATTACTGATTTTTAGTTCCTCTAAATTTATTGTTGATTTATGTGAATTTATATCAACCAATACCTGAGATACTGAGTTTTTAGTAGATTCTAACTCTCGTACTAGTTTATCATAGGTACTTATTAATTCTTTGATATTTATAATTTTTGAATCTATAATATCTATTTTATCAAGTTTTGATATATACTCATCAATTAACTTTAAATCATTATTTTTAGCGGCTAATAATGGTATCGCCGCTTGGGCATCTATAACAAATTGATTTTGAATACAATATTGGCAATTTGGATCATATTTATGCCCGGCCAGTTTATCAACTTTAGATTGTAAATGAGATATCTCTAATAAAATTTTAGATCTATCAGATTGGACGTTATTATAATCTGATTTCGAAACCTCTAACGCATCTAAATCAGCGCGAATGGATTTAATATCAATTGCGTCTATATATTCAGAATCCTTTACAACTTTATCACTCAATGTAATATGCCTATTATTCAACTCGTTTATAAGTCCAGTCTTTAATTCGATATTTCGCATACTATTATCGATTTCTGACTGCGTTGAAATTGGATCTATTACTTCAGTATTGACATTTATTTGAATATTCTCAATTTTAGTAGTTAAGTCATTGATGGCGGTTGAATATAATGAAATATCATTATCATATGATACCAATACTTCATCTAATGCAGCTAATTGCTCATTATTCTTTTTTATTTCTTCGGTGTAATTAGTGTTTGATAATAATTTTATCTCACCTGATAATTCCTTGGAATTTTTAGCCGCAATCGTAGATAATTCGCCATATTTATCAATGTCAATGAATCGATAGATAATTTCCTTTCTATCTTTTTGTCCCATATCAATTATGGACCGCGGATCCGCTGGAGTATTCATCGTTGTCATGATAAAATCCTCATATGTTCCTAAATATCGGCGTATAATCGAATTCGTATCATCCCTAGATTTACCATTTAAGATAATATCACCAGCTGGAGCGTGGTGAACGAAGTCTACTGTAACTGATACTTTACCTTTACTATTTTTTGTCCCAATTCTAGTTATGGAGTATTCATCATTTCCGATTAAAAACCTGAATTTACCATATAAATCACTGGCATTTTTATTCATGATATATGACGCGAGTGACGTTCTGGTGCACTTATCATATATTACAAATAATATACTATCTAATAAATTACTTTTACCCGATCTATTTGGGGCAAATAATCCTACTATTCCACGCATGTTGAAATTCAACGTGGTTCTCTCGACATATGTAAACATATTTTGTATTTCGAGCGATATCGGGTCCCACGTAACTCCATACATATTTGTAGAAGTACTATCATATTGTGATGATAAATCTCTATGTAATTTTATAATTTTATCAAATACTTCAGTACTCGGAATTATACCAAGTGCTGTATAATACGAATTAAATAATTCAGACTGAGCATTGATATCCCACGATTTGAAAATATTTTCAACGTGTTCGGTTGCAGCTGTTGGTCGCCACTTCGTAGCACTTTTCTCTTCATTTAGTGCAACACTTCGCATTCCAAATTTTGATGTTAAATTATCAGTTATTTCTTTTAACATCAATTTATCTGTGTTCGAATATTGAATTCGTACAACATTTGTTGGTAATAATTCTGGAAGTTCGGTTAATATTTGACCGTTAGCTACCTTTATAGTGTGCTGTGAGTATGGGTTATCTAATGCTATATATTCGTGAGTTTTAGTTGGGATATCCCATACAATGAATCCGTGCATATCTACATTTTCACCGTGATCCTGTTGAATCAATGATGACGCATATGCGATATTATTTTTTTGCCCAAAAACATTATACTTATGTATATCCCCCAATAATCCAATATCAAATCCATCAAATGTTTCAATTGGAAGGGCATTAATAAAATTGTCAAATCCAATATCTGTAGAAGCTCCTACAACTGGACCGTGATACATGGCAATTTTATATTTTACATCATTTATTTCTGGAGCTAGTATCCAATTATCGCTACCATCATATATCGATAGGTGTGAAAATGCCGTATCTTCGTCTATTTTTATTACCTCGCTTTTACGCGAGTAATATAAATTTGGATGATTCATCGCATGCACTACGGGGTACAATGCATCTAACTTGTTTTTGTTCGACTCATTGAAATCGTGATTTCCCGGTATTAATATCGTCGGACACAGATCTGCACAACCTCTCAAAAAATCGGTTATTAGTACAACCATTTCTGGAGAGATATCGGTCTTAACATGTGCAACATCCCCAAGTATACATATTACCGAGTTTTCTACACCAATTCTACGTATTTCAGAAAATAGCTTTTCGAATATTATTCTATATTCTTGTTCACGGGTATATAAACGAACATGTATATCTGCAACGTGGTATATTCTTTTTATCATTTAGATTTTATTTATTTTTTATCTCACATTAAATTATAACCAATATACTAGCACAGTATCAAATTTTGATTCGTATTCTTTTAAAGTCTGCATAAAATAATCTCGACCATACCACCACCCAGATATTCTTATTGGTAAATTTCCAGTATTATTTACTTCAAAATATTCATACGCTCGCGTCGCTTCATCTTCAGTTTCAAATACAAATGTATCTTCCATATACATTTGGGTTACAGCTATTTGGTTAAACCCAGCAAGTTTCATTTGATCAATACTACCTTGAAAATTAGATAAAGGTCTACGATGATTATATCCCATAAATGTTTAAATTTAGAATAATATTAAAGATATCTATATCCTCTATAATTACATCTACCACAATGTGTATTCTTCTGTGGTGGAATACTAGCTAGTACACTCATATCAGTGTCATATAACTCATTACCACATGCCGGACACGCTATACCATTAAATCTAGGATATGAACTAGTAAACTTTATAGCGGTTTCTAATCTTTCGTTATTGTGGTCATCTAATGATTTCAAAATTTTAGACATATGAAATTATTTTAAACTTAATAATGTTGAAGTTTTAATCTTAAATAAATCCCGGGAAGTTAAATATCTACTATTATTTATTTTATCCCATATTGATTCATAACCAATATCATTTATATCGCAATCCCCTTCCAATTGAACTAATTTCACTCTCAGTCCATTACCAATGAATATTTCAACTGCTTCAATAGCCTGAATAATGGCGTCTGGATCCAGTGCTATTATAACTTCTGGAGTTCTGCTAGATAGTATCTTCTTACGTAATGCTTTAGATATGGTCTTACCATACAATGGTGTAACATTTCGTCGAACTGTAATGGCATTTAACGCACTTTCTACAATTATAACTGGTTCTGACCAGTCTACATATAATTCAAATCCGACTATATCCTTAGATACTTGCGGTAATTTAAATGTCATTGAGTTATTAGTAGTTATAAACGTTCTACCCATAAAATAGTTCAAAGTACCAGAACTATTATAACTTGGAAATATTATCATATTTTTATATCTCCCATCTAAACAATATCCGAGTTTGTACTTTATAATATCAATATATCTTAATTTACGATTTATTAGTAAATAATTTATAGCAGATCTCCAAAACCAATTATTATTATCAACTATTGATAATGGAATATATTCATTAGGTAATGTAATTGGAATATCTACTTCCTGTATAGTAGTTACACCATTACCATGATCTTTATATTTATTTAATATATTCGGCTTAAAAACGTGAATGAATTCGTGAAATTTGGTATATGTTTCACGCGTTGCCGATATAAACGATAATAAGCTATTTAATTTCTTTCCCCCTCTGGAACATACCCAACAGTGCCATTTATTTGAATTTATTCCTATTTCAAGCTTAGGTTTATGATGATTACACACTGGGCAATGAAAAATATAATTATCCTTAGTTGTCGGTTTCCCAACCCCAAGTGTTTCATTTAATACAGATAATAACCTAGTATTTAACACGATTTTGTAATAATTCGTGGCAAACATACAAAAAATATAGCTAATTACATAATTTTTTACTATATATACTTATAAACACGGTATAAATGCATGAAAATTAAATTACATGAATTGAAGACTATCATCAAATCTGAAATTAATAAATTGAATGAAGCTGGTGGTGGAGATCCAGATGGTATAAATACATTGGTATCTACCATTGCTGAATTAACTGATAATAATGATCATTCAGGTGCTATCGTAGCCTTGTGTAAATTCCTAAAAGATCCTAAACTGATTACAATTGCAGTATCGCTACAAAGTATACATAATGCATTGGGTAATTTTCCAGCAGAATTGGGTAAATTCAGATCAAATTTCTTAGTTCACACCCTCATACCATATGTAACCAAGAAGTACGGTTCTGGAGCATCAGCTCAAATACATTCAGCGTTTTAAATAAAAAATAGATGTCACATTGGACTTATAATGGGTCGCCATTTACTGAAATACCTACAGGTGCGGTCGGATTTATATACAAAATTACGAATTTAACAACATCTCAAATGTACATTGGTCGAAAATATGTAACCCGACGTATAAAGAGTAAGATAAATACTACCTCACTTTCAGCTAAAAACAAGAAAAAAACTAAGATTAAAATTAAAGAATCAGATTGGGCAACTTATACGGGATCGTGTAAACCGCTTAATGATGATATATTATCCCTTGGTATAGACTCGTTTAAATTTGAAATATTATATATCGGTACCACTAAAGGTCAAGTTAATTACGCTGAAGAATATATCCAATTTATGACACATGCAGTATTAGATCCACTATATTACAATAATTCAGTTGGTAGCCGTGGATATATTGCAATGACCAATAATATTAAACTGTTGGAATCGATACAGTCAATTGTGATTTAATCATTTCAACCATACTTGTTGAAATTCTATCAGATATACATTCTATATGTTCATGCTCATCACTGAATGCGTTCCATTCTAACATTAATCTACCGCACGTTTTACATGTGGGTTGTTCAGATATTATTATCGTTCGTATCATATTAAACTTAATATAAATTTCAAATTCGGTTCAATTGCATGTTGGACTAAACCAGAATATTCATTACTACTTTTAAATTGTTTTGGGATACTATGCATATTTTCATATGCTTCCTTCTCCCACTCTAATTTCGAATATTTATCAAAATCATAATTCCTAGAAATTTTATTATATTCAGGAACGGATATATTTACAATGTTTTTCCAATAAAAAAATCCACCCGCGACCGATAATTCACCACCTTTAATCTGTTTGATATGTGTAAGTTCATGTGCTAAAGTATACAGCATCGCCGAATATCCCATTTCAGAATCAATTACTATTTCATTTTTACCATTTATAATCTTGGAAAAATTTACAAATCCTATTTGGGTTTTTGATACTTTCCTAAATATTATATCTAAATTTACACCATCACTGATACCTAGAATACTATTACAGTATGATATAAATATATCAAGTAATGGTTTAATATATTTCGGAACTTTACCTTTATAATTAATCATTTCCTATTTTTATTTTTAATTTGGTTTCTAATCCAATTCTTTGCATTATACCCCAATTCAGAGTTCATCCATTTTCGAATAATCTTATCCGCATAGTTTATAGTTTCATCATCGGTGGTTGAATTATCTATACCTATCCAATGGTCAACTCCAAATATACCAACTAGCTTATTACTATTTGCATTATATCTATTCCACTTATCAATTACAACATCCTCTGGTATACTTCGTTCACGTTTTCTGTTTCTAGCCAAGGAAACTTCTAATGTGGTATTCACGAATACAATATATGTATCATACCCAAGTTCAACTAGCTGATCTCGCTTACTTTTAACTTTCTCTATATCTGCCGCGGTACCAGCGATTATTAACCCAAGTCTACCTTCAGCATACTGCATCTCTATACGATCGGTAATATCTGTAGCATCTGATCGAATTGGATCTCGTATGGAACTTGGTATGGTGTCAAGCTTCAAATTATCACCATTTACCTTTTTCAACATGTGTGTAAATGCGACATCTGAATCTACTAACTTTAATCCGTATGATGTAAGACCAAGCTTATCAATCATATATGATTTTCCAGCACCGGGAGATCCAACCACAAATATGGCCTTGAAGATGTTTGGGTCATACACTCCCTCAGCAATTACTTGTCTTAATATTTCTTCTAGTTTCATATTATATCAACTGTTTTTTATTTTGTCGTTACCAATGTCATGCAATCATTTTTTGAACAATATCATTTAATGTTTTTGTATCAATAGTTGAGAAATACCAACTCGCTTGTTTCCCATCTTCTGTTTTGAAATAGAATGTGTAATCGTCACCGTAAATACCACCATCATATTTATACAATTCAGTAAAATGTAATTTCCTGTAATTATGTTCCATTTCAAAATTTAATTTGACATATCCATCTTGACGTTCATTAAAATATTTTTCAACTATATCATATAATTGACTTCTATTTAATTTACTATCATTTTCATTCAATGTCTCCCTGACTGTAGTTTTGATGAAATTCTGCAATTTTTTATTATTTTCCATACTATATTAACCGACATACTGTCAAATTAGTTCCATTAAGCATCAAAAAGTATCCGCACATTGATATCCACATCATCTCGAACCTGAATTGGTCTAGCCATCTTAGCTACCACCAATAAATCACCCTTACCATTATACAACCCAATTTCAGTAAAGTATGGGTTTAGAAGACTGGCTGAAGATGTAAATGCATCAATCAATAGGTCTGACTTTGGAGATAATCTAGCACTCTGATTCAGTGTTACATTAAATGACCCGGCTTTAATTCGAACCATGGCTTCATACTGATATATTGTGTGGGTTCCACGATATGCTAATGTAAAATTACCCTTTAGTGCATTCTGATATTTCGGGTTCAATGGTGATACTATAATGTTTCCAGATCTGTAGAATACATTTCCAACGATGGCTGTCTGGTATAAAGACCCACTTATATTATCTGCCAAAGTTTGGATACTGGATGATGTTGCTCCATATTCATATAGTCTGATCTCATCGATTGATCCTGAAAATCCTTGTTTTCCGTATATATTTGTTGCACCAAACATTAATTGGTGTTTGTTAATTGGGTGATATTTAACCTCGGATCCTGATGCATTGACGGTTCCATCTACATATAATTTTATTACCGCACCTTGTTTTGTTACCGCAATATGATGATCTCTACCATCATTCAGGGACCCAGTGCTCAATAATGATACTACATTACTCCCATCTGATCGTCGAAATCTAACTTTACCATTATTTGCACCAGTATTATATACATCAATATCAAACGGATATATATCGATATCCTCATTCACTAAAGATGATGATATGTGAGCAGTTGATACGATTTGATTCGATTGATTATATTTTTCTTCTATCCCATATACACGTTTATTAATCATTCCACGTTTGGATATTATCGTATTCGTATCATGAGTCAATACAGATTGCGATACTGGAATTTTAACCCACGTTGATAATGTGAAATCTTCGTTGGTTGGAAAATTAAATTCTGGGCGATCATCGGTTATTATATAACTAGCTCCATTAAAATTAGCAGACATTCCAGATGGTGTATTATTTACATTTACACCTCGCGTAAAATATACATTAGAAACAATTGAATGATTATCTGGAGTGAATGCGCGTGAAGTATAACCTATGCTACCATAATCCGTAGTACCTTCACAATATTTAAACTTTTTAAAGGCTTCATTGAATCCCCAATATGCAACCAATGAATGTAAATTAGCATAACTACTTGTTACGATAGTTGGATCATATAAATTACCATTTGGGTCATCAATTAATCGATAATTATATGTCGAATTATTTAATGATACTGAAGTGTTTTTTATCGCTTCACCAAATTTCAAATATGGTATAGATAACTGTGAGGCAGAATAATTTAAGTTTTTATAGGTGTATCGTCTATTTGCATGCTCAAGTGTCGCCATCGAATCATATGGAAATTTATACCATAATAAATCGATATGGCTCCAAATTACATGTTGGTATGAATTATCACTTGAATTGATTGGATCATTATCTGCCTTGGCTGATCCTATTGGAGTTTTTAGTGATGAATGTACACCATCGTGTAATATATACCCACTTGCAGTTGTAGCCATTTCTGAACTACTAACAGTATACCGCTTATAAGTTGGAAACGGTGTTAATGTAAAATCTTGCGGTTTTACTCTTGCAAATGTGTATGGTATTGCCATGGTCCATTGTTAATTTATTTTTGTCGCACTTGTTGTTGTATTGGTGTATGCCCAATTTCACCCGGAATGATACATCGCTCAACTGCTGTGCAGTTAGTATAGTTTCGACCTAAAGTGTACATCGATGTATATATTTCAGCATTTATTTCATCAATGATGCCCATATCTTTAACATCTTGATCATCTACGTCAATTGGTTCTATTTTTTTAGCGTGTATTCTCATTGTAACATCTCCAAATTAGAGTTTTTTATTTAAAATTTGTATGCGATTATAGTTTTCAGTTAAATTTGGCATCGCTACTTCAGTTACATTACCGATATTCGATTCATCCATTCCAGACCCATCATAATTCATTGCCCATTCTGCAAAACTATCTAGCATCTTAGCAATATTTCTTTGCTCTGGAGTTCCATATGGATCATATTTAAACTTAGCGCACAATGCACGATATTCTTTATCACCGAAATTCTCATAACCACCCTTCTGTTTCCACTTATTTATCAATGAATTCTTCACTTTTTTAATGGTAGATATTACACTATTTACATTATCGACTTCATTAATAACCGATTCATCCATTTCACCAGTGTGCATTAAAACCTTTCCAGAACGATCTAAATATCCCGCATCGATAAGACTTTGTGCAGTTCTTCCATACACACCTTGTAATCCACGTATTTGCCCGGAAGTGATTAGTTCAGAAAAAAAATCGATAGTCTCATCATCGGTCATTTCACCGTTTTCCCATTGTATAATCTTTCCTACGATGTCATTCGAATTATTATCTAATTCATTAATATTAGTTTGGTCCATCTCATTTAAAAACTTTCTCGGGTTCATCATCCTATCAAAATTTTCTTTAAGTGTTCCTTTAAATGTTCCTTGAAATCCCATATTTATTCCTTTATAGTCCTAGTTTTACTGAAAATAATGCCTCATTGACATAATCTTTTAATATCGGTCTTGATAATTTACCAACTCCGATTAATTCTTTTTGTTCATTATATAATCCGATAGCTGTAATATATACCTTCGGATTGCCTTGAAAATCTGCTATAATTTCACCATAAGATCCAGTTTGATATGATGCATTATTTGTAAAATTATAGTCACCATTTTTTACTCTAATGAAATAATATTCGGAATATTCAGTTTTCTTTCGGCGTGCCTGAAACCCCATTATATCTCCACTATCATCGGTATATAATGCTGCGCCAGAAATGGCTGTAAACAATTTATAGTTGTTATCCCCGGCTACATCTGATCCTGTAACTGACAGAAATCCAGCGTCACTATCCAATTTATCACCATCTAATACTATTACACCTAATCTTGGATACATTAACCCATAAACACTTGGATTAGTTGGATTATATGCGCCCAACTCCAAACTACCCGATATCATGTAAAATACTTCTCCCGCACCTGTAAACAACCGGGCTTTATCTTCACCTATTTCTGAATACGAAGATGATAATGCGGTATTTGATAATGTATTTAAATAATCCAATTTACTATCATCAATCAATCTTAGAACTTGCCCATTTCCAGCTACTTTAACATTTGATCCAGTATGTGCATTTCTCAACCCACCACCAGCTTCAAATTTAGACCCAGACAGGTGCGCTAGATTTAATTCTAAATTACCTTCATCCAATCTGTCTTGCATTCTAGATCTACGAATATTGACAATATACACATGATTTAAACGGCGTCCACCAATAGTAAACCACGGTTTATCATTATCGACACATAATAATTTATACTGATCATAGACCGCATTAGTTGGAGTCAACCAATCATATCCACCGAGATCTCTCGACCCAGATCCAGCATCGTGCCCATATGCAATATCAAATTGTACTTCAGCATCGCAATTGCCACATGGTGATTGTAATACAGCTCTAGAAAAGCTAGATGACGTCTGAGCGATTGAACATGTATAAAATCTATTTAAACTTCCAGAATTATCAGACCAAATTCCGTATGTTATTACTTCCTCACGTCTAGGTAGTCTATCGCCCTGATCTATTCTAGTGAAAACCTTACCAGTTGGTAATGGATCTGGACAGTTTCTACCATATTTAGCACAATCATCTTCGGGTGGTACCCCAAATTTATCTTCTGGTGTACACCAATTGTTAGCTGTTCTACGAATCCATTGACTATTGAATGCATCCCACGATGACCACATCACTTCCCCGGCGTCAATATACTGATTTGGTACACTACTTCCACCGAATGATTGTGGACCATTAATTCCTAATCCACCACCATTGCTACCCATTCCACTGTTCTGACCATTGAATACAGTATTTTCTCTCGGTTTTCCAGTAGAATCTGGAGTCCACCACCGTTTGTTACATTCATTCCAAACCCAGTATTTTTTATTTTGGTCTACGAATGTCGGTGGAGGCGTTTTTTGTTCTGGAATTGGTAAAACATTTCGTGGAGCAGATTTTTCTTCCTTTGGTGGAATCGGCGAAGTTTTCTTCCGCACATCATCTTTCCACTCTCGGTACGTTGGATCACCAGTATAATTACCATCATCGGATGTGCTCCACTCGTCTACTACAACCACTGGTGGTAAACCAGTTGTCGGCTTTCTCAATCCAACATCTGCGGATGGTATAGTCTTATTTGCACCTTTAGTGGATAACCCACCACCATTAAATGTGCCAGCACCACCTAGATCGTCCCATTTGACATCTACGTTCTTAGTTGAACCACCATTTGGTAAATCAGAATCAGTTCGGTATGTTGGCATATATATTTATTTCTTAATTATTTACGCTAGTCAATTTAATATTAGATATTCGTTCTAGTATATTATTATGTATTAAATCTTCATTCTTTTTATAATCACTTTCCCAAATTCGAATCAATTCATATCCATTTAATATCGTGTCTGCCGATTTAATTTTATCCCTCTCGATAATCTTTTCAACGAAGTGACAATGTTTACTACAGCCCGGACCACCGTGCCAATAATCACCATCCAACTCAATTAATAGATTAGTATTATTAATCTTAAAATCATATGAATATATTTCGTTTAATCCAGTAAAATAATTATATTTATATCCAATATCATTATCGTCTAAAAATTTTGCAAATTTCTTCTCGAATTTATTCATTTTAAAATTTGAAAATATCTTTTGAACTGTTTCTGGTGAATGCTTTCTACCAAACATTGGATTTCCACTACCCTTAACTCGCCCCTTCATAGACTCTGATATTTTTTTAGATGCTATTACACGCGTTTCATCAGACATCCGTGCCCATATATTTACACCCTTTCGTAATTCAGCCTTCTTAGACATACTTAATAATCCACTATGTGTATCCTTAGTATAACCACGCGACCATCCAATTCCCCCAGTATTACGCCGCCCAATTTCCTTACCCCAACATTTTCGACTACATGTCGTACCACGCGTCAGATTAATATTGCAGCTTTTACATAATTTATAATCTGGGAATAATGATAAATTATTCTTAATATAATCTAAAAATACAATACCGTGTGATTTTAAATGTTGAAACATCTGTTTATCATTTATATTTCTAGTACATATATTACAATATCGAAGCAAGTAAACCTCCCATAGCAGTTATCAACCAAACGAATTCCAATTTTATTTTCAGAAGTGCCTCATTGGTAAACGACTTTTTAATCGCACGAGAAACTTTAGCTACAGCTACCAATTCTTTACGAGTATTATACAACCCAACGGTTGTAATATATACTACTGGGTTTCCAATCATAATTGGCTCCGCTAAATCACCTTCAGATCCTGTAACGAATGTTGGGTTATTACTAAAATTATATTCACTATTTTTAACTCGACAAAAATAATGTGTAGACTTCACTCTCTCGGCACTTCTACCAGCAAATCCCAATCTATCACCACTGGCATCCGTATATAATGCCGCACCTGAAATAGCTGTAAACAATTTATATGCATTATCTCCGGCAACCTCTGACCCCGTTACAGTTAGAAACGATGCCGACATATCTAGGGTATCTGCGTTCAACACAACTATACCAAGTCTACGGTACATAATACCATATACATGTGGAGAAGATGAATTATACACCCCATCTTCAATAGATCCAGAAACCATTTGATATGTTTCACCAGCTTGAGTAACCGTTGCACTATTTAAAGTACTATCATCTATCAATCTGATGACTTTACCAGTTCCAGAAATTTTAACATTAGATCCAGTGTGAGCATTTTGTGATCCACCACCCGCTAAAAACTTTGATCCAGATAATTCGGCTAGATTTAATTCCAAATTACCTTCATCAAGATAATCTCTCATTCTAGCTCTATTAACATTAATCACATAAATATGCTCAGTTGTTCGACCGTCGATAGTAAATCTTTGAGTATCATCATCTAAACATAATCTGCGATATTGACCATATACCGCTTTAGTTGGAGTATCATTCACTTGACCGCCTTCATCGGCAGATCCAGATCCATTTTTATGCCCATATTGAACTGAAAATTGACCATCTGCACCACATGTTCCAGAAGATGAATTATATATTTCGTAATAGTATCTTTTATTTGAAGTTGTTTGTCCAGATGATGTATAAAATGTAGTCAAATTGCCAACATTTCCAGACCATAATGCTCTAGTAATTACTTCTTGCTGATTGGGTACTATATCTCCATTTTCAAATCGCGAAAAGATTTTACCAGATCCAAAATTTGCTGGAGGTGGTGGTGGAGGTGGCATCTCATTTCCGCCGCCATCACTTGGAGGTGGCTCATATATTCTAGGTCCACCTAAAACTGGTGGCGGATCTGGATTAAATGGTGGTGTCCATGTGGTATTATTTCCACCATTAGCTGGAGTTAATTGGTTTACAACACCTGTATCCTGAACAATGTACTTGTTACCACGAACATCTTGGTATCCATTCACTGAAACCCCGGGTAAAACCTGTATATTAGTAGGTTGTCCCATATTCAGCATCGATGGTGATCCAGCAACTGGTGTCAAATTGTAACCAGACTCTTTTAATTTATCGATTTGGGACTGGTCTAATCTACCAGTCGTTCCAACTGGTGCACCATACCCATCGTTCATGTTCATAAATGCCATGTATATTCTCTTTATTTGTTATATTATAATATTAAATTTACCGCACATTAGGTCGGTAAAGATATAGGCGCAGTTCCAGTTAACGATATATTAGGAGTTGTTGCAGTTGTTACCTTTTGAACAGTTACATTTACAACCACTCTACCCCCAGTTTCAATTCCAGTTATAACCAATGTTGTAGATCTCGACGCCAATTGTAATAGATTAGCTGTTAATACTACGGATTGCCCAGAAACTGTAATTGCTTGTCCTAATTCCGAATCTGACATCGGTGCTGGTCTTGATGTTAAATCTCCAACAAATTTTTGCGACTTAGATCGTTCGTCAACATACATTGTACATATATCCGAATCTGCCAACGTAAATGTATATCCGAAGGTACTATTACCTTGGGTATAATTTATTGTTTGTGGATTGATGGTGATTTGTTGCCCCGGTTTCAATGTCACACTTGTCTGTGGTACACTAATGATTGGGATTCTAATGGTTTTTCTCGGTAAAGTTACCAGAAATGATTTCATATTCTGAGTTTCATCTGGAACCGCTTCAGTGATTGGCATATTTTCTATTACCACACCATAATACGCTGTACCAAGTGGATGATCTGAATTCCAATTGTCATAAGAAACTTCAGTATCACTAAGTGCGAAAAATTCAATTCCTAAATTACCAGATTTTGCAAGCTCTGATCTACCTTTATTGGTTAGTATTGCGTCAATGCTAACTGAGGTGTTATTTAATATACCCATTTGTTTATTTTTCCTATTGTATTTCGCTTATATATAGTATTTTTCATACAATTATCAATGATTGATAACTTACCCAACTTCATCTACTCTACGTTTTAATTCCAATTTGATATCTTTGGCTAATTTACCAGTCCATCCACCTATACATGATAATACATCCTTCGCAACTTCGACGGCTGGTTGATTTTCATACATCGTCTGTAAATCTTTAATTCGCGTCAAAGCTATTACCTTCGGTTTATCTTCATCCTTTAACCCGGTGTATTTATACTTTATAATTAAAGCTAAATCACCAACTGTAATAGTTGAAAGATCTTTCTCTGGTTTAGTATATTTAACTTCTTCGGGTTCATCCATGGTTTCTGGTTTACCAACTGTTGAAGGTGTAGCTTCATGTAATGACGCTATCGATTCCACTATAGTAACGCCATTATTATCTAGCGGATTACCCATCTTAGTAGCAATATCACCAGTTCTAAAGTGGAATTCTTTACCAATTGGATTTCCACTACGTCCTAATTTTCTAAATTTCATTGCCGTATGATCTTCACTTATTTGAGTAACGATATATACCCCCGCATCAACACCTTTCAACATTATCCACCCACGAACTTCAAATTTAGTCCCAATATTGAATTTATTAAGTAAATCAGTATAACTGCTCTCAAGTAATTGGCGGCGTACCATTTTTCGTAATTCTTTTATTGTCATTCGCATATTTTTCCTATTTATTATATATAGTAATTTTTTCTTACCGCACTTGTAAATTAACTTATACTCTCAATACACCAAAAGTCAGAGCATGCATCAGAAGTAATGAAGCTATATGGCATTTGGAAATACCCATTCTTACCCCAATCGGTGCCCCATGAATTTTGAATAGTAAATGTTTGTGTCAAATCGGAATACCCGACGCATCCGATTGCGTGTCCTCCAATTACTCGCTCATTTACTTTTGGTAATGGCATAATTCCAGTAGTACTATCCCAATTACCATTGATAAATGATTCATATACATCAAACCCAAAGCTTATACATGCTCCAGATATTAATGTTCTCTTGAGTGCGTCAATTGTTTGTGGAACAGTGGCATATCTAACTGTAGTATGAGTTAAACCATTTTTATATGCAGACTTTGGTGGTTTTTTAGCAAATTTACTAATATCGTATTTCCACAATGATTCAGTACATACCCCTTCTTTATTAAGTGATTTAAATGCATCGCGAATAATTGCTCCACTATCTTCTAATTCCCACCCACGCATTGCACGCGCGTTGTAATATAGAAATAATCGACTCGGTTTTAATCTATTTTTCAGTGATTTTTGTTTTGCTTCATAAAGATAGCATAAACATCCAGAGTTGGCGACACAGCTGCCGATTTGCGACTGATCATATACTGGTAATGTAATCGGAAGTTTAAATTCAGTTGGTAATGGTGCCGCACCCATTAACGTATGTCTCACTGAAATGTAGTCTCGATTATCGACTTCTTGCTTGATCCACCCATTAATATTCATATTTTATATCCTATTTTTTTATTATTGCACGAATAATCCACCGCCTATTCCATTTGGTTTATTAAATAAATTATTCGGGTTCGATTCCCATATTGTAACCACTGGTCCACCGTCAACTGTATCACTGGAATCCACGTTCCAATCTGGAGATGAAAGTTTCGATCCAACAAACCTAGATCTATTTCTAGATGAACATTCATCAATTTGATATCCAGTTGAATCTAGACTACGAGAATAGTACCAATTATACGACATAGATACCGCCGTATACCAATGTCTTAGATATTTTGGTTGTATTGCCGCCGATGAACTATAATGATAAATTACTTTTTTATATTTGCATGAATGTATACGTTGGTTGTCATAATATGATTGTGTCTCACATTGAGATCCTGAATAACGCTTAGGTAAAGTATCAATCGTTCCGCATATACCAGTTCGCTGGTGTCCAATTTCTGTATGATGAATACTGGATGCTGTGAATATCCACGGATATGGTATTGATCCAGTTAAATAATCATACCTCACATTGAAATCATATTCAGATTCTATTGACCCCGTTAAATAATCATACCTCACATTGAAATCCAATGAAGCGGATACGATCCCTTCAGTGTATATAAATTCACCAGATGTTGGAAGATTATATGTTAATTCGGTCTCCCACTGCGGATTTTCAACAGTAGGTCGTTTAAAAATATGAACCTTTGATCTTTCAAGTATATTTGGTTCAACTAATATACCAGCTATGAGATCGGATCTACCCGGGGCAAGTTGCCTAATCTGCTCAAAAAACGTATAATCATATACAGATAAAATTCTAATAAACGCGTTTATATCATTAGATTGCTCATATTTTTGCCAATATTGATTGGAAAATCGTTTCAATTCAGAATATTCAGACTCATATTCAAGTGCTGGATCCGCAATCCAATCATCTAATTCGGTAAAACCGAATTGATTGTAAATGTCTTTATTCACCTGATCTGCCAGTGAAAATACTATTGCTAGTCTACCCGTATCAAATGAAGACATATCAAATTGAGATCGTTCACTATACGAATTTGGCGATAGATCCCTTAATAGACGCGTACTCTCCAGTCGAATTTTATTATTTCTAACATTATTCGGTCCAATTGTTGGGGTATACACATAATATGTTTCATTATTTGATTCATATTGCGTTTCCTGAGTTCCTGTGAATCTATTGAAAACTGCGGTTGTATGAAAATTTATATCACGATTTGGGTGTGAAGATGATATCGATGAACTATACACATGATCATGTCTAATTACATCTGCACCAAGTGGAAAATATCGATATAAATCATAAAATGATGCAGTTGGTTCATCCAAGTGGTATGATGATGGATTTAGAATATGCTCCTTAAAAGTATCAGGTGACATATTTTTATAATACTCTTTATACGACTGCATGGATCCAGAAAAGAATGAAGATGTACCATTTGCAGCCGCAATTCCCAAAGATGCTGTCGTACCACCCAATCTAACTCTTAATGGTGTATTTACCCTAGACGGCGTTACTCCCCATCCGTCAAAATTATAACTAGGCATTCCACTATATGCAACAACATTTACTGATGATGATATAATATATGTTCCAAATGTACAATCATCAGCGCGTCCAACTGTCAAATTAAATGAACCAGTAGATGTGGTTGAAGTTATAGGAGTATCAGTGTATAATCTAACGGTCCATATATCTCCGTCAAATAATGGTAAATAATCAGTGGATCCAGAATAGTACGCATATGAAGATGTTGTTCCACCTTGGATTATAAATTCAAGTTTACCGTATGTATATGACCCACTATATGATGATGTACCATATTCTTGCCTAGCAGACTTCAGTCTAATTTCAGCGGTAGATCTAACACCCGTATCTCTATTTTCTATCGCCCATAGCGACATATTTGATGAACCAGAATATTCGGATTTGAATCTAAAAATAACTTCATCTGGAACCGATTTACTTACACCACTTTCATCCCAAGATCCTGTACCAACTCCAATATTATACCGATCCAATTCAACCGATTGTGCCCCACTAAATTTCAATAAATATGCATATCGATCTTCGATCATCTGAGGTTTACTATCTTCCTCGGATGGTCCACCATATTCTTTTATAGAAATTAATGTTTGAGGTATACCATAGATACTCATCAACGCTTTAACAGATCTAGATGTACCCTTAGTCTTTAACAAATATGGAAGATTATTTACAATCCTTTTCCATATCTGCTTAGTTTGGTTTTCATGCGAAAGTGAAAACATTGAACCAGTATATTCATGCGCTCCGTCGGAGTTGGTTCCCAATTTATAAAACCATAAATCGGATAGCTGTCGTGTATTCTGAAGATTCCATCCATATGACTTGGCTATATGATATAATAAATCATTAGATGCGCCTCGTTCAAAATGTTCATCTCGCGCATGAATTTGAGTTAATGCTTGAATATACGCGTGAAGATTATCAAAATGCTGGGCAACCATTTCAACAAATAATATATAATCACTGTTTGCTGGGTCCATTAAAATATGTTCTGGAATTGCCCACCATAATCTATTATGATTATGCTGATCAAACATAGATCCAGTATCATAAACTCCATTATACCACGCTGTAGCAATACTCGACGTTGTTGGGTGTAAAATATATTTACCCCCCTGTAAGTATTTAGGATATGGCGTTATCGACCCAGTAATATCATGTGTAAAAATAGATGCCGTTGGACTATAATATAACCATCGTTCAAAATGATCAAATGTTGTAGTAATTTGATCAACTCTACGCTGAATTAATGAAATTGATGAACTTATATATGTAGATATTGAAGCAGTAGATTGCTGTAATGTATATATATTTGAATTATATGTTTCAATTTTATTCAGTTTATATTTAAAATTTTCTAACCGTTCCACGGCAGATGAATAAAATATGAAATTATTATAATCTGTATAATCTATATTTAATGTGGCTGTACCCGACCCAGATAATGTCAAATCTATGATTCGCTGAGTAGTTGGAGCCGAAGAATCTAGTAAATCATCCCAAGTTTTAAAGGCAGTCGCATTGCTTGTATATTGATTGGTATCGATATCAAAATTAGGACCCGGGATCGTATTAAAGGTATTACCAGAGATTGGAGTAGTCAATATCACAGTATCAACATATGAATCCATTATCTCTAAACCAAACCACGCTGTAGTTAATTCTTCTAGCTCATCAACTGCTGCATGCTGTAATTTAATATAAAATGTATCTTCTAAATTTCGATCATATCGAATTAACGCAACGTTACAAACCTTATTGAACCCGAAATCTACCACTAGATTTCCCAAATCTCCCATCATACTAAGTGAAGATACCGCACTCTTAAAATCAGCATATCCACCTTCCTTTATTTCAGAAGGTACAATTGATAATTTTAACTCAGTTCTATCTGGAGATATTTCACGTAATATTACAACTGGAGAATCTGGATTACCCCATATTTTTTTAAAAAGATTAACTGCAATTATATAAGAACCGCGGCGTATATTAGCAGATCTAAATGTACTGGCTACATCTATCAGCATGCTATTGGTTGCACTATCATTTGTTAGAAATGATGCATTATGATCTCCAGCGATATAATCACCATAAAAACTGTATATATGTAGCTGTGATATACTATCGGAAATGATATTACGATCTTCTGGAATAAGTGTATCATACGGCATCAGTTTCAAGTCAGCCGATGAGAATACTATCCCATATTGGGGTTCGTTCAACTGGACAATTGTCTCTTTGTTAGTATATCTATTTAAACTCACTCGATTCTTTTATTATCACTTATTAATTTAATATATTCTAGCTTATCTTCAATTGGTAAATATAAAAATACAATGTGCTCACTAGATTCATTTAATACTAACCCATCATATCCATCTTTTTGCAACTTTTCGAGAATTTCATTTTGCTCCATGAAATCCCAATTTTTAGATGAATCAACTATATTATCAATATCTACTCGCTCATTTGGAAATGCTGTTACATACCATTGTAATAATTTATCGACCGCTTCCTTATTATTTGTATCAAATAATTTTAAATTGGACTTAATTTTAGCTTCGTATATATATCCAGTACCCCATCTGTATTTGGCAAAAAACTCTGCTTTCCATTTTGATGTTGAGAAAAATGTTCCAAATCCACCATATGCATATTTATCAAAATCACCTAATGGTTGACGGGTGCCTTTATACAGCTTACCATATATATCACCTTTTATATCTTCGTATAATTGAAGTAGTTTAACCATTTCGTTCATTACCAATTTTATCACTATAACTTAGTGCCAATGACAATAACCTATTTGTTGATGTATCGAAAATCGTCGATTTCATTACAGTATTTGGATCAATTATTAACCCTGATAATAATCGATGACTTCCATCAATTAGGTGTCCATCATTGGATACTACAGTTAATGTTTTTTTCAAATAATCAATTGTAGATTCAATTCCATTTTTAACTATATTCTTGACTGATTTATCCAGATAGCACTGTTTCTGGACGACCTTTAGCTTCTTAACTGGTATTAATTTATCGACACTTTTAATCCCATATTTAGTATGTAATATTTTTTCAAAATCGTCAACTTGTGCATTGGATATCACGGGCATTTCATCACGATCAAATATTCCATGTGAAAAGATTTCCATGGCTAATTTTAAATTATTTTCAAGATTATCTACCTTAATACCAGCATCAACACAATATTTTACCGCACTTTCTAATGATAATGTATGTAATTCAAGTTCACCAGCATCTTCTCCACCAGCTTCGTTGAGTATTTGAGTATATATTTCCGCAAGTTTAAACATTTTTAAATTAAATTCCATACAAAATTTGTCAATATTTTTAAATCTTCTTTACGCGCGTTTTCACATAACCTTTTATTACTTTCCAAGTGACGTAGGGAAATTCTACCTTTAGTGGTTCCGCTAATCAGACATTTACCATGCTTCGGGTGTACAACCAACGTACCCCTTTTCAAACCAAGACTGCGCGTACTTCCATAATTTACACGAACCCCACCTTTTGCTGGACAGAGTTTGTGTAATTTTCTACGATAGAAATTTAGCGGATTAATATATCGCAAATGCTTATTTTCTGGTACAATATGACCTCCTATTAAATCATTGGCAATCGCCCAACTATCTACACAATGACTATCAAAATTGATTTTCAACTTATCCTTACCTTTTTCCAAACCCAGATTTTGCCGAATATTATATGTTTTACGCCCACTATATTTAGTTAATTTGAAATCCTTTTCTATTTCAGTATAACACCAATGTTTACCACGTTGAAGTGGGCTAAAGTTTGCATTCCAACGTCTTGCCCCTTCAATAGATTGTGCGGCTACATCTTCAAATGCAACGTGAGATATGGGATACATTTTATTACAAAATTTAATCATATTTACATGCTGTTGCCACCTAGCTTTAGTACTTGGTGGTATCATACTTTTAACGCTTCGATTAAATCTACATTTTCTGTATGGAGCGTTTCTTCGTCTCCTACTATGTCTATCATTTCGACGTGATTCTACCTTACCTTTAATCTTTGTTTTAGCAGAATATTGAATATTTAAAATAGTGTGTGCCTTAGACTTTACTGTTAACCCGCACATTTTACTACCCGGATCAATACCGATACATATGTCCTGTTTAAATTCCAACGTTTTTGTTTGTAAAATAATACAAAAAAATCCTTTGAACCAATATGGTTTCGCTCTACCACATTCCATTAACTTTCTAGCTCTGCGCTGAGTGCATGGCATTAAAGGTTTCTTTTCATATGATAATACTACTACCATTGGTTCTTCTTCGTTTTATTAATGTTTAATGTCATTACTGACCTCGTTTTAATTCCACTTCGCTACTCGCTGGAAACATTGACTGCGGACTTGTGGAGCATCTTGCAGTATGTTTTCGGCCTCTCTGTACCTTACCAACTTAGTTGACTTCAAACGTCCATTTCTGAACTTGTCCAAGCTATTCTCACAATTATCTCATAGTAATTGGTCGTTAACCTTTTCCTACAAGCTCACGTCATTACGTGAGTGTTTAACTCGCCGCCTCGGCATTATGTACCTTTATTTTCATATTCCGCCCGCTTGGCTTCCGCTTCTGCTTCTTTCTGTTTCGCTGCGGCTTCGGCTGCCGCCGCTACCGCTATTGCAGCTTCTGCCTGAGCTTTGGCTGCATCTGCCTCTGCGCGTGCCGCGTCGGCTTTAGCTTTTTCAGCTTCAGCTTGTTTTTTGACAACATCGATTTGTTTGGCAGCTTCAGCCTTAGCACCTTCAGCAATTGCCCCAGCACTCTTGGCATTATCTTCCATTTTTTTCAACGCTTCAATACTTGTAACATCCGCCATATCCTCGGTCCATGCCCCAGTATTATCATCAAAAACACCGTTTTCTTTTATAATCTCACCACATTGTTTTTCTTCCAACACCCTGATTGATATCGTAGTTTGCCCACGTTCAGCCAACATTACTTCCAATGTTTTATAATTTGGTATTCGCCTTCCCTTTCCACCAACCATAAGATAATATACATAATCTTCTTTGGCTTTAGGTAATGGTGACGCACATCTGAAAAATATCCCATCTGATAGAATAAATGGTTCATCAGGCAATACTATTTCATCTACAAAATATTCAAATTCTGGTAATAGCATACTTTTATAAACTGAATCCTTAACTTTGGTTTTCTGTGCGATAAAATTTAAATATACCTTTTCCTTCTCAGTTGGTATAATATAGGCATTAGCACCGTTTCTAGTGCTCAATGTGTAATTTCTAGCATCTATATCTGCTTGTGTCTCATTTAAGAATGTCTGACCTTCAACTTGCTTTGAAAATTCAATGAGCTTTGATGTGCTAGTTCCACGTGGAACGTATGATATATTACCAATTGTAACTGTATTACCCATTATCTCTCTACTTTAAATGTATAGTTGTCGTCAATATATTTTACCTCACTTCCATCTACTATCTTAAAAACTATTTTGTAGTATCTAAGTGGTAGAAATGTATCCATATCTAATCGTATATAATTACCATTTGAGTCACAATCGACTCTGGTAGCATCTGAGTGAAATGGAATTAATTCTTCATCGGTTACTACATCCGTAACTTTAAAATATGAGGTTGCTGGGAGTCTCCACGTTGTTAAATATGCATTAGTTGTAGTATATGTCGGGGTTGGGTACGAAGGTCTAACTCCGACTCTCAATTTTGCGACCTCACCTTCCCTATACGCATCTTTCAAATTTTTTATATAAATCGTATAATCATCGGATGATACTTCAGTAATACTTCCAGTACCAGAAACGTCAACATCGTTCCATAATACTTCTAATCTTGGAATCCATATAGTATGAGTATCTTTTGAGAAAAATTTCAGCGATCCTAAAACTTCACTTCCAGTTTCAGCCATATCGGTATGCTTAACTATCATACCATGTTGAGATATAGACCCAGATAGCCACTGTCTCACTATATTTGTGACATCCATATGAACATCAGGTGAGGTATAATTAAAGGACTGAGATGCGCTTTGCAATGACCCAGTATAAAAATCACCACCTAATCTAGTCCAAGTGGTCCCATCATGTAAACTATATCTATAATTCCACGATGCCCCATTGGTAACTTCAAAATCATTATTATAATACCCAGTACCATTGGTCCAAGATCCAGAAACTGGATGAGCCATCAAAGTATATGACATTGGTAATGCAGCGGCATCGGTTGCATTCAATTTGAGATAAAATTGTGGATTAGTTATTTCACCACTTGTTATTGACGCAGCAATATCTGATATATCGAAATCTAATAAAAATCTAGAATTTAAGGTTTCGCCCCAATATTCCGATTGCCCAACTAGATCTTCAATTGCAGAACCTGAAGTTATTTTGGTTAATTCGAGTATTTGATCAAGCCCAGTATTACGATCTGGGTGGCGTTGATATATGGACGCGTCCCTAGTGGGAAATAATAGTTTGTACATCACATATAAGTAGGAAAAAAATACTAATTATGATTTACTTTCCTGTAACAATGTTTTACCACCACCGATACATTCAACTAAGATATAATTATTATTAAATTCCTCTTTCGAAAACCAGCTAGCAATACTATTTTCGAATCTAATTTGTATGGATGTATCCGTTACCTCCATAACTTTAATTTTCATTCTAGTATTATGATAGTCAACTAAATATGACGATCCTTTAACGTATTTATTCATATTTTATCCATATTCTTCTTCGTCATCATCGTCTTCCAGAACGTAGGCATCATCACTTACCGCTGGATACCGATGACCATTTAATGAAATATTGTTTTGACTGAAGTCAATGTATCTAGTAAATCTACTAGGTTGTGGATTTCGTTTATTAGTATCTTCCATTATGATAATTTTTACTAAATTTCAACAAATATATATTCAATTTATAGAATTATCCAAATATATTTCAATATATTTTTTTTAGTTCAAATGAATCGGATTGCGTATTTGCGTGGAATTCAGCCTCTTATATGCCCTGAAGTACTTCATATGATATCGATTTTTATTGCGAGTTTCACTTGAAGCATCATCATTTGGGACTAAAATATCGCCTCCCAAAATAAATGTTTCAACTAATTTTTTGATAGGTTTCAATTTGTTGGAATTAAAGAAAATATTATTCCCATACATGACTATATTCACTTTGTCACCTGAAGATGTTTGCCCGGCAATCATACTAATCTGCATTATCGTCCCCTTACAAATTTCGTGCATATCACTAAATAAATTCATATATGCTTCAGATGATATCCTGTTCAATTCTTCAATTGACTTGGATTCTAACACTTTCAAACCATATGCAAACCTATCCTTCGGTTTCAAGAATTTATATAAGGTTACTACCTCGGAAGGAATGATCAACTGTTCATCCATATTCAATATATAGTCAATAGTATTAGATTATACCCCGAGGGTGTATTTTCGAATAAATACCTCCTTCGCTGCATTTCCAGTTTCAATAATTCTATCCAATTCTGAAATAGTTAAGTTAAAATCGACTCCCCCAATTGTAAATGTACCCACAACTGTATCTAATTTATCGCGTTGCAAGTCGGATCTTGTAATACCATTTTTTGTCACAAAATCGATTGAACCGAAGTATTTGCCATATTTTGCAACTTTTTGCTGATCAATGGCATGCGTTTGATTAAGACTCATAAAATATATTTAATTGTTAAATAAATCGTTTAGTTTTAGTATCAATTATAACCGTATACATATCTGGAAGTCTACCCATATCAATTTTAAATGGATGATTGAACCTAAGTAATAGATCGGTCATATTTGGAACTGGGTATGAGATATAATTATCATCTCCCCCATTATCATGTAGTAATACCAATATTACTGATTCTAGCGTATGTGGTATAACCTTTTTCAATAATTTTTCAAAGTATATCCATTTGGTACCATCAGTCATTTGATTTGAATATATCAAATTAGACACAACAAGTGTAACATCAGACGTGGCTACCTCATCAATCGTTAAGTAATCAGCATGTATAACTTGAGAGGTTTCTGATATATTTTCACGTTTAAAGATCTCATTACTAACTGCAACTAATAAATCATTTGGTTCATACCCGATATATGTCAAGTTAACAAGTGGTAAAGTCTCTGTAATATATCTAGCAATATCTCCGCGTTTTGCACCAACTTCAGTTATAGTAAGTGGTCCAACTATTGGTAAATTACCCTTCAATGCTAAGTTGTAAGTATCAATTTGCATCTGAAAATCTGGGTATCCAACTACTTGTGGATCAGTAAACATTCGTTCTGGAATGACATCCTCATCTGGAATGCTTTGGGATTGATCCTGATAATCGTCTACGGTAGTAGACACAATATTATCATGGGTTTCTGGTGTATTTGTAGCAT